TCAGGCAAGCGTGAAGTCGACGTAGTATTCCTTACCGACCTCGAACTGGATCGCTGCATCGGGATTGTCGACGTTCATCTTCAGGTCGGCCCATGGGGTCGCCTTCGTGAACCGCCCATTCTCGGACTGGATGTCCTCGGAATAGACGGCATGCATGAAGACGGTGGTGCCTTCCTTCGCGCCGCAACAGAATTTCGCTCTTACTCGGGCCGTCATCGGTCTTCTCCTTTTCAAAATACCCGGAACCGCCGGGCGCGGATTCGATCAAAGATGAATGACCTCGAGTCCGATCGCTTCCGCCAAGGCGAGCTCGGCGCGTGCGCCGCGGGAATGCTCCCAGCCAGGCAGTAACGCGATCGCTTCGGCATGACGGCAGATCCAGTCGCAATCGTCGGCGAGCGCGATGCGGGTCGAAAAGCCGTGCTCCTTGGCGGCGAGGAGTTCGCAGCCGGCAGCGTTGCCCTTGGAGATGTCCTTACCTTCTCGAGCAATGTCGCGCTCGGCCGGCGAGAACACTTCATGCCCCTCAGCGCGGAGTTTCGCGGCCGCAGCATGAAAGGCTGGATAGTTGAATTCGGGAATGCCGCGCATCTGCCCGGCCAGGTACGTCCTCATCGTGCCACCTCGCGCACGAGATAGGACACGGCTTTCCGAAGCTGAGTGAGACTGCCGTCGTTGATCAGCTTGTGGTCTTCAGCGATCCCCGCCTGGAATGCGTCGCTCTCGCACCCAACGGGCCCGACATGCCCCGGGCGCTCGACGCGGATGATGATACCGCCGGCGGACCGGAACCAATCGGCCTCATAGACAAGGCTCTCGGCGATCAGCCTCGCCGTCGGGTCGGCGCGCTTGTGTCGATCTACCTCGGTGCCGAGCGTCCATTCCACACCAAGCGTGGTTCCCATGAACCGGCCGAATTTTTCCATGAAGAAGCGCGGCGACGCGCGGCCGGGTAGAAGATCGGACGAGATGTCCTTCAGGCTGCCGTAGACCATTTCGTTGGCCTCGGTCGACGTTGCCCCGAGATGCATGAAATACGCCAGCGTAGCCGCCTTACCGCCATCGAAAGCATGGATCCGTCGGAAGCCGAAGCTTTCGACCAGCATGTTCGCAACGGTGCTCTTGCCGACATTGCGGGCGCCGGTGAGGCCGATCATCATGAGCGAGCACCTCCGGCGCGCACGCGCATCACGGGCTTGCCAAGACGCCCCTCCTCGATCATAGGCGGCTCATAGAGCGTGCCTTCCTCCGGGACGCCGAGGAAGAGCTCGTTCCATGCGATAACGCCAAGCCGCTCCTCAACGATCAGGAGGTTCTGCGAGGCTGGCGCCGGATCGGCCTTCAGTTGTCGAGCCGCGAAGGGATTGAACCCGACCACCGACCCGTTGGCGAAGCCGAAGGGAATCTTGACCGATGTGTGGTTATGCCCCTCGAGGACATAGTGGAAGCCGCGCCCACGCCGGGAATAGGTGGCATGGGTTTTGTACATGCCTCTCACCTGCTTGTAGACGGGCCCATAGAGCCCGCCAGAGCCACCTACGCCTTCATGACCATGCTGGAGCAGGAACCACCAGCCATAGACATTGAACAGCGCTTCGCCCGAGCCGGTGTAGTAGAACTTGGCCCAGTCCTGTTTGCCTAGAATTTTCTCGATCGACCATGAGATCATCATGTCCCAATTGTCGATGGCACCTTCGTTGACGTGAGGCTTCTGTGTCAGCCTCGCATGGTTGCCGGGCGAGGTGTAGACCCGGACAGGAACGCCAACTTCCTGATGGAGGAATTTGATCCCGCCTGCCGTCAATTCCGAAACCAATTTTACACTTTCCACGACAGGCATGGCGCCGCCGCGGCGCGACTCTTCGCGCAGATTGCCATCGATCATGTCGCCGCCGAGACAGATGATGATCTCTTCGACGGGGTCACCGCTCCAATGTTCAGTAAGCAGGGACGCCGTTTTTTGGAACAGGCGATTCATACGAGCTTTGCAGATCTCGCCCGAATATGAATTCAGTCCGTCCATTTCGTAGAGGTCGACACTCTCGCCGCAATGGACATCCGAGATATGCAGGATGGAGGTTCGCTTGCCCCCCTTCTTTGATCCAAGTGCCGGACTGATGATCGCTGGCGCTTCGAGCGCGTCGGCGAGTTGCATGATCGTGCCTCGCACGTCCTGAAGCGTGATGATCTGGTCGAGGAGATCTCTCTCGCGGCGCTTCAGAGAGGCCACTTCCTGCTCTAGGCGGCGCTCGCGGATGCGGTCATCAACAGTCGGCTCGGCGCGCGACTCCTTTACGTCGTGCTCGATTGCCGCAGCGTTTTTTGCCTCGCGCTCCAATATCTCTGCCGACTTATTGATGTTTGGCTCAGCCATTTCCTTGGCGGTGATGAAGCCCCTGCGCTGGGCTTGGTTGAGGCGATTGGCCATCGTGCTTCTGAAAATTCCCAGAGCAAGAGCGGATGCTGTCTTTGACCCGTATTTTCGAAAAACTTCGACTGCCTCGCGGCATTGTTTATCCGTGAGTGGGACACCCATATGGATTTCTCCTGCGATGAATTCTAGATTCAGTAGTCCTCGTCTTCGCCCGGATCTCTCTTTGGCGGCCATACCCGGCGCGCGATGGCGTCGGCGGCGATATCGGAGATCCACATGGCCATCGCTCCAATCAGGAATGCGATGGCGTAGGTGGCTGTCTGGTCTGGTTCGGCTGGCAGCGGCGGCCAATCGTAGACACGCACGATGTGCACCGTCGGTGCCGTCAGATAGGCGGCTGCAAGACAGCCGCAGATCGGTGACACGAACATCTCGCGCAGCTTGAACTTCTTGCGCGAAAGGGCGCGCAGAAGGCCGCCAGCGGTGCCAGCGGCAAGGACGGACGGGTCAATACCCAAAGCAACGAAGACATCGTGAAGTGTCATGGTGGCGGCCCCCGAAATGATGGAACTTACTTCTTTGGCTCTCGAGCCCGTTCGTTGCGGTGATACCAGGCGGCACACCAGGCAATCTGACCATTGGCACCGCCGAGGGCGTTGTCAGTTTTCTTCGTGGCAGTGTCGAAGCGATCGCCCATGGTCACGCCGCTATGCCATTGCCGCTCGCACTGGGGTGGATAGGGAGGCATCCGGCGCGCGTCCTGCACCACCTTCTCAGCGGCCGCGAGCGCTTCCTTTGCGGCGTCGGCTTTCGCCTTGTCGCTGTAGGCTTGGCCGAGCAGCCACTTATTTGTTGCGCAGCCCGTCAAGGAAATGCTGATCAACACGGCAGTCAGCAGGAGGAGGACGGCTTTCAATCTCGGCGAGTTCATCCGACATTTCCTTCTTTTGGGCATCGGTGAGGGTCAGGCGCGTCTCCAGTTCTACGCGCGCCGAGCGCTCTTCGTCTGCGATCTTGCGCTGTTCATCGGCCTTACTATCGCTCCAGGCGCGCAACCGGCGCTCCTCAACCAGTTGCGCGTTCAACGCATCCAGTTCCGCGCCGGCAACGAGTTCGGTGACCGCCCTATTCACCGCAATACGGACCGCAGATGTACGGTCCCACCAGATCCAGCCGCCGGCGATCAGGAAGACCCAGACCGGCAGCGTGATGCCAAAGGTGAGGATCGGACGGATGACTCTCCAGATCGCAAGAACCACAGTCATGGCCGCATCCCTCGCACATACCCGGAGATAACTTTGATGGTGATCAAAAGGCCGATGACGCCACCAACCATGAGCAGAGCGAACCAGATGGCCATCAGTTCAGTCCCGAGACGCAAAGCTCAGCCTCGCCGAGACGCTGCGCGTCGCCCATCTCGCGGCGTTTCACCAAGCCTGGCAGCACGTCGCCGCCCGCCTTGTTCCATGCTGTCTGGGCTTCGCACGCCTCGCGGTATTGATGCTTCGCCACGAACTCCGCGGTTCGCGAACCAAGCTGGCCGCGCCGCGGCTTCTTCGAACCCACCCCGAAATTATAGGCACCGGAGATCATCGAGGACTGTACCGAGATCGGTGCCTGCCAGTAGTCCTTCACGCCGTCGACGAGTGGCAGGTAGAAGTCATGGGTGACGCGATTGATGAGCATGGCGTCGCACCCCTCAAGCGTCTTGCGCATGCCTGGCTTCACGCCCTTGGTTTCGCCCCAGCAGATCGTCCACACCTTGACGCTGTCTTGGTAGGCGACCAGCCGAAGACCTTCCCAAGGCTTGATCAGCTTGTCGACTGCCAGCCGCACCGCCGGCGGCGTATAGCCCTTGGCGACCGCTTCATGAATTGCGACGACCTGAGGATCGGGCTGACTTGCGATGTATGCCGTCCAGCCACTGCTGGCCGCGAAAAGGATGGCGCCAGCAACGGCCGCTTTGCCGCGGGACGTCTTGGCAATCTTACCGATCGGCATCCGGGTCTCCTGAGTTGTTTCGGCGAAGTTTCTTCTGGGGAATGAGGCGGAGCAGCGGAATCGCGGTCGTCAGCGCGCCATTGAGGATGATCAGCCAGATCGGCGGAACCGGCAGCGACGCCGTGATGAAGTAGACCACTGCGGAAACGCCGTTGAGCAACGCAATGAGGATGGCGAGCCGGATGGTCCAAGCGTGCTTGAGCACCGCCCACCAGTCGTCGATGAGGCGCATGACGCATGCTCCGATATGTCGAAGGAATAACGGGATATATTTCGGATGAACCCATCGCCCGAAGGGCTTATGGATGTTCGCCGGATAGTTAACCGGCCGATTTCGCTTTAGTGATCAGCAACTTACAACCGCGCAAATGTCGATAAGCGCTATATCGCGGTTAACAAATTGCTAATTTTCCTTTGACGCCAATGCTCTGTCGGGAGCAGGATCGCTCTGGGACCGGGGGATGAGCTTGAAAGCACCTCTGTCCGGGTATTGGGTAACAGGGGAAATTCACATGACGAAGCTTCTCAGCATGGCCAAGGCATTCCGTGACGAAGAGTCCGGCGCTGCCATGGTCGAATATTCCATCCTGGTCGGCATCATTGCAGGCGCCGCAATCCTGGCGATCGTCGCCATCGGCCTCTGGGTGAGCGGGCGCTTCACCGGCCTGTGCGGTATTCTTGATGGCAACGGCGTGACTGCCGCCGGCGGATCCGGAACCTGCGACGCCACCACTGGCGCAGGCAGCTAAGTACAGACAAGCGCGCCGCCGTCGATTGAACCCGAACGGTGCGCATGGCCCGAAGCAACGCTTATCGGTGAGCTTCCCGGTATGCCTGCCCAGGGAAAGGAAGGAGCCGGCGTCTTTTCACGCCGGCTCCTTTTTACGACCTGGGAAACGCTTTAGTCGGCACCGATATTGATCCATCGGTGTCATAGCGGCAGACGCCCTTGGTGATGCGTACCTCATCAAGCCAGCCATTGAAATTGGCTGTTGCGAATGATCGGCCAATTTCAAAAGCCCCTGTCGAATTGAAGATGGAGCTGTCCGCGGGTGTTTTACTGTCGTCGAGCGTTCCATTCACCCATAGGCGAATTTTCCCCGAAGCATTTTTCGTTATGGCGATGAAGTGCCATGTGTCGAGAGCCATCGCAACGCTGCCGACACCAACGCCGGTGACAGCTGTTCCGTTGGATGTATAGTTGAAAGATATGACCGAAGTCGGAGCGGCAGTAAACGTCGAGTTTATATACCAGCCGATATTGCCGGAGGCTGGAGCCTGCCCCATGACCCGCTGATTCGAAACATTGGCATGCGGCCTGATCCAGAACTCGATCGTGAACTGGTCAGAATTGGCGTCTGAAAGATCCCAATCCGCGCTGTCCGCCATCGACAGATAATCGCCACTTCCATCAAAAAGACAGGACGAAGAGCCGAATTTGGCTTGCGCTGTATCGATCTGAGCGTTGCCGTTGAATGTGACCGAGCGGCCGACCGGGCTCTCGTCGGTAGTGGTGGTAGCACCGTCGGTGCCCTCAAAGCCGAGCAGCAGTTTAACGCTGGAAAAGTATTGATCAGGTGCCAGCGCATCCGCGAACTGGTCAATGGTGATCGAGAATGGTCCGGCATCGGCATTGTTGAACCATAGCGCGACGCCGAAGGTGGTGACGCCGGAGACATTGGAGAATGGCGACAATGATGCGTCGGAAAACTCGGTGTTCCATGTCGATCCGTCGACGCTGGATTTGAGAGTGCATGTCGTGCCGTCATCAGAGGTAATCAACCGGATATAGTTTGGCCCGGCCTGCGTGCCAGAGGCGGCCGCCCCGCCATCGTTGACAGTGTGCCCTGTCTGGGCGTTCCATCCGCTCGGCGGAGTGCCATAGACTTGGTATTTGTTCAGCCCAGTCGAGCCGTCACCGCGGAGACCAAAGATATGGAAATCGTTACTGTTCTTGAAGCCGAAGCCGACCATAGCCAGCTTGCCCTGCTGGGCGAGTTGAGAGAAGTTTGGCGTATAGCGGAAAGTATATTGTCGCCCTGCGGCGACGGTCGCCAACGGGACAACGAATTTACCAAACGAGCCTGACTTGACCTTGCCCTTGATCGTGGTGTCGCCGCTCGATGTCGTGGTGACGACCGGCTGATCGACGAAGCCGCCATCACTGACGCCACCCGATCCTCCAGTATCGCCGACGATAACAGCGCGACCGGGACCGCGCCGGCCAATCATGTGAGGAAGCATTCAAACCTCCAGTCGCCAGCGCGATACATTGATGTCGTTGATAGGAGGTCACCGCTACCATCAAAGAGAAATTGAGGCGCAGCATGGACGGGGATCACTGCGCAGGCGGTGGAAGGCTCATCCTGTTCGCCGATCAGAAAGACCACGCCCTCGAACGGGTCGAATTTGATCATCAGGCGGAGCCCTGGAAGCCTTCAAGTGTGGCAATCCATGTGGACTGCGCAAGCGGCGAGGCGATAGCCTCGAGCGTCTGCAGCAGGCCAAACACGGTCTTGGCGCCGGAGGTCGGCAACGTGATGATACGCGAGCCCTCATCAGGAACGAAAATGCCGCCACTACCATCACTGAAGGTGCGCATCGTCCCGGAAAGCGACCCGATGAAGGTTGCGCGCGGATTGGAGAACGCGGCATTGTCGCCTGCCCCCACCGTCGGCGAGGCTCGGAACAGCCACATGCGCAGCGCCTTGCCGGCGACGCCGGTATCGGTCGTGATCAGCCGCAACCGTTCGATGGTGACTAGATCGTCATTGACGTCTGACATGCTGAAGGAGAACGGTGTCACCGACCCCGCCGTCGTGCTGTTGGCGATCGCGTCATTGGCGGCATAGGCGTTGGTGTCATTCGGCCGCGTCATTGTCGCCGCAGCGGCCTCGATGAACTTCGTCTTGACCTTGCCGATCAGATTGGTGCCGGAGCCGACGACCAGCGTGCCAGCGATCCACTGCTTGATCAGACCGCGCAGATACTGCTGCAGGGTGCCGTTGGCATCGGTGATGACGGCAGCGCCGGAGGTCGTGCCGAGTATCCCCTCAAGACCATCGACCAAACCGGCCAGCGTGGTTGCAAGATCGGTATGCAATAGCGCGAGAGCAGCAGCATCCTCAGTCGATAGCACGACCGGTTTAGAGTCCGCGGCCGCGGCGCGACCGGGTGCCAATGGAGTCTGGATAGGAACAACGTTGCCGTTGGCGTCCTTGACGTCGATGGTCATATCAGTCGTCCTCCAAAAGGATCAGCAGCGCGCTGTTCTCTTCTTGTGAAAAATCAAGGGTTCCAGGCGGCGGTTCAGAATCCAGAGTCGAAGCCGAAAGCGTCACCGACGAATTCAGATCAAGGCGCAGTTCGAGCGTTGGCATGGCGGTTGCTCCGCGAAAATAGGCTATGAGTTGCTGGTCGCTTAGACCTTCAGCGCGAGCGTGAAGCCCACCCATTCCTGAGCGGTCGTCGTCCAAGCGTCAGGCGCGAACGATGTGCCGTCGAGCCACTTATCCGCGAGGTAGACGCTCGCCCCGTCGGCCGATCCGACTTGGCGGATAAAGCGATTGGTGTTTGCGGGTCCGGAGCTCGGTGAGCCAGCCGAACCGTCTGTGCAGACGACACTCAGGAAAGCATATTTTCCATCGCCGCCACCGGGCGAGAACCCAGGCGACTGCGCATTGGCACCGTTGCCGATGACGTAACCGCCCTCGATCGATGTCGCATGCGGATAGGACATCGTCACATAGGACATCTTTTCCGATGACGAACTCGAGAGCGTCAGGCTGTCCGAGCCGGTGGCAATCTTCCAGAGCCAGACGCCGACGCATGCGCCATTCGAGATCTGTTGGTCGCCGATCGTCCAGCCTGTCCCCGCCGAAATGCCGATCGTCGGCGTGCCGTCGAATGCGGCAAGTACCACGATCATGTCGCCGACATTGGCAGCAGGCGGACTTACCGGGTGCGACGTGGCATCGGCACCTGAACTGTTGGTAGTGAAGCCGGCCCATGACGGCCAATCACCGATGTCGGTATCCGCATCGATTTGGGCCGTCGTCTTGGCCGGGAAAATCGCGATCGAGCGGACTCGAGCGTTCTGGAGATAGTATGACCAGTCCTCGACGGTGAAGATGTCGATCTCGACGACAGTGAAGTATCCGCCGCTATGGGTGGTTGTCGTGCTTTGCGCTGGCCCGCCGTTCGTCGTGGACGCCGTCCGCCAGGAGCCGCCGCCGATATCCTCGAAGAGTGTAAAGGCCCGGCGCTCAATACCTGCCGATACAGTAGTATTGACAGTGCCCCCGACCTCTGTGAGATCGTTGCTGTCCCCGACATAGAGGTGATAGCCGTCATAGATGTCGGCGTAGATGGCGTTGACCGTCGTGTTGGCGTTGGTGCCGTCCATGATCTGCATCACCGGACCGGTGGAATAGACGGTGCCGGCGCCGATATCGGACTTGCTGTCGATCGTGAATTCGACTTCGACAGTGACACCACCAACCGCCAAGAGCCCGGTGAAATCGGTGAACATGTCGCCGATCATCTTCGGCCAGTTGCCTGTGCCGAGCTTTAGACCGTCCTCGTTGACATCGGCGAGATTGATCCCGCTCATGATGTCGGCCGCTGCGACCTCCGCACCGCGCGAATAGAAGAAATTATCGACGAAACTCGCGTAGGCTACGGCACCGGCCGGCGGCGTCGGTCCGCCGCCACCCCCGCCGCCGCCAAACGAGATAAAGGAATTCAGAAGGCCCGTCACGATAGAGTGCCGATGAAGACGAGTTTCAGACCGGCGGCACCCGCTCCAGCGTCGTCGATGTCGACTGACACCTCTGCATCATCGGTCATTGCCGTCGTGCTTAACACCGCCGCCGTCGTGGCGGTCGTTGACGTCTTCTCGAGCGCATCAACAGTCAGTGGAGTTGAGAAGATGGACACGCCGTTCTGATTGACGTCGACCTGGACGATGCCGCCAGAATCGGAGGCTGTGTTTAGCGAGGCGCGAACGCTGGATAGCGTGAAACCTCTCGGCCATCTGAACTTCACCTTGGCGGTGCCAGAGGTAAGAACTGTGGTCTCATCACTGACAGCTACAGGGTAGTCGTAGGGCTGCGACGGTGCCGAGCCGCTGGCACCGGCCGCAGTGCGAACATTGACGCCGTCAGATACGAAGGTGGCGACATCGCCATTTGCCACCGTCGGCGGTGTGGCGGACTGTCCCGACACCTGAACTGTGACCGTCTGTCCGCAGCTGTTGAGCACGGTAAATAGCCCACGCTCTTCGGCTGGAACATTCAGCGTAACGGAGCCGCTCGGTGCTGGCGAACCGGCAATCAGCTTGAGATATGAGCCCTCCCAGAAGGCGGCCGACGTCAGCGTCTCGGTCGTGCCATCGATCGAAACATCGACGAACCCAAACGCTGCGGATTCGATACGATTGTCGCGATTGTTGACCGCCGTGACACCGTCGGTGACCTGCGCCTGAGCGACCGGAACCGCCTGCGGTATCTTCTGCTCGATTGTCATGGATTACCTCAAAGAGGGATGATCGCCTCGGCGACGTGTCCGCGGCCGGCGACCGCCGAGATCATGTAAATACGGATGGTTGCCTCGGCCGGCGGGGTGCCCCAGTCAGTCACCTTCTGCGCGGCCGTGTAGGTCCATTCGTTGGCGGTGACTGGATAGGTGTGAAGCGCCGTATTTGGCGAACCCGCGTCCATCACGTCGATTTCGAAGGCCAGCGTAGCTTCACCGCAGTCAGGCGCAGAACTGAACATTTCCCAAGCCGACAGGCGGCTGCGATAGTCGAACGTGACAACTGTGTCCCCAACGGAAAGCTCGCTGGCGATGTTGACCACGGCATATGGTTTCTCGGCGGCACCAGGAATGGCGTGCGCGATGGCAACGGCACTGGCGAGCGACCCGCCGAAGCCGACGGCCTTGTAAAACTTCGTCAAGTCGAGATCGGTCGTCGGATGAAGAAGCTTCTTCACCCATTCCGGGCTGATCAGGACGAAGAGATCGCCAGCCTCATGCTGGCCGCCATAGACCTCCGTGCCGCGCCAGCCGCGCACAGGAAAGCCGGACATCGTATAGGTGCCGTCTCCATTGTCGACGACCGTTGTGAATCCCAGCCCCTCCCAGCGTCCCTCTTTGCCGACAAAGGCAAGGTTGCTGCCGAGCATGACCTCCGCCTCCGTCGCCGCCGTTGGCGCATCGCCGGAGATCTTCCGGACTACGATACTGCTGGAAAAGTCGCCAGCAAACGGATTGGGATTGTCTGGAAGCGCAGTCGCGCAGCTGCCGATGAAGGCCGTATGCGGCGCTTGATCGTACATCACGGCGAAAGCGTTTGCGGTATCCCCACGATAGAGCGAGCCGCCGCCCCAATTCGGCTGACCGCGCCCGGCGACGACACCATACTGAACCAGCGAAGTGCCGCCGGCGTCGTCGGCGTAGCGCAAGAGCGGAATGTCGAGATGCACATACTGCGATTGCAGCGAGACCGAGTTGATACCGGAGAACCCTGAGTTCGAAACCGCTGCCACATCCGCCGAGAGTGACGTCTGGAAGTCCCGCGCCTCGAACTCGATGACCAGATTTTCCTTGATGTTCACCTTCGCAAGTTCGACGGTATAGGTGATGTCGCCTGAAGGTACGCTGATGACGTCGCCCGGGATTAGATGCGCAAAATCGGAAAAGGTCGAGAAACGATGCGCCCGTTCCTTAGCCTGCTGGCGCCACAGAATTTCCCAGACAAGGCGCTCACCATCGGCATCCGAAAGCACCATAGACGTGGAGAAATTCACCTCCTTCGTCGATCGAGTGACATCGTAGAGTTCGTCGAAAGAATCCGCGTAGACGGTGCGCTGCTGATAATTGTCCTCCTTTGAGGTGTATTCCAGCGTAACCCTTGCGACCCTGGTTAGGTCGCTGTCGTCGTCAGAGATGATCGAGCCGTTGGCCTTGAAGACGAGATCGGTATCGGCGAGCGCCTCGTCAACCACGAACGACCCGTCAGTTGGCGTTTTCCGGAACACGATCTCGTTGCCGACGTCAGACCAGACAAAACCAAGCGGATCCTGATAGGTCCGCAGCAGCGTCCGAATGCTGGTGTCCTTGTCGATCACGTCTCCCCAATCGGAAAGACCCTCAAATCCTGAAAAGCGGACATGATCGACCATATAGGGCCCAAGAACGGTGATGAGATCCAAGATATGGTTGCGTGTCGTGATCTGGCCCGGCGTGGTTCCTGGAATCGTATATTCGGTCCACACGGTGTCGCCCGCCGCCATGAAATAGGACAGGCGCGCCTGATCGTAGAAGCCGTAGTCGATCTGCTGTCCAGTTTCCGAATTGACATCTGCCAGCTTGGTTGCGGTGTGCGCAATGATGTCGATTGCCCAAAGATCCTCGGAGCTTGAACCGGAACTAAACAGCGCATAGCCTGGCCGTGGGTAGCTGTTCTCCTGCTTCCCAATAATGCCGTCCAACGGAAACAGCCGCAGGGAAATCGTAAAGGCTTCAGCGATAGATCCCGTGTCAGGAGTAACAAGATAGACATTGAAGGTGCCAGAAGGGATCTCCTCAAGCACAAGTAGATACTCGGTCAGCGGATCATAGTGGAGGCCGGTTATAGTGCCGACCCCCTGATATGCGGTTTGGAAAATCCAGCCATCTCCATCGAATACGGCTTCTGTAATAGTGTTGCCGGTCCTAACAAAGAAAGAAGCTGAACTCGTCGAGACCCGTCCGCCACTGCCAACCGTCGATGTATAATCGACCGGCGAGATGAAAACATCTATGGTGCCAAGGGCAATGTCGATGGTGGCGAATACCGGGAATTGTCCGCCGCTGGTGTCGAGATCGTCGCCGACCATGACCCAGATGTTTCCAAAGGCTTCTGCGGCCGACCAGACTATTGATTGGTTCGACGCCTCCCGCCATTCGGCGACTATCTGACCTGTAACGACATTGTAGACCCGCGTCGGGGAGTTCAATTCTCCGCTGAGAGCAAACCGAACAACAAGATAACCCGACCCCGGAAGGGTCGCATTGACGAAAGCTGACCCTCCAAAATAGAACGCCGAGTCTTCGAGCCCAACGCGATAGAGTTCGACATGGTTGACAGCATCGAGCACCGACAGCATGCACTCCGTACCGGAAATTTCCAACCCGGTCAGCACCTGATAGATGACAGCATCGACCGGATCGTAGCAGGCATGAAGATGCGCCTGCATCATGGTATCCGGCGCAGCGCCGATCCAGGCGATCTCCTGCGTCGATCCGTTGTCGGTCGCAGCGTTCGAGATCACCGCGGTGATCGTCGGTGCCTGCCCCGCCGGATAGTCTGGCAGAACCAAGAGCACGTCACCGGTGTGCGCCCCAGCATTCGCGCCAACGATCTGCTGGACAACGGGGTCAACGGTTGTCTGGAGGCCATTGTAGAAGCGAAACTCGATGCGCGGGATGGCCCCATTCTCAGCGTCGAAGACGACTTCTCCATCCGCCTCAATTCTGATGATGTCGTAGCCGCGGCCAAAATAATCCCGAGCGAGGAGATACACGACATCGATCGTGGCGACTGTGGTCGGCTCCGGATAGGTCAGATAGAACTCAGACCCAACACGGTAGCCTTTGTAGGTCGTCGTGACCGTCTTGGCTTGGCCATAGACGGGGATGCCGTCGACCCGGCCTGTGCCTATCACGGCAGCCTTCGGGCGACCTATTGCCGGAGGGGTAACGAGACCGGTTCGGCGAGTGATGGTATCATCGACACGGGGAGGTAGCGGGGTCTGGACCCAGTGGCCGACGGTGACCTGAGTACCGGGCAGAGCCATTACTTCAGCCCCCCATAGAGCTCGCCAGGAGTGTGGTCATAGCCGGAGAAGCTATTCTTCCGTCCATTTTGGACGCAAACCAGACGCGTCCGGGCGCAACCGCCGTGCATCACGAAGGCATCACCAATCTCGACATCGAGAGAGAAACCCTCTGCCAGTTCGACCAAACTCGACCCGCTCGTCCATTTCCGAATCTTGCGGCTGTCGCCCGCGTTGGCACCAGAAGTGAATTTGATGGCGCCGCCGAAATTGAAGTCGATGTTCGTCGGGTTCGAGATCGCGACCGTGAACTTGCCGTTGCTGGTGACCGTAGCGATCGTGCCAGACAATTCTCGAGTGGAAAGATCGAACCCGCAGGCCGCCGACCCGAAGACGTGGTTGCACTTCGGCTGAATCTTGTCGAGAACAATATCACCCAGTTGCTCGCCCTTGGTGGCGAATTCAAGCGTGCCGGAGATGCTATCAGAGAACGACACCTTCCCGATGAAGCCGGTCGCCATGATCTCCCGATAGTCCGGGTTGTCGATGTCGGCCAGGTAGAGAACGGCAGTTGCCTTGCGCCATACGCCGCGCTTGACGTCCTCCGAAAAAATCGGGCCCTGATCATCGACCGGGACGGTCACATCCACCGTTGCAGGGAATCCATCCAGCGAATAGGTCACACTGGTCATGTTGAAGCCGGGATCGCCGAGATAAATCTCAGACGGGCTTCCGGCCGTCATGACCATTTCGCCGGACGAGCTGAGGCGCACGACCGCGCCAACACGATTGGTGACCTCAATCAGCCAGACGGGCGTAACGGTGTCCCTCTCCAGCATGGTCTGGAGTTGGGTCGGAAATCCAGATCTCGGCATTAGGCGTTTATGTCCTCGATCGCCGACATAGTCTGGATCGTCGCGTAGGCACCGTTCGGGCCATCAATCGTGACGCCCTGTGCCGAGGCCTCCAGCCGACAGGCTACGTAATAGCGGCCGGTCCACGTCAAGGTTTCTCCGACTGCCCATGGCGCGGTCGGCACGACAAGTCCATCGACTTTGCTGGCAATCGCTTTCACCACGCCATTCGACTTGACGACGATGTCCCCGTCGTCCTCATCAAGGAATTTCACCGGAAAATCGTATGGCCGCGTGCCGCCAAATGCGATCACCAACTGGATGCCATTTGTGGTGCCATCGCCGGTTCCAAAGACCTGGTCTTCGACCGAATAGTGCCTCCAGTCCCTGATCAGGGCCGGGTAACCGCTGCCGCGGCATTCCTCGATCTTTTCGACGATCGCGCGGAAATTGGCGACAAGGCCGTTGTTGTAGGCAAAGGACAGTCGCCGAAGCGGCCGGCTACGGCGAACGATTGATCGCACGCCGCCGCCGTTCATCTGAATCAATTCAGATGCGAAGTCGGGGGTCTCGGAAACAAACCCGAGCGCCGCCGATTTTGGAAAGATGGGATAGGTCATGTCGACAACTGACTCATTGCGCCGTAGACGGTGCGCACGAATTCATAGGCCGCCTGCCGACCCGCCTCAGCGCCATCGGTGATGCCATTGACGTTGATATCGCCAACGACGATGTTGCCAATCGCTCCGGATTGTCTGCTGGTCTCCTGCGGTCCGAGATTGATCGTCGGCCTTTTGAGATGGCCGATGCCCCAACTCGAAACGTAGCTGCCCGTCTCTGGGCTCCATGCGTCGCCGAACATGTGCGACTCTTTGGAAATATTGCCGGTGTTAAGGCCACCGTCAGGGCGCCACCCGTAAGGGTCATTGCCATTCGGTCCCATGCCGACGGTCCCTTCCCAGAGGTCATACATCCCCCTGTAAATCGCCGTGCAGGCAGACGATACCTGGTAGATGCCGGAGCTAACATTCGACAGTCCGCTGGTCACGCTCTGATTGACTGTATCGACGCTTTCTCCCACCGCATTGGTGGCCGCCGTTGTCTGATCCTGGCCGAAGCGCGTGACGGTTACGCCGTTCTCGATCGCCCGGGTAAAGCCAGCACCGGAGGTGCCACCAGAATCGCCACCGAACCTGTGAATTCTAATGCCTGTGGCCTCGTCGACGGTTAGCGTTCCGGTCAATCCGGCCCTTGTACTGCCGCCCAGCGTCCCCTGAATCCTCTTCAACAGATCCAGCGCACCTGTCAGTTTGGCGATCTTGGCAATGGCCTCCAAGACGCTCCGGATGAACGGATTGAGGGCGTCGTCGTTGGCACCAAGGGCTTTGAGTTTTGCCTCAATTTCGGCCATGCCGACGGCAAGATCGTGGGCGCTGAGTTTGCCCTTGGCCATGCGATCGGCGAGATTGAAGATGCCACCGGTTACGGCCGCGATTTCATTGCGCACGTCGGCCGTGTTTTCCAGCTTGCCAAACAGTGAGCCACGAGAGGCGAGAACCAAACGCTCCAATTCGCCGCGATATGACGTAAGGGACGTCTCGACGTCCTTGATGTTGTCGCGATTGGCGATGATCTGAGTAACAACGTCGGCTTGAGCGCTCCGGAAGGACGCGAGCGACCCGATGGCACCATTCAAGGATACGACATATTTGTTGACTGCGGCCCGGGCAGTGACGCCAAGCGAAGAAGTATCGCTTTTCAGATCTTGGATTGCGGCATCGGCACGTTGGATCGCTCCGGCACCGCGGTCGAAATCCACAAGAGCCGATGCCGCGGCGTTGACCTGACTCATATCAACGCCGGCAATCGTGCCGTACTTCTGCCGGATGCTGTCGAGGATCGAATCCTGCTTCTCGAGGATGGAGCGCTCGCGCTCGCCGATGACCGAGCGATCGGCCTCCTTCTTGGCAAGATCCGTCTGCTTGGTCAGCATGTCGGTGACGGCCGCCACCTGAGTCGAAGTCAGACCCTTCTTCGAGAAGTCGATCGCCGGCGCGATTTGCTTGGCGGTGGCGAGCAGGCGAGCAAACTCACCCGACGTCGCTTCCGTCGATCGCAGCCATTCGTCCGAGCTCGAATTGATCGTCTGAAGGACGGAACTGACGATTGCGACATCGCGAGCCTCGCCTTCGAGCAGATCCTTGTTATCCTTCATGATCGCCGCGGTGCGCGTGCGAATATCGGCCTCGGACGACGTTTCGCCATTGATATTCTGGAGATCGACCAGAAGACCTGCGGAAACCTTCCTGGATTGCTTCAACGCCTCTTCGTAGAGCCCCATGTGGTCAATGGCGGATTGGGCGACGCTGTTGATCTCCGCCTCGACGTTGATATTGCCGAGACCGCGGTCGAGCGTGGTCTGCAACTGCTGCGCCCGAAGATTGCTCTTGTTCAAGGCAAGCTCGAACTTGCCGGCCTCGCTTACGGCGTCGGACAGTTTTTTGATCTGATCGTCGTCGAGGAATTTAGCCTCCGGCAGGGCGCGAATTTCGCGATTGACGAACTCAAGCTGGACCTCGCCGGCACCAATACGCTTGATCAGGTTGTTGATGCCTGCCGTCGCGCTATAGAACAGGTCGACGAAGTCGCTGCGGCCAGCCAGCTTCGAGTTCACAAGAGGGTCGAATGCGCGCGTCAGCGCGTCCTGAATCCTGTGCGATTGCTGATCGGCGCCGTCGGCAAAGAGTTTAATCTGGCTCTGAGTTTCCTCGAGATTGCCCTTCAATTCGTCGGTCCGCAGGCTGTCTTCCGCGACCTGGCCTGCACCGCCGCCGGCGCTCGCGACGTCGCCAAGCACATCCTTCAAGGCCTTCTTCGTGTTCTCCGCCTGCTGGGCTGCCTCAGCCGACCTGATGCCGAAGATGGTCATTGCCAAGGTGGCTGCGGTGAAGGCAACGCCCCACGGGCCGCCAAGGAACCCAACCAGACCAGCGCCGGCATTCTTCAGCAGACTCAGCGACTGACGGAACGTGCTGGTGCCTTTGACCGCCGACGCAAGTGATACCGTGGTGTCCTCTAGACCAGTCCTGAGGCCGCCGAGAGCCGCCTCGGCGGTGCGGATTTCGGCCGCCTTGCCGATGGCGCCTACCTCGCCCAGCGCCGCGCGCGCGCGCCCGACGCGTTGCGTCTGGTCATACTCGTCGGTAAGGAGTTTCGCGGTCTGCTTCGAGGCAGTTTGGGCAATGGCCTGATACTTGGCGCGCGTCTCGGCGGCCTTAGCTTCGGCATCGCCGATCTTACCGGCGAGCGCAACGCGCTGGTTGCCGATGGATTCCTCGAGTTGGGAGGCCTTCGTCGTCTCGGCGATCTGCTGCTGGCGGATCCGGGTAATGTCCTTTTCCGCTTCCTTGACCGCACCGATATTCGCGACGTTGAGCGTCTGCTGCCCCTTCGCCGCTGTCAGGCGCGTCTCCGCCCTCTGCAACTCATTGGTAAGCGTCGTCTGCCTGGCCAGGCTGTCCTCGATCTTGCCTTGCGTCTCGACGATCTTGGCCGCGGCCGAAATGGTCGACTTCGAGGATTTGACCTCAACGGCGTTCGCGGCGTTGACGGCATCGCGAAGGCGCGTCGTGGTGGCGAGGCGATCCTCGCGGATCTTGTTAAGCTTGGCCTCTTCGCGCTGAAGGATCTTGAGATCCGATTTCGAGGCGAATTCGAGGTTGTCACGACCTTGCAGACTGCCGAGTGCGCGCGTGCCGCGGTCGATCTGTTGGACAAGGTCGTGCTGCGCCTTGGTCAGCTTCTCCACCTGGTCGCGCGCATCGGCGGCTCGCCGCTTCACCTCTCCGAACGTGGAATCGATGCCCTTGCTGACGCCGCGGCCAGCCAGACGTCCGGCGAAGGCAGAGCCAAGCGCAAGGCCCAGCGTTACTGCGCTGCCAGCGACCTTGTCGATATTGTTCGCGAAAGCAAGGATGCCGCCTGACACGACTCGCGTGAGGCCATAGGTCTTGTCGAGCGTGCCGATGTACTCGGTAAGGCGGTTGTCTGCCTTGACCAATGACTGATCAATGGTCAGCACCGATTTGCCGAACTGCTCGTCGATACTGCCCTTGATCTTCGACAGGGCGCCGAGCACCTTATCTGCGGTGAGCTCGCCGGCGACGCTCATCTGGCGCAATTTGCCGATGGTGACGTCGAGACCCTTCGCCAAGGCAAGGCCGAGCGGAGTCTCAAGCACTGCGCGCAGTTCTTCACCGCCAAGCCGGTTCGAGGCGATCGCCTGCGAGAACTGGATGGCGGCCGATGCCGCTTCCTGCGCCGTAGCGCCGCCGAGAGCCAGCGCCTTCTGAATGGTTTGGACGTATTCCAGAACCTCCGAGTTGGCCTTGGTTGGGGCGGCCTTGGCTAGGCGCGAATAGAGCACGGCCGTCGCTTGGAGCGACGAGCGGCTGTTGTCGGCCGCAGCCTGTACTGCCGCCAACTGGCCAGCAAGATCGGCCGCATCGTCGGAGACGACGCGAATCTGGTTGGTCAGATTGTTGTAGGTGTCCGCGTAGCGCAGCACCAGATTCGACGACAGCGCAGCGGTGAGACCGCCAAACACGGCAGTCGTCGCCAACATGGTGCCGCGAAGGAGGCCGACGCGATCATTGACGCGCTCGAAGGCGCGCGAGACTGCAATCAGACCATAGGGCTTGATGCCAGAAGACGCAGCGGTGGTCTTGGCAAACCTGGCAACCGAAGCTTCGGCAAGACCAGCTTCCTTGCGGATGTTGGCAGCACCGCGGGCAGTGATCCTGTCCGCGAGCGCCCAGCCGGACGCATACTGCCCCACGTCCATGGTTAGCGAGGCGTAAAGCGACCCGATCGGTGTAGCCATAGCCTGCTCACTTCTTCTTTTTGGACGTTTTTGATTTCGCGTTCTTCTTCAGTTCCTCCATGAAGGCGCGCATGTTCCGGTACATCTGTTCCGGGGTCTGCGGCTTGAGAGGATCCTTCCAAAGATCGGATGGTTTTTGCGGAATCTTCCGCATGCGATGAACCGCCTCATGATCCCATGCGACGGCTATACGCCCCTGTAGAGCGGGGCTGATCCACACCATCACTTCATGTGGCGTGAGATCGAAAAATTGATGCGGGAACATGCCCGCCCGGTAGGCTTCCTTCTGGATATGCTCCAGTAAATCTCCGGGCTCTATCCGTTTCCCTGGTCGCTATCCACTTCAAGTTTCTTGATGTTGGCGACATAGTCCATGTGGTCATCAAACTTCCGGCCGTGAACGGCAAGGAAGAGGGCGTCGAGCACGGCATCCAGCATGTCGCCCATCGGGCAGTCCAATGTGTCGTAGTCGATACGGAATGGCTTGCCGTCCTTCTTGCCACCGAAAGCTAGGCAGTTCCTTAGATAGAGGGTATCGACCCGGTTGAGCCTCGGAACGGCGTCGGCGAACCAGTTTTCACCGAACTTGCCCTGCAGTTGGTCGCAGTCAGGGTTGGAAAATCGAAGATAGACCCCTTCCCCCGCTTGAGGGAAGGGAACTTCACCGCGAATGCGGATTGAGGTGGTCATGCGATCACGGTCTCCGATTACGCCACCGACTCGTCGATCTGACCCGACACGCGGATCGTCACTTCGAAGTTGATCGGATCCTCACCGGTGAAGGTGAAGTCGCCGCCCGAGACATAACCGAAGCCGGTCAGCTTGTAGGCAAAGCCGGCATTGGTCATATCGATTTCCCAGTTGAACGTCGCGCCGGAGTTCAGCTTGGCCTCGAGGCCGGTCGTGCCGTTCAGCGTGGCGTCGGTCGGATTGTAGTGGCAGGTGATCTTGATTTCGCCCGGATCCTTGAAGCCGGGGCGGAACTCGCGGAAGCCGCCGGTGGATGCGAGGTGGGTGAAGTCCACTTCCTCGACCGAGCGACCCGAGATGTTGATTGCGGTGACGTTGACGACGGAGGTGAATACCTCCGGCGAGCCACCATCGCCGACCTTGAAAGTTGTTCCAAGGCCGACTTTACCAGTCGATGCTACCATGATGAGTCTCCTATGGTGAGCGGTTACCTACGGCAGGCTTTCCGAGCCGCCGCGGCGTCCTCGGGAACCAGTGTGTCGACCCGGCACTTCCGGCATTGCCAGACCGGGTATCCATTCCACTTCTTTTCGGTCATGGAGCAGGATGGGGCGGCCGAAACGACTGAGGCCGCCTCGGGGGGCGGCCTCTTTTTCGGCGATCTGTTCGACGGCCAATGGCACGTCTTCTTTGATCGGATCCGGCTTTTTGGCCGTCCGTCGGACATAAGGTCTGCGGGGCATTTGCCCTCCTCAGATGGCTATTTCTTCCGGCTTCTGAAGGCCGCAGTCGAAATCCTCAGCCAGGCGCGCTGGCCAAGAATGGTCAGCACATTGCCCTGCTGGGAATCGTATGCCGGCCGGAAGAATGGATGCGCTCTGGCACCCGGATGGCGAAAGCCGCCCTTGAATCGCGGCTGGAAATGCGGTGCCGTTCCGAACTCGACCAAGTGGGCGAGGTAGCGAGCTCGGCGGGTGAATGTGACCCACCAGACCCTGACCTTCGCCGTGCCCCTGATCTTGACCGAGACGACGCCTTCATCGAGATGTCCGCCCTTTGGCGCGCCGGATGGTTGCGGGAAGAATGGATCATGCTTGCCGGCGAAATTCCGGAGGGGAACGGCGTTCCTCTCAGTCTCACGCCGCAGCGGCTCGAGCGCCGCTTCGATATCGATGTCCATCTCTCGGCCACCATAGGCATTGCCGATCTGCTGCATGGTGTTCCGAAGTTGGGCGTCTCCGGAAAGCTTGAAGCCCTTGGCCATTTATTTGTCGATCGAGGCGACGGTCGCCGTTGTGCCGGTGTCAAGGACGCGGCGGACAAAGTACGGGACGATGGCACCGACCGGCAGCGTGCCATAGGTCAACGTTTCGTCGTCTTCATTGTCCGCCGGAATGAACACCAAAGTGCCAGAAACCAGGACGACCAGACCCTTGGAGACGGTCTCCAGATCCACACCGTCATTGGGGGTAATCTGCGCGCCCCTCTGGCCGAAATTGGTTTCATTCGGCGTTGAGTTATACGGATCGATCGCGGTCTTAGGCATCAATGCCTCCATCGGATGAAGAAGTCGAGCAGTCGCCGATAAGTCGATCGATCATCCGACGTGTCAGTTCTGTCGAGATCGGCGAATTGCGTGGTCACGCCAGAGAAAGAGCCGATGGTCGCGTTGATGTTTTCCTGCAGGGCCGACATCACCGCATCGCCCAACGCCATGGCCTCATCCGCCGTGTAGGCATTGCATTCTACCGTGACGCGATGCCGATAATACTTCCCGGCACCGTCGAGCATTTGTTCGTCAAAGCCACTGACGATGTTGACAACCAAGCACGGCGCGGAAGCGCCCTGCGGAAGATCGATCGGATAGATGCCCGCGGCCGTCGTGATGGATGTGACCGCCGACGTCGCCGTCAGCTTGGTGATGGCGATCTCGAGTGCGGACATCTTCAGGCAACCGTGATTGAGAAATCCGGAAGAACAGCGATCGTGCCGTCCGCGTCAGAAACCTGAATGGTGATCCCGGAAGTCACTCCAGCCGCCAGCGGCGTGCCGGAGACGGCACCGGTGGAAGTATTGAGCATCAGCCCTTGTGGAAGCGCGCCGGACTCCTCGGCGAACACGTAGGGTGCCGTACCGCCGGCCGCGGAGACCGTGAAGCCGGCATAGGCGACGCCGACTGATCCATCTGGAATCGCCGAGACAATGGCAATCGATAGAGGCACCGACCCGACGACGGCATCCTGGACCGTGCATTCGATGATGCAGTCCCTTTGCCTTTGCCCGTCCGGCAGAAGCGCCTTGATGTCGAAGTTCATCCCGTTGTGGACGACTCGCATGGTCGCGTCGACGCCTTCGACTTCTTCGTACCTGGCGCGGAAGCGCCAGACCTCTTCCGAGTATCGCTGTTTGGTCTCCGGGTCGAAGTGTTCGCGGCCGCGGCGAACCTCGACCTCGCAGATCGGCTCACGCCAAGTCTGCCAGACGTAATTCGGCGCGTTCAGACGAGTCACCCCGACCTGGACCCTTCTTTGGATCTCGATCGGGTTACGAAGAGAGCCGCCGCGCACTATTCGTTCCAGTCGTCATACGAGTTACTGACCTTGAGCGCGGCGCGCAGGTCATCCATGGCGAACAGCACGTTTCTGCTGATCAGCGTCTTGTTCTGCTCGAGAATGCTGGCTTCGGTGTTTTCGATGTAGTGCGCCGCCAAGAACTTGATCATGCGCAGCAGCTTGGGCGGATACGTGGTGTAGCCGGCGGTGTAGGTAATCGACACAGCCCGCGGTGCCGAGGTGATCGACGGCCAGGCGCTGACCGGATGAATCTCCGGCACGAGCATGCCGCTCTTCACGACATAATCGGCGCTGTCGACGACATTGTCCGGACTGCTGCCGTCCTCGATCGTGATTCCGACAACGTCGACAAGCGGCGGATAAGGCAGAAGGATCGGCAGCGGATTGCCGCACTCATCCTTGCTGGGGAAGTTCTTCAGATAGCGCTTGTAGGTGGTCCGGAGGATCGTGCGATTGAGTTCGCCGCCGATGCCGTGCAGTTTGTCCACCGTATCAGTGATCGCATCGGTCAGCGTGTCGTCGAGTTTGGTGACCGTCGACGAGATCCGGAGATGCTTCTTGAAATTGGCCAAGGACAGCACGTCCAGAGCCGTGGCCGTCGGCGGCGTGACGATCTCAATGTCGAGCATGGCGGATCACCTGGTCTTGTAGCCAGGTCCGCGGCCGGCTGGCTGCATGTCGCGAACGACGCGATCGACTTCCTTGCCCTTCGGGCGCGTCACCGGTTTCGGCTTCAGTCCCTTTTTGGACTCAGGCTTCTCGGTCTGACGGTATTGATCACGGATCATGATTTCTCGTTTCGCGATTGCGCGGCGACGATGATGAAGTGGTCCCGGAGGATGTTCGGGAACGGAATCTTGTAGGCCCAGCCCTTGTCGAGGATCGACAGGCCGATGCGACAGGAAAGGGTCTGGCCGTATTCCCCGCCGACAAGCGAATTGGCGAGGCAGGAAAGGGTGGCACCAAGGTTGATGAAGTAGTTGGCCATGGCGCCCTCCCGAGGCAGTTGGCGGGCCCGGAGGCCCGCCGTGTTAGCATTAGATCGAATCGGCGGTGCCGAGCTTGTAGGTCGCCTGGGTCGACGGCTGATTGTGATCGCCGTAGAAAACCAGTGCGGCCGACCATTCGCAGGTGTCGGTCGCGCCGCGCGAGAGGTTCGGCGTGATCTGGGTGCGGATGAACTCGCGGGCGCCGGAGAGGTCGATATCGACTTCGTAGGTGCCGGTCTCCGTCGAACCGCCGGAGTCACCGGTGGCAACCACAGCGGCAGCGAACGCGGATGCGAAGTCGGCGGCACCCGTGCCAGCGAGCGCCGTCGCATCTTGGAAGTTGCCGGCGAACGTCAGGGTCTCGCCGGTTTCGAGGGTGGCGGTGAAGGTGATCACCAGCTTGGCGGAAAGCGCCATGCCGATGCCGTCGAGTTTGCGGTCGACCCAGGCGCAGTCGACTTCGGTGGCATCGCCGGCACCGCCGGCTGTGGCCGTCTTGTTGATTGCCTGGAAGACGGTTCGGCTGTAGGCGCCGCCGTCGAGCATGTTTGCACGCATTGTGGAATCTCCTTCTCGTGCGTTTCTGTCCCCGCCGGATTATTCCGCCGGGGTTACAGCGGCGGCGCGCCGCTGAATTTCAGCGCCAATGATCTCCTTGGCGGCATCAAGCGTCTTCACGCTGTCGTCGCCGGTGATCGTCTTGGCCAGCTTGATCTTCTGGAGGTGATGCATCTCCTCCCAGTTGTCAGGGATGTCGATCGCATGCACCTCTTTGGCCTCGGCCAGCTTCTTCGGCTCGACGGAGTCGGCCACCTCATAGGTTTCGATGCCTTCCGGCACCTCGACTAATTCGGCAGCCTTCTCGGCGAGCATCTTGCGGGCCACGTCCGGCACCACCCCGAAGATGGTGCCGGTCTTGAAAGAGTGGACCGGCACGAGGCCGGTCTTTTTGACTACTTTCACGGGGTTCTCCTGATCAGTGAGTCAAGAGGCGCTTACGCGCCCCAGCGAACGCCCGGGATCACCGACACGGCTTCGAGGTAGCGCATGTCGAAGTCCGCCTCGGTCGACGCCTTGATGTAGGTCAAGTCGTTCTGGAAGGCGGAAACGGCGGTCCCGTTGGTCACCACGGTGGCCTCGGTCGAGACCGAGAACGAGATGCCCATGCCCTCGCCGAACAGAACATGGCCGAAGGCGACCAGCCAGATTTCGGTCTCGTCGGTGCCGGCGCCGCCGTTGACCGGGTTCTGCGTCGTGACCAGAACCGGCTTGTTGCGCCAGGTCGGGTTCGCGTTCTGCAGTTCCGGGTAATAGCGGTTGCCGTTGCCGTCGCGCTGGTTTTGGAGGAAGATGAACGTGCGCGGCGACATGACCCACTTGGCGCCCAGCATCGGCAGGTTGGCATTCATCATGCCCAGTTCCGCCGAGGAGGCGTCCGCCTCAATCTGCGCGATCGTCGGCGAAGTGCCGGTGGCCGTCAGGGTCACCACGGTGACGCCCGAGATCTTGGTGATGCCGAGCGGGGTGTAGGCAGTGCCCTCGCCCAGATAGGCCGCGCGGTCGATCTCGACGCCCATGACGTTGGCCATGTCCATCTCGACCCAGCCGCGGACATCCGGCAGCGAGTAGCGGATCAGTTGGTTGGTGATCGGCACGAGGGCGTCGACGTACTTCGCCACCATGTTGATCTCTTTGAAGGTCGGCTGACTCTTGGCGATCGCCTGGCCTTCACCGCGCCAGCCGGCCGTCGCGCCAGAAGCCGCCTTCGGCATCTTGTAGCTGCCGTTGACCAGCGGCACGCGACGCGGACCACCCTGCAGGAACGTGGTCATCGGACGCAGGACGTCGATGATCTCGCTCGACATGGCCTCGGGAACGAGGACGCCGCCAGCGGCCGCCGAACCGGAGTTCAGGGCGCGGGTGCGCTGCGCCAGGTCGAATTCCTTGGCCACGTCGCCGTAGCCAGCCGCCTCGAGGTGACGGAAGACCGCCTTCGGGCCGCCGGCCTTCTCCTCGATCCACGCGCGGGCCATGCCGGCGATCATGAGGCCGACCTTTTCGACCGTGGTCAGCTTGGTGGCGACAGTCGCCGGGGCGCGCTCGGTGGAGCCAGCCGGGTCGTTCGCCGGCAGAGCGGCGCGGGCGCGAGCCTCTTCCGCCTTGGTCAGCGTGTCGATCTTCTTCTCGATGTCCTCGAGCTCGGTCGTCTTGGTCTCGAGAGCGGTGAAGTCCTCGGCCGACATGTCCGTCTTGTCGGTGAGAGCCTTGATTTCGCCGGACAGTTCCTTCAGCCGGGCTTTCAGTTGTGCGAGCATAGTTGTCTCCTTTTGCTCATGAAAAAAGCCGCCCTTGCGGAGCGGCTTGTTGATCCGGCGGTTGCCCGGCCCGGAATTCGGATGGTGATGCTTACGCTGCGATCAGACCCTTGGCGGCGAGGCGTGCGAGATGAGCAGCAGCCTTTGCCTTGGCTTCCTCGACTTCCGCCTCACAGGGCAGCGCCGGCGGGTCTTCCGGCTCGTCGTCGGGTGTGTCCTTTTCGACTTGCTTCTTGCCGAAAAGTTTGGAGATCTTGGCGCCAACCGAGTCGACCAGGCGCTCAAGCACGTTCAGCTTCTCGGTCGCTTCGGTGGTGTCCAGCTTGACCGTTACGGTCGCAAGGTCGGTCACCTTGAGAGCCGGCGGCTCCTTGGCCTTGTTCACGCGATCACAGATGGACTGAGAGGTCTCGTTGATCTGCTTGATGGTCATCTCGACCGGGAGCTTCAGCGCCTCGATTTGCTCGCCTTCGCGCTTGATGACAAGGCACATGTCGTCACCATCGCGCAGCACGACGACATCGCCGTCCTTGATCAGTGAGGCGAAGGCGTCGAGGACTTCGTCGGTCAGCAGTTCGACGCCCTTGTTTTCGTCGGTCGGCTCCGCGGCAGTCTTGTCCTCGTCTTCGCACTCAGGATCGTGTTCTGGCGGCATCTCCTCCTCGGCGTCCTCCTCAGTCGCCTTATCGGCGAGCAGGAAACGGTCCGCCTTGATGCCGCGGAACATGCCGGAATACTCGTCGGTCAGGAATTCGACCCAGAGTGCGTGCACGCCCTTGAATTCACCATCGTCGACGATGTAGCTGGCGATCACTTCACCGGTCGCCTTCGCCAGGACGTCAGCGAACGGCCAATCCTTGTTTTCGGGATGACCGGGCTTGACCGTAACCTTGGCGCCGACAAACTTCTCGGCTTCGGTATCGGTGGATGCCTTGAGTTCCATCTCGGCAACCGGGGCGAACTTGCGCGCCGCCGGCGCCAAAGCCTTGTCGATGATGAAGGTCGAACGATTGCCGACGAGATCGAAATGCTTGGCGCGGTACTCATCCATCGGGATGAGTAGGCCTTCCGGCGTCTTGGCGTAGGTGTCGAGAATTTCTTCGATCAGCGACCGCGCCAGAACCATGTCGCCGCCGGCGCTCTTGACCAGAGCATCGGGTTGAGCTGGTATGGGTACTAGGCTGCACTCCAGGAGCTCCGAAGAGTTATATCGGAAGCCGCCAGTCCAATCGTCGTCATCGTCAAGGATGAAGTCGATATCGTCCCAGTTCGGCTTGAAGCCGATCGACACGGTCCGGATCGAGCCAACCGCAACGTGACGGGCTGCGCGATCGGCATCCTCGTCGGTGCCTTCCGGCAGGAAGTTCAGAACGCCTTCGGTGCGCTTCGGACGGCCGCCGAGAACCTTGGTCACATCCGACCAGAGACCGCACGGCCACGACCGGCTGTTGTGGAAGAGCAGCCCTTGTGGATTCTCGAGAAAGCGATCGACATTGAGTCCCGCCTGAACAACGATGTCCTGATAGCGGTCGACGCTCTCGCTCGTCATGACGAACTTGGCGCTGCGCGCTTCCTTGTTCCACGACGGCGGGGACTTGAAGCCCTTCACCATGACCAGACCGCGATCGCTGTCGCGGACATGGTCCTTTCGCTTGGCCTGCACTTCGTCAGCGGAGGCTTTTCTGAACTTGGCCATGGTAACTCCTGATTGGATCGGCCTACGCGCCCTTTTGGGCCTTTGCGTCGGCAGGTTGATCTGGCGCCGGAGCGTTCGGATCGATTGTTGACGATGCTGCAATCACCACGTTTCCGTCGCGGTCGACCGCCTGCATATTCACCGGGATCAAGCGCACTTCGCCCTGCCCGTTCGGCAGCGGGTTGAAGCCCTGCATCGCCCTGGCTTCATCAATCTCGATGGCGCCTCGCTCGAGCAGCGTCTTGATGCGCTCGGTCTCGCGCTGAGAGTCGCGAAGCGTCATCTCATCACGGTCATACTCGAAGAAGAACCTCAGTCGGTCAGCGCGCGAGAGCAGAACTTTCCCGTACCTGTGCTCGAATCGCTCCGCGCGCGGGACGAGCGAGTCGCCCACGTACATCTTCTCAGCGGTTTCGAGATTCTCGTATTTTGCCCCGTCGAAATGGAACACCTTGTGCGGCGGAACGCGTAGAAGGCGACAGGTCTGGTTGATCTGCTCGGCGAACTGCTTCGTCAGTTCCATTTCCATCGGTTTCGAGGCGATCGCCTGGAATTCCATGTTGTCTTCGAGGACGACAGGTTCGACTCCCGCCTTGAACCTCTTCATCAGAATCTTCAGTTGCGAGCGCAGGCGCTGGAACGCGAGTTCGTCGAGGGCGCCTTCGCCACTCTTCTTGAAGACGCCTCGCAATTGGCCTTCTTCACTGAACAGTGAAGTTCGGAAGCCGTCGATCGCCTTTCCGGTGTCGAGCACATCGCGGCCGGCCGTCAAAGTCGAGTAGCCATCCATGCCGTCGACCATGCGGCCGCGGACGTGGATCATGTCCCGTTCATGGAACGTCATCGACACCGCGCCGAGCAGTGCCTGTTCCTGCATCGTGCCGGCGACGACGTCGTAAAATATGTCCCTGCCCTCGACCAGTTCCCGCACGCGTCCAGTCTGGAACGGGATCAGTTCCAGCGGGTCGTCGGTCCGATTGCGCAGCACGCCGGCGTAGGCGTTGGAGGTGTAGCACTCCCAGAGCACCATCATCTCCGTGAACTCATTCCAGGTATGGCGCCGGTTGGGCTCGAGCGCGAGAAACCCCGCGATCGGGTGCTCCGTCGGCAAAACAACCCGGGAAGTTCCGTTCTTCATCCTCTCACGCAGCCGGAGCGTGGACTTCGCAATGTCCTGCGCAATGACATCGCAGCAGAGCATGAACGCAGCCTGCTTCAGCGCATTCTGAACGCTTGCGCTGCCAATGTTCTCGCCGAGCCATGACGCGAATTCCGCCATAGTCATCTCGGTGCCGTGATCCTTGACGATCAAGTCCATCTGGCGGGACTCGGTCGGGACGACGGCCGTCTCTTCGACATCAGACATTGCCGTCACCTATTCCCATCTGGTCGAATCCAATGATGCCTCGCTTCAGATACGGATCGGTCGAGGCGCTGGTCACCTCCACGGCCGGCTTCGCCTCACCGGGCTGCATCCGGCAGCCATTCGCGAAGCAAAGGGCAACGAAGCCGTCGATCTTGCGGGCCGAGTTCTCTTTTTCTTTTCGCGGGAGGATCGAGCCGTTGGCCTTGCGCTCGCCGTGCACGTTCTGCGCATTCCAGGCGAGAACTGGATTCCCATCATGCCAAATCGTCTGCACCGCGACGCGGCCGAGGATGTCATCCGTCGGCGCCGTCATCGTCTTCGCATTATTCGGGTACACCATGACCGGCTTGTTGCCGTCCCACAGGTACTTCACCGTGTTGTGCGCCTGCGCCGGGTCACAGGCGATCACCTGGACGTCGAACACGTCGCAATAGGCCTCAACGTCCGCCCTCACCCGGTCATGATCGGCCAGCGGGCCAGGTGTGAGGGTTAAAAACCCTTGTTCCTGCCAGTGCGCCAGATGATCGACCAGATCAGGATTCTGCGCTGTCGGCGATTCCTCCGGCAGAAAGAAGTGGGCAAACGCGACTAGCTGACCAGCCGGCAACTCGAATAGGAGCGCGATGGCGCACATGTCGAGCACCTGCGCCAAGTCGACGCCGATCCAACACTTCATGCCGAAAAAGTCCGACAAGGCGAGTGGGCGCTTACATGCACCCCACGACGCCGAGTCGATCAGCGTCATTCCGGCGCCAGTCCAGATATTGAAGCGGGTACGCGCTACCTCACCCCGCTTATCTGGACGAAGCCGGTGAGCCTCGTTTACCGCGGCCTTGATCACCGAAGGATCCAGACCGACCCCATACATTGGGTTGGCCTTGGCGATCAGGCTTTCGTCTGTCAGCAATCGATCCCAGTCGATCGCATTGGTTTCCGGGTTGGTGTAATCCTCGCGATCTAGCGTGTAGATCGCCGCGAAGAATGTGAAATCCTCGACCTTCCCTTCGAGGATCATCTGAGCCTGGCTCAGGAGATCGAATGCCGGGCCTTCCGAGTGATGGCCAGCGGTGGTGATCATGCGGCGCAGCGCATTCGGCCGCGCGCCGAAGGCTGAATCAACCACCTTGTAGACCAGAGCCGCGCCGGCGTGCCCTTCCTCGAATAGCGCCAAGGACGGGTTCAGACCGTCGATTCGGTCACCGTGCTGCGTGAGCTTAAAGATTCGGCCGCCGTTGCAGGTGACCTCTTCCTGCGTCACCCGGATCTTGAACTCTTCCTTCAACTCCTCGTCATTGTTGAGCATCTTGACGATGTCGCCATAGAGCGTGTCGTCAGCCTGCTTCGAAGAAAACGCGGCGATCGGAATTTCCGGTGCCATGCCGCCGGAGCAGCAGAGATCAAAAAGCGCCGCGCGCGTGGCCCGCAAGGACTTTGCCGACTTGCGGGGGATCAGTTCCAGCGCAGTCTTGACCAGCCTCGTTCCGTTAAGCCTGACTCGGAAGCCATGGATCGCGGACTCGATCCAGATCTCGAATGGCTCGAGGATGATCCGCGGATCCGGATTCCCCTCCTCGTCAAACTGGTTCAGTTGCCAGTTGCCGGCCTCGAAGTGCTTCAGCTTCTCGCCGAACCGGCAGTAGTCGACGACATACTTCGGTTCGTAGACAAACTCGCAATTCGGATCCTCGGCCATCTCGAGCATGTCGAGATATCGCTGCGCGGCGAGGACGAGGAGACGGTTTGTCGGCAGCCTCTTCGAGGCGACCGCTTCAGCGTAAAGCCTGGCGATCGCCGGATAGTCCGGAACGAGTTCTACTTCTCCAGTTTCAGAGTTTACCAGTTCCAGCGGCTCGATGTGGCCGCAGTGTGATCGGTGAAGTCCGGCTATTCGAGAATCCGGAACCTGCAAACCGGTTTTTTTGGTTCGGGTTCGCGATCGCTGGCGCATCTTCTGCAATTCTGAGCCTCACGCTGATCGCATCCATGCGCTTGATGAGATCCATCGACACCGCTTTGCCGGCGGTCAGCCTCTCATGCATCTGCTGGTGCATCACGGCCATGCGTTCGCAGTCGCCGCAGGTGACCTTCGTCAGCTTGTTTCCGGCGAACAGAAGCGCGGTGATCTCGTCGTATTTTGCCTTGCCGACCGCATTCAACGGAATCGTCGGCTCGGGGATCGAGGTCAGCCAAGGCCCGGTGATGACCTTCTCTGCCGCGCGCGCGGCGTACACCTCGTCGGAACGATCCGATCGATAGGTTCCCTTGGCGCGCTTCTCAGCGTCCGTCAGTCTGCCGTTGCCGCCACTGCCAATGCCGCCCATGACCCTATCTCCCGGCCTTAGGCGCTCCGTATAGACGCTCACCAACAGCGCGGAGAATTTCCCGATCAGCCCATGACAGTTTTGGATCGTCCATCTTCACCACGAGAATGCCTTGGTCATGGAAGGCATTCTTCTTGATGGCCTCGTAGTCGACTGTGCTTGCGAAGTTCAGCGACGATCGCAGGCCAGACATCAGGCGGCCCAGCGCCGGAGCTCGGCGTTCCATTCATCGGCAAAGGCGCAATCTTCGTATCCCGGCATCGTCGGGATTCCGTCCGTGAAATGCACCACATCCGGATCGATTTCATCGCTCGAATGGCCAACCAACCAGTTCCACGAGGCGTCCAACTCGCCGATGTCCTTATCATCAAGCCAACAGAAGGCGTGCAAGTCGCGACCTGGTGCCGAATTGATTAGATCCAGCGTCAACCTAGAATTCGCAGGATGGTCCACATTGAATGCGCAGAACGACGACCAATTTTTTCGCGAATATCTTGATTGTATTTGGCCATCCATCTTGATGCGCTCCGTCGGCTGGAAGTTGTGCTTCACAACCATCACGGCTTTCGACGGATCGAGAAGTTTGAACAAGCGCTCGACATTCGAGCGGACCAGCATGTCGCAGTCCATGAAGATCGCCCAGCCGCTGCCAGCCAGATGAGGCGCAAGGAAGCGCGAAATCGAAAACTCCGTCGCACATGCGGCACCGGAGATGTCATCCCACAAGCGTCCCTCGCGGATGCTGGTCGGGCGAGTATAGAGACCTTTCGCCTGGAGGTTTGCGAGCACCAGACCTCGGATAGGAACTGGTGTGATCAAATTGCGTCTCAAGGAATTCTTGGTGACCGCAAAGGCGGCGGCTTCACGAGGATCGAAGCCGATATAAAAGGCATGCTTGGGCTTCACTGGTCTTTCCTCTTGCCCTTGTGATGGGCGGTGCATTCATGCAGACGTGTGGACGGCCAGGCGTGACCGCGGGCACCGGTCGGATTGAGATCTTGAACTTTCAGTTCCGGCTCGCTCTCGAGCGCTCGATCCCAGACGTAGGCGGAGTGCCACTCTTTGAGTTTGAAGACCGAGTCGTTCAGGTAGAAATCGGCGAACAGGCGGAGCACGCGCCGCGTTTCCCTACCCAATCGCATGGCGTAGAAGCCGATCTCCGTGTGTCTGCCCGGCCGGCGGATGCAGGCCACGTCGGCACCGTCGAGTAGCGAATCCACCCAGTTATCCGGCACCTTGCCCATTGTTTCGGTATCGGCATCGAACCAGACGAAGATGTCGCCGTCGACAAGCCCCTCGATCCCGGGGATCGGTGCCAGCGCCTGCGGCATCCACTTCACAGCGTCGTGACGCCAAGAATAGCCGTTCTCATTGGTCTTCGTGCCTGGCGGGGCCCTGTGGCCCATGGCGGTCATGTCGCTGCTCCAGCGGTCCATGAACGCCCGGTAGCCGGCAATCAGTTCCAGAGGCGCCTGTTTGCCGCGCGGCAGGCCAATGAAGCGGTCAGTCACCACCACCAGTTCAACATCAGATGGCCAGTAGTCCGCGAACGTCTGCGCGAACTTTCGGCCATAGCGCTCCCATGCCGTCCCCCAGCAGAGACTGCAGACCCGAACCGTCATCAATGATCCTTTGGCTAGTGGAGGCCGCCATGCATCCGGATGATCGTCCCGGAGATGTACGGCTGGAAATAAAGCAGTGTCCTCGCCATCGCGGCGACTTCGCTCGCCTCGAGGAAGCGTCTCTTCGGATGCTCTTCACGCCGGCGGATGAGGTTTTCCACATCGGTCCGTGACGTCGTCATGCGGCAGTCGCCGATGATGCCAGGCGAGATCGCCACCAGCTGCTGCAGCTGCGAGAGGCGCTTCTTTTCCACGTAAGCATGCAGCAATTCCTTGGCTGATGCGTAGTTCTCGTCGAACGAGCCGCGGTAACCGCTTTCCGACCCAATGACGCAGACCCTCGCCAGTACGTTGGTGGCAAAGATCAGATCGCAGGCCCGCACGATCGAGGCGAAATTGACTTCGATGCCTTCCCTGATCTCGGCATCGGTCTGGTCCTCGATCCGCTTCGGCCGGAGCAGGCCCTGGCAGAACAGATATCGTTCCGCCCCAAGCGGGAAATTCGGTTCCATCGGCTTGCCGTGCACGATCTCTTCGTTCGACCGAAGCAGCCGGCGGAACTCCTCGGCGATGGCACTGCGCCATCCGGTGATGACGATGGTCACGGATCAATAATCAGATCGAAATCGTACTTGAGAAGCCACTCGGTCTTCCCATGAATTTCGATCCCGAAACGATGCATGCTGTCTTCGGGCACAGACTTGATGACGCCCTCGCCAGCTTTCAGCCAAACACGATCAAACTGATCGAGAAGATCCGGCACTTTGACCCGGTCGCCGATCTCCGGCACATATATCGTTCTGGTCTCCACCTTCATTGCGCGATCATCCCCTTGATGATCCTTTCCGCCTGGACGACGGCATCGATCTTTCCCGCGCGCACGCGCAGCGCGCGCTCCCCTACCTTGACGACCTCGACCAAGCGGCTGTCGGCGCCGGAAAGCGGCATCGCTCGGATGCTCAAGCGGTAATCTTCCACCTGGTAGAGATCGCGGATCGCTGGATAGAACCCGGCCATGTCGCTGATCATGAACTGTGCCTGGCGCTCCACGTCGGCGGCGCTGAGACCGTCGAGCAGTGCCTTCGCCTCGCCCCAAGTCTTGCAGTCCTTAGAAAACGGCGTCCATTTGGCTGACGACAAGCTCGAGAGTCCGAGATCCTCGTTCCAGACGTACAGCGACGGAAACGGCCCGTCGACGATCGTCACCGATTTGTCGGTCGGCCCCTTCAACAAGACCACGAGGCAGGGCTCGTAGCGATCGACGCCGGCGCTGTCATTGGCGCAGAAGCTACAGTCGATCGTGAAATGGTAGTTCTTGCTGTCCACCTCGCCGATTGGCGTGTTGAAGCGGATCTTCCCGTCCAGAATCTTGGCGAAGTGCGCGCGCGCCGCGTCGACAACGATGTGGCGCTCGCCGAGCATCACGCCACCTTCGACGAAAGTCAGGCCAAACTCGGCCGGATCGTAGAGGGTGATGAACTCGACCTGATCGCGCAGGATCCTCTGGTAGGTGCCGAAGTCGATCAACGAATGGTCGCGCGCGACCGCGTAAATGTTCACCGGGATCGACCGGGTGAGATGGCCATACTCCTTCAGGAATTCAGCCTGATGCTCCTGACAGGCCCGCTGCGTGGCCGACGACCGCGGGTAATGCGGAGCTCCAAGGTGCAGCCTGGCCGGAATGTTGCCGGAGGCACCGTTGAAGATGCGGCCGCTGCTCTCGTGAATCTCGACGTCATGGCCTGCGGCAATCAGCGCGGCGCTTAAATGACATCCGAACCAGCCGGCGCCGAGAACGCGAATTTTCATATGGAGAATCGCTCGACGAAAACGTCGTCGCCACGCTTCTCGCGAACCGACAGGACGACTTCGATGTCCTTCTCGCGTTTGATCGCCGTCATCCAGCGCGCCGCATTCCAGCCGAACGGATGCAGATCCGGTTTCTGAAACACCTTTTTCTTCACCGGCGCGATCTTCTCGGCGATGTAGAGCGCCTTGTTCGACAGCGAATAGAGCCTGTCGACCACCCACGGCAGGTCGATGACCGGAATCGAGCCAAGGACGTGCGTGCAGATCACCAGATCGAACTTGCCTACCGGTTCCGCGGCGAATGGCGGATAGGCCGGGTCATACTTGGTGACTTTGATGCCCCAGTATTCCTCGATCGTCATGCCAACCGGGATCGATCCGATCGGATCGGCATTGCGCCAGGAATATTGCTCGCCCTTGCCGGCTCCGTAATCGAGAATCGTCTGACAGCCGAGCCGATCGATGATTTCCTTGATGAACGGCGCGTGCGGCCGCAGAAACTTGCCGGAATAGGTCTTGTGCGCGGCATGGTGACGCTTGGCGTCGTCCAGCGCCGCCAGATACTGGGTGCTCGGCTTCATGCTCATCCGTAAATCTGCGGGCGAATGATCTGCCACGCTTCACCGGCGGCGAACTCACTCATCGTCCATTGCTGGTACGCGAGGTTGGCCAGCCACTGGTTCCGTTCCTTGCGCTTCACCATCAATGGCGACTCGAGATCGGCCATTTCAGTCGAGGAAATCGGCTTCGCCACCGCATCCCCGAGCACAATGCACGGGATGCCTGCGAGGACCGCCTCAAAGCATGCGTTCGAACCATGGGTGACGACGGCATGGGCACCGTCGAGCACTTGGTCGATGGTTTCGCCGGTCCCGTAGGAGAACCTGGTGCCCTTGATCGCAACAGCCTCTTTCCAACTGGGCTTCGGCCTGTAGACGATTGGCCTGTCGCTGACCTCACGAATGTGCCTCACAAGGCTTTCGGCGTATGTCGTCGGGTCCGGCAGCCCATAGAAGGCATTGTACTTGGCCGACGATCCGGCGATGACGATATGACCGCCAATGGTCCGCCACGGATTGACGGTCAGGCGAAGCCTCTGCAGGCGATCCGACGGCCGCGGCACCTTCATCAGGTATCGGGTCGGGTGATGGCCGTCGACAGCGACGCGCCAGTATTCCCAGATCTTGATCGGACCGCCAGCGCTGCCGCGGACATAGCCTTTATCAAGCATCACGGTGTGGATGCCGGCATGCCAGTTCGCCTGGAATAGTTCCTTGCTCTTGACCCCGACCATGACGGCCACTTCGCAATCCGAAGCGACTTGCACCTCATCGGTGAGAAGCCGGACCACCGCTTCATCGCCGTGCTCGATCACGCCGCGCGCGAAAGCATCAGCAAGCAGGCCCTCGCGAGGCTTCGATGATCTGAAGAAGCAGACCTTCAATTCAGGAGTCCTTCTTCCTTAAGGTGACGCCAAGCGACGCCGTCTGTCATTTCCTGCACGTTGAACTGGCACCACGAGATATCTCTCATGAGTTGCTCGCGATCACCGTGACGACGCGGCTCCTCGATCCTCGAGAGGTCGTACAGCGCGAGCGGCGAAGCGACGCCTTCGATGCAGAAGGCTGGCACGCCGGCGATCAACCCGTCGATCGAGACGTTGGAGTGATGCGTGACCACCGCATGGCAGTCGACCAGCATCTTGCGGACGTCTTCCCTTGTCTGCTGAAACTCGGCACCGGCTATCGGCCGCGCGCCAAGCCAACTCGGCTTTGCCCTGTAGATGATCCGGCGATCGGTATACCGGCGCAGTTCCGCGACAGCCCAGCGCTCCCACTCTTCCGGGGCGAACCCGTCGACGATTGCCCCCTTGTCACTCGTGCCAGCGACCAAGATGTGGCGACCGGCCGTCCATTCCTTGAACTCGAGCCCGAACTGGGCGAGACGGCTTCCATCATGCCGCTTGGACTGGAAATAGGCCGTCGGATGCCGATTGTTCACCGACACCTTGTGGAAGCCGGTCCAGCGACCAAGATCCTTGCGGCCCCAATAGCCGAGATCCACATAGACCACCGGCAGTCCTGCTGCCCGATAGCCCTTAAACACGGCTTGCAGAGTCTCATCGAAGCCGTAAAAGACGGCAATGTCGGCATCGGGCGAACGATAGGCCGTCGATGGCATAACGCTCACCATGTCGCCGACTCGGTGAATGCCTTGCGCCATCGCCGCGCCGACGAGCATTGAGCGCTTGTGTGCAGGGATCTGATAGACGGTTACCCGAGAAGCCACTTGAATGGCGTTCCTTCCTCGAGCTCGGCAGTTTCCCACTGAGCCCACGCAAGACTGCGGAGCATCGGCAGGCGGTCGCCGAGAAATGGATTTTCGATGTCGTCGACGCCGCGCTTGGCGGCCGGTCCGCCGATCCATGTCGGCATGTCATGAAAGACCGGGACTCCGGCGACGATCGATTTGATGCCGGCACCGCTCGCCCATGTCACCGCGGCCCACGCGTTCTGCAAATCTGGCCCCGGATCGGTCTTGTCTTTGCCGGGGTGCGGCCGGACCCTGATCGGTCGATCCGTCACCTCTTTCAGGCGACGCACGACGTCGGCGACCCACGTCGATGGCATCGCAATGCCCGGCTCGCCTATACCTCTCTGTGGCAGGATGACGATCTCGTCGCCATTGGAGCGCCACGGGAGCGGTTCGATGCCGAGAGAGGCCCATCGGTCGCCGGCGCCCTCAACCCACGCGCCGGCGCCCAGATGGTGCCCCAGCGCAAGCGCATAGAGCAGGTGCCCGTCCCTATCCTTGCCGATGTAGCCGTTCTCAGCCACCAGCACCCTCGCGCCAGCCTTTTCATATCGGCTGGCGAAGTCGTGATTTCCTCTTGTCCGATTCCAGATGAGCAGAACGTCGTTCGGCTCGGGCCTTTCCTTCGGCGGCCGCCCGACAACATATCCGAGCCGCGCCAGTCCCCTCCGGAATGCATCCCGGTGATAATACGGCGAGTCACTGAACGTGTCGGAAGCAACGCCCGCTATGCCGGCCATTCCGTCTCCAGGTCGACGCGCGGTAGCCAGTCGATCGTGCTCTTGATCGTGGCATTGACGACTGCGATCTTGCGGCGCGCGAACTCGTCCGTCAGGCCGCGCAGATACTTGCGCCAGTTCTCGGTGTTCGAATGCAGGTCCATGCCCGGTCCATGGGGACCGAACCAGTGCGACCGGGCCCCGTCATCCGAATAGTCGAAGGCGACGACCACAATCCGGCGAGCGCCGAGTTTTGCGGCCAGGTGCACGCCCTGAAAGCCGCCATTGCTACCGCTGCGAATACAGCCAGGGGTCTCATCGTACCCGGAAAGGCCGGTATTCTTCAGCGTCCGGACGTCGTGATAGCCGGTGATCTCGAGCGACGTCTTCAAGCCGCGGAAGGCAGGCACGCCCTTATGCAGGTTCCACCAGCGCTTGTCGGACGCATGGAGGATATCGGCGAACCAGCATGGATAGATCGCATCGTTGATGGCGATGACGCGGATCTTGTCCGCGGCGCGCGCCATGCCGATCCTGCGGACCTGGCTGAGCGTCAGGGATGGACCACCGGCGACGATAACGACCGGCCGATCGTCAAAGGGCGCGATCGGAAGGCAGGGAGATTGCACGGATCAGAATTCGACCGTCTCGCCGTCGGCGAACGTGATCGACTTCACCTCGCGACGATTGCCGGTCTTAGGGTCTGCGATGAAGAAACGTGGCGCGCCGGTGATATTCAGATGATCGGCGAACAACTCGAGATTCAGACGGATTGGATCCTCTGGTCCGAATCGCGGAACTTCGACTGATGTGATCCCCGGGATCTCGCGACCGGACTCAACATCGAACACCTTGGTGCCGACACCGATGCCGGTATCCGGAGTGACCATCTTGACGAGCCGGTGAGCCATGCGTTCTCCGAAAAAGGAAAACGGCGGCCCAATGGACCGCCGAAAGATTGCTTACTCGGCGGTGCCGAAGGTCTTCTTGATGAACGCGATGATCGGCGCGCGGAAGTACCAGGCGACCGCACCGACGGCTGCGAGAACGATAAGATCTGCGAGCATGCTGTCTCTCCCTTGTTGGAAATGGTGCCGTAGCCCATCGTCCCGCCAGTGGCGTTCTGATGTCTACTACGGTCTTGAAGAACTAAGCCGGGGAGCTTGAAGGGCGCTTGGCGACCAACAGAGGCCAGACCCGGCTGGGAATTGATGGCCGCGAGAGCCGGTGCTGTGTTTGCCGGCGAGCCTCTCCGGATACGTTCGGCGTTTCGCTCGCCGCAGGCTCAATCTCGCGGACCAAATGCGGGAATCATCCCGCGTGAACCGGCCAGAGGCGCGGTTGCACTGTAGCGCGCTGGTCAGTCGCGCAATCTGCTATTGGTGGTCGGATTTGCTCAAGGCTTGCTTCAAGACGTCGGTTATTCCGCGCGCCTCGCGATCGGAAATGCCATCACCATGGGGCGCGGCGCATGCGGCGAGCATGAGAAGGATGAGGAGATATCTCATGGCCAAGATCTTTTGGTTCCCGCTCATGGGCTCGAACCACGATTCACGCCTTCAAAGGGCGGTGTCCTACCATTAGACGAAGCGGGAATGGTCGCCGCGGTAGGATTCGAACCCACAACCCTCAGAGTCGAAATCTGATGCTCTATCCAGTTGAGCCACGCGGCGGTGATGGTTACCGGCGCCGCTGTTGCTGGAGAGCGTTCATGGGTTTGATTCCGTCTTGGACATGAATCCATCTTTCGCGGCTCTTATGACTCGCATTCTGCAAAAGACACAACAGGTAGTCTTTCAGATTTTTGTGAACACAATTTCTGGTATATGGCGAAACCCAAACAGCGCCAAGCGTTCTTACGAAATTCGAAGTTTTTTCACGCTGCCTGGCGCTCAGTTCTTTCGAAATTGACCGCCAGAATCATCAAAAACCCTTGGCACTGTTGACGTTATGCGCCTTTCCGTGCTTTGAAATCGACGTTTTTCAACAGGAAGGCAGTTCCATGGCTACATCAGTCAACTTTTCAATCATGAGCATCGCCGAGATCGACGAGGTGATCAGGCAGGCCGAGGCAGCGAAACTCGTCCCAACCGGTATCCGCGCCATTTCTCTAATCACCAGTTTGAAGGAAGCCATCAAGGGAATCCGAGAGATCGACGAGAGCATCCTCGGTGAAGTGCTGGGCCCGATCGCTCCGCAGGCCATGCCGAAAGAGGCAACGACGGCTCGGAAATATGGCCTCTCCGAAACCCAGGTGAAGAATGCCAAGGACAAGGCGATCAAGGCGATCGCCGGGCTCTAGCCTCGCGCCGCCGCCAGAGCGTCTTCAACAACTTTGACCGTTGATGGTCGCACATCGTGCACCTCATCAATGTCAAAGATGACACGCTCCAGCGCTGCCACGAGCGCATCATGAGCGTTGACGATGCGGACAGCCTCATCGCGATCTTCGGTGCGCATGAACTTTGCAACGATGTTGCATTGTGGCGAGCCGACGGGGCCGTTGCCGTTGCGAACGATCAGCGATTCTTCTGCTTCACGTTCGGATCGCCAGTCGTTGCTCATGGTGTCGAATTTCGGCTGATGCACATATCGACTTGCTTGCCATCTCGTCATCCCGTCACCTCCATCATTGGCCAATAGATGGCCTCTAGTCCAGAATGCGTCTCGCCGTCGCGAGCGCGCTGAATATGATCCACCAGACCAGAAAGTTGCGTCGCTCCTTTGGTGTCATGGTCATTTGAAGGCTGATCGACAGATCCCCGTCGGTCGGCCATTTCGCCGATTGCTCTGATTGAGTCTCGGTCGAGAATTGCGATACGTCGGCTATCGGCGTGAAGTCGTCGCCATTGCCGATGAACATCTTGCCTTTGCCCATAAAGGTTGCCATCAGACTGCCTCTGCCGCCGGAATCGTCACTTCAATCTCACTCGGATTGAGTTCGAAACTGTCAATTACCAACTCATGGCGGCAGGTCGCACAGACCTCTCGGATGAATGATTTCTTGATCATGTAGAGGCCGTTTTCACCCTGCGACATGGCAAAATCAATGTGTCGGCCGGATGAGAACTCACCCATGAGCAATCCTCGGCCCTCATTGTCGAGAAGAGCCTCAACGCTCAATTCCATCGGATCCGGCAGACAGTAATATCGATGATCTAGCCGATCTATTTGCTCAAGGGATGCGAACGAGACGCTCCTCGCCATATTCACCGTCAAGCTGGTCGACTTGCCGAGAAGACGCCAGACGTCGTTGACCTTCATGAAGACGTCGCCGACATCATGATCCGGAAAGGGCAATGCCGGTACAGCCACCGCCTCGACTGCGGCAATCACTGGCATGCCGACCGCGGCGACGCCGGCGGCCGCCATGAGGCCTTTGAGGAAGTTGCGGCGGGATAGGTCAGTCATGGACGAGCCCTACAATATGGATCTCCATTTCCGGGCCTCGCTTGAGTTTGCGGTAAAGGCTGGGTTCACCATCCGTATCCTCGACCGGCTTGCGCTCGACCGTCATAATTGCGCTCCTCAGTCTGGTGGCTTTCCCTCCAGTTTCAACAACCTCCACGATCTTGGCCTCATCGTCGAAGGTAATGGTGATCGTATGTTTCACTCTGCCGTCTCCTTATCCGTCCGTCGTCGCATCAACGACGTACCATTCCTCATCCGTGACGACGACACCATACAGAACGGACCCGATCCACCAGTCTTTCGGATGGTTCGACCCGTCGATGTTGTATGAGCCAGTTGGGCACTGGTTCGCCAGGTCGACGCGGCAAATCCGGCGCCACTTGCCTTCATAGTTGATCATCAAGTCGTGAAAGTAGCTGATACCGCGCTTCTTCCCGCCCGAGTTCGGGATTACCGTCCCCGACCATGGGTCGAGACGCTTTTCCATCTTGAATTCGGCTTGATTCATGATCTCGACGGCGCGCGGCTTCTCGATGAACTTTCCGTTCATCGCCTCGGCAAGCTCTTCCTTTTGCCGCCGGACAGAGCTTGCCATCTGCGCCTGCCATTGCTGGTCGTTGTATTTCCGCAGATGCGCCGAAATCTCCTTCGCCCTCAGCCTCTCGTCATCAACGAAGAAATCGGATGTCGTCTCACGGAGAAAGACCTCTGCCGCAGTCACCCATTGCAGAATCGGGTGCAGAGATTCGTTGGCCAGGTTGCGCCTCGCATCCTTGACGTATGTTTCCAAGATGCTTTTGTGATCGACGGCATTCAAGCGACCGCACCACATTCCGACGTCGGCATTCCACCAATACTGCGGTTTGCCTGCATCCTCGCCGCGCTCGATGCTGGCCCCCAATCCATGCGGAACCACCCGTTGGCGGTCCTCATCCCAACGCGACCACGTCTCGTGATCGCCGCCTTCATGGTCGACGTTCGGCAGGAAGCGAACCTTGAGCATCGGTGTGATGATGCTCACCTTGGCCTCACCGTCGAAAGTGGAAGTCAACCGCTTGGCTGGCGTCCCGTCGGGCAGGATGATCTCCTCAATGGTCATGGTGCCGGAAACACATATGGCGGATTCTCTGCCTCGAACCTCGCCTTTTGCGCCATCGCCTCTTCGCGGTCGCGCTTCAGCTTTTCCTTCTTGGCGACCTCCTTCAGGATATAACTCTCCGCTTTGACTTGAGAGCCAAACGGTTTGACGAACTGGCCCCAATATGGGAAATCTGCGTCATCGTCATGCCAACCATAGATCTCCACCTGAAATTTGCCGTCTACACAGGGCACGACCCTATATTGCCCACAAATCCCAGGGTCGCAGCAGTCGCTCATCATTTCACCTTCTTGTGGCCAACGCCACGGATCCACCACCAATAATACCCGAAGCTTTTCAGCAGATAGGGATTAGGGTTCCATCCAATACGAATGAACGGACGTCCCCAGAAACCGAGGATCGAAAGTCTTCCAATTCTGAAATCGAATAGGTCGTTCACGGGACATCACACTGCGCGGCCGCGCGCGCCCAGAGCGTTGCGTCACCTTCCTTCAGCACATCGAGCAGCCGCAGTTTCTCATGCCGGTAGACGCGCCAGAAATCCGGATCGCGCTGTTTGATGGTAAGCGTGTTGTCGATCAGATCGGCCAGCTTGATCGTCTTCGCGGCCGACGGCGCCTTGGCGGTATGCGCCAGGTCGATAGCCTTCCGAGCGGCGCGGTTGCCGTCCAGCGGCAAAGAGACGTCAGTCAACCAGGACACAAGAGTCACTACCTCGCGCCCGAATTCTTGGAGGATTTTGTTCAAGGTGATTGGAGTGTCTTCCACGACGTCGTGCAGGTATGCCGCGGCGATCATTTCCGGCGTATGCGGAACCGACCGGACGATCTCAGCGACCGCTATTGGATGCTCGATGTACGGTTGATTTGTATATTTTCTGCGCTGGTCGATCGAGGCGTGCGCTGCGGTCGCGAAGGCGAGCGCCCTCTCCTCTAGCGCCTCGCCATATCGGCATGGATAGTTGGCTTGCCATTCGATCATTTCCGCATCCTCGCATTCCGCGTCAGCGCGTTGCAGTCAGTCTTGTTCATCGGACCGAGTCCGATGCAGGTAATCGTCGGCTCGCCGAAGACGGTCCGGCCGGCGTCCTCGACAACCGCAAATGGAACGCCCCTCGCCTTTGCCTTCGCCATAATGAGCGCTATCGCATCCAGATCATCGACTTCCATGCTCAACTTCATCTGGAGACCGGCCATATAGGAAGTGGCCACCTCGCCGCCGCCGTGAACCAGCAATGCCACCGCATGGCCGAACTGGACCTCCCCCTTGCCGCGCGGAATGTCGATGTCGGCGCGGAAAATGACGGCGATCCGCAATTCATCGGTTGAACTGGTCATCTCGCACCTAACACTTCATCCCGATATGAACTTGCCACGAAGTCGTCGATCCAGGCCAGATCCGGCTCTGCTGGCAACGTTGAAGCTGCCGCCGCAGCCTCAACGCGCTCGAGAAGGTACTCGATCTCTGCCGCCACAACCTGGTACGGCAGGAGTCCCCGCTTGATCTCGAGCACATGGGCAGCATTCGGCAATGGAAAGGTCACGAAACCGGTCAGGAGGAGCTCGATTGCTTGGTTTCCGACGCGCACGGCATGTGAGAGCGCCTTCCAGTCGACTCCTTGGTTGCTCTCAGCCATCAGCGCGCGCTTGCCGTACTCGTCGACCACGCGTTGCATGATGTCGTGCGCATTCCTGATCGACGCCGTGTACGGCATTTTCCGGTTGCATACTTCCCAGAGCAGGACTCTCTGCCCGTGAGGCGTCGTATCCTCGACAAGACTCATGTGGTCGTGCTTGACCATCAACGATCTGATGTCGGGATCCAGTCCGCCGAGTTTGTCCGTCGCCGAAAGAGCCGCCTTCAACAATGCCAATGCCGCCCGGGCCGCGGCGACACGCGAGCCGCGTATCCCATATTTGGCTGCCTGCTGCTTGGCATAGCCGATGAACGCCGCGGACTTCCTCGTCAGCAACCGATCGCGGTTGTCGAGAATCTCTTGCCAGTGCCAGGACGGATCGTCCGTCATCGCCCATTCTGGTGCGAACAGGACGTCCAGCGCCACCGTCTGCCCTTCGGCAAGTAGTCCAAGGAAGCGCTGGAGGCTGAACCTCTCCTCCTCGACCTCGCCGGCGTAGTTCTTCTCACGCTCCGCCTTTGGGCGCTGGTCGTTGATCGTATTCTTTGCCCGCTGAAGCAGGATAGATCTGCCGTCCGGGATGAACACGCTCTTGAAGTCGAGATCCGATTGTGGAGTCGACGTCCCATAGAGATGCGAGCCGAATTTGATGCGGACGATCTGCCTCATGCAACGTCACGCTTCCATGCCTGCCCTTCGTGGAAGGCCTTTACTTCCACTTCCGCCACCTGAAAGTTGAGTCCCTGATCGATGAATGGCTGCACCTCATCCTTTGCAGACTTGAGATCGAGGAAAACTTTATACGGGCGGTGATACTCGCAAGCGAGGTAGTAGGTCTCGATCATGTTGCCTCCATCATCCTCAACGTCTCAGCATAGGCTGTCACCACGGCGAGACAGAGCGCGATCGCCACATTCCCCGGCGGCCGGCGGTCAATGTCGATGCCGACATCCCAGATGCTGCGCGGCGCCGGCTTGCCGTATTCTTTCAACAGCCGCTCGCCATGCGTCGGGCAGTTGAAATCCGGAACAACCCACGCATCATCGGAGACGCAGCACGTCCCGATCTTCCAGGCAAAGCCCGGCAGGATTCGCTCGAGCAACTTCACCGCGGCGTTGAGGTCGCTGGTGAAGGCTGGACAGATTGGCATCCCGTTCCGCATGGCCGCCAATGAAATATTGAACGGTCGCGGCTCGGGCCAAAGAGCGCCGAGTTCGCGATCGATATCCCGGTCAGGCGCTTCAAGCTGCTCGAGTCGTGCAATCAGATCTTCGATCATGCTGCCCCCGAAAGCTTCTTGAAAGCACGCGAGACGGCATCCACGGCCTGCCCCTTGCTGATATTGCCGCCGTCGCCGGTATAATAGCTGTCCCAGACGCGGATCTCCTCGGCTGCAGCACCTACCAGCTTAGATGCGAGTTCCATTTGCCGCTCCGCGATTCGCTCCTCCATTGAGGCGACAGTCGCGGCAGATACGATGCCAATCGTGGCGCGGATCGTCTCGGTCATGGTGCCTTCGTCTGGCTTGTCCTTGGTGAAAGTGATGTGGCCACTTCTAAAGATGAGATCGACAAGATCGTGAGCCAGCGATTTGCGCACATACTCTTCATATTCCAGTTCATAGGAGCGAACGACCGCCTGGCCGCTCACCTTCATGACGGCCACCCTGTCCTCCGATGTCGTTGGAGCGCATTCAGGGCACGGATATTGCCGGCTTATTTCTTCGGCGACCGCCGGCGGTGCGTCGGCGCGATATGCTTGTAAAGATCTGTACAGCGGAACCCTGATGGTGCGCTGCCCTCGGCAAACTGGACACGGCTCAGTCTCACTCATCTTGTCCTCCATACCCCGAGAGCGCGGCACGGCCGGATTCGGTCAATGCCAAGCGATATTCGGAAACCCACACGACTAATCCGAGATCGACAAGTCGCCGCGCTGGGTTGTAGGCTTCGCTGCACCGGTCGTCACCGTTGGCAATCTCGACTAGCAGCTGCTTCTGAGCCTTCGTCAGCCTCATTCCCCGCCCTCCTGCAATGCATGGCCCGCCACATTGCGCGCAAAGCGGCTGAGATGATCGGGGCCATAGCCGTCGCGGATCGTCTCCAGCGCCTCCCTGTACCGCTTCTCTGCCTCTCTGAGGCGGGAGAGTTCGTCTAGGAGGGCGTCGATATTGTTGGTGGTGCATGCGGCGCGAAACTCCATGAGCGCTTCATGGCAGCGGTCATCGGTGACTGGATATTTCCGGAAGGCGGCGATTGCCTCCCCAAGATTTTCCTCAATGCGCTCTATGTCCATCACCGCTTCTCCTCGGAAGAGAGAGGCGCGGCGGCGATCATGGCGCGATAGGCGTCAGCAATATCGTCTGCCTCCGAACCGTCCAGGGGCACCTCAGATAGACCAGCCTCAATCATTTCCGGTGTCGGCTCGCGCGGCACTAGCACCATCTCCGCCACTCCTGGCTCTTGGGATAGGGCTGCGGCGATCTTGGCTTTGACGCCGGCAACGTAGTCATCATCGGCGCGGCACGCCGTCATTGTCTCGGCAAGGTCACAAAGTTTGAGCGCTTCCTGTAGCGCCTCGGTGATGCGGTCAGTCATCCAGGCCTCCTGAGGTGAGGGCGCGGGCGCGGCGGATATCGCTTGCCTTAAGCCGCCATACGCATGTCGAACCGTCTTCGTGCCGAAGCGCGTCTAGTTCCTCGGAGAGTGCGGCGAAGGGCTCCAGCGCCTTCCTCGCCTCCTCCAGCTTGCGGCGGAGGTCTGAGGCTTCGGCCTCGGAGGTGGTGGCGCGGGCTGCATTTGCCATGTCGCTCTTGGCGGCTTCCTCGTAACCGGCCTTGTAGTCTGCTAAGTCAAGTTCCACCTCCACCAGCCGTGCAGAGAGGAGCATGATGGCGGTGGCAGCTTCGCGCAGATCGGGCGCCGCGCCTTCCCAGCCATCGGTATTTTCGCAGTCCACTGCCAGCGCCTCAAGCAGTCGCGGCAGTCCCTCTGTCGGTGCCACCGCCTGTGCGGGGGTGGCGTAGAGGGGAGTTATCGGCCTACCCGCTTTCGCCCAAGCGTTGGCTGTGTCCTGTTCTGTCGTGATGGCCGGAGCTTCAAGATCAGCCCAAGCCACAGGTTTGCTTTTGGTCATAGCGATTTCCCCGCATAGAGGGGGATCTCTTGAAGATCGCGAAGGCCGGCCGCTTTCTGGCTGTGGTCCGCAACGCGCCAATTCGTCCACTCGCCATCCAGTTTCCAGCGGTAGCGCCAAGCCACCGGCTCCGCCGCTCCTGATGGTGAGGAGGAGGCGAGGGCGGCGTTAAGCTTGTCGGCGCACTCAAGATAGCCGTGCTTCCGCAAAGCCCATAAAGCGAAGTCGATGGTGCTCTGGTCCGCCAGATCGCGTGTGGGCCGTACCGGCTCGCTTGAGCCTTGTTCGGGGATGGCGCGAACGACGCCGTTGAAATCGGGCCCGAAATGGGTCTTCACTTCTGACATTCAAACACTCCGTTCTCCGCTCGCGCATCAGGGCATTCGCCGCGCCAATAGGCTTCATAATCTTCCGGCGACACGCAGATTTCTTTTCCGATCGTCTCATCGAGGACTAGGAACGAGCAGTCAGGCAACTGCGCCTCAATCGCAGCCCGGTCGTAGTGAATGAACACAGCGCTGAGGATAAACCCGACAATGAGCGCGACCGACCGCCAGAGCCATTTCTTCATTTTGCCAACACCGCGCTTCTCGACGACCAAGCCGGCAGAAAAGGATACCTGAGCGCCGCCATCCAGCACCTCAGTTTGAAACCGGTGGCGTCGTTGTACCCCTGCCCTTCCCTCAGTTGCTCATGGAATCGGATCCGGCCTGCCTGGGTGATCCGGTCAAGACCGGCCAGTTCCAGTTTCCGCTGCATATCGCGGTCAGTCTTGTAGCCGGCGTCGAGCCAGCCCGGCTCATCGATCGCCACATAGGGCAACTTCAGCAAGCCGCCGAACGCGCGCTCGAGCCGGTCATGGACTTCGTTTTCGGCCGCCTCAATCTCGGCAAGAGGCGGCACCAGCTCGGCATTCAGTGGCGCCAAGCGCTGATCCGAGATCATGCGCTCTGGCGGCTTGGTCAGATGCGATTCGATAAGATCCTCAATGGCGTCGATCAGTTCGTCCTCCGTCATCCTCTCGAAGGACGGACCGGCAAGCGCAAGCGCGGCGTCAATCTCAGCTAGTTCATCTTTCGCCCCGCCAACATCGTAGACGGCGACAAGATATTCGATATGCCTCTTGGCGGTCCTCAGCGCCTCGGCCATGGTTGCCTCCATGGTCGACAGACAATCCTCCGTCGTCTCCGGCCGGAACCGCGGTCCTTTGTAGGCGACATGCGGATAGCAGGTCGTGTCGACCGCATAGCCGGCGGCCTTGGCTTGTTCGATGGTCAGCATTAACCAGCCTTCCTTTCTGGTCGCACAAGGTGCCTCTTTTTCTTAGTCCAAACGATGACCTCTTTGTCACCCCTCTTTGGTTCGGCGGAATCAATGGCAGCATTGATCTGCCACATGATCGGATTTTCCACCGCGGCACCGAGATTGACGAGGTGCTCTCTAGCCAGTTTCAGAGCCTCGACCATTGAGTCATGCGCATTGACCGCCCTCATCGCCAATTGGTAGTTCGGTTCTGATAGGACACGGCAGTCGACAGAGAATGGTCTACCACCCGCCATCAGCCGATCATCGCCGGCAGGGATAAAGACGGCCGTGGTTTCGGTCCATGGTGCAGGAGTGTGCTGATGTTCGCTCATTTATGCCATCTCAATATGGAAGGGAGGTCGCACGCCGGTGCAATTCGCCTCGGCAGCCTCGAGAGCGGCCAGGATGCGGCCATCTGGGTTCCCCAAGGCCCCGTGCAGCCGGCCAAGCGCATATCGCGCCCCTGAGCCCACCGCAGCGTGGGAGGCGAACTCGGCGACCGAATAGTCGGAACTGATCTTGAACAGACGGCCGCCGTGCCCGATGAGCAGTTCGTCGATATCCTTGCCCGAGAGTTCCTTCAATTTGTCGACGACATTCAGGACGAGATGCTGCAACACATCCTTTCCAGTCGGCTTGGCCAGCGCCGTATATTGCATCAGCTGGCCGACTCGGTAGGATCCGGTGAAGCCGATGACATAGACACCATTCCTGAACACCTTCCGATTGGTTCGGATTTCAATGTTCTCGCCGGCGCTGGCCGCACTGTCGGCGCCGATGTAGACCTTGCCATTGTCGATCAGTCCGACCACGCAGGTCATTGGCCGAGAACCTCCAGAATTTCCGCAGCCGCGATGCATATGACGCCGATCACCAACAGCACCCCAGCCCTTAATTCGGACCCACCTGCCAAGATGGAGATGATGGCGACAGCTGTGGTGATTGTGGAAATGATAGTGTATCGTGCCGATCTCTTCACTTGATCCCCCCCTTCCATGCCGCTCTGATCAGCGCGATACCGACCGCCACCCCGGCCATCACAATTCCGATGCATGCGGCGTATATCGCCGCATCGAAAAGGAGCGCGCTTGCCGCCTCTTCCGTCATCACTCCACCTCCAAAGCACAATGCAGGCCGCATTCGACGTCGTATTCATCGACGGGATCGTCAGTGATTAGCATCGGCGTCCGCTGGACGTATTCGACGATATCGCTGACGCTCTCGCGCATGGCGAATGTCTTGCCGAGCGCGGATTCCTCGTTGATCCACCACAATGGCACATCAGGATTGTCTCGAGCGATGCGCTCGCGGATCGCGCGACGCTCGAGCTCGGTCTTCAGCTTTTCGGCTTCGGTCTGCATTGCGTTCTCCTCTAAGCGAACACGCCGAGCGAGATCAGCGTGGCTACATCAATGCCCACACCAAGGGCGATCAGCGCCCACAGAATGGCCTTGTCGAGCCAGCGCCAATGGTCGGGGATGTGATCCTGGCCGACGGTCGTGCGGTAGTAGCGGGGATGGGTCATCACACTGCCCTGCTCTCCCAAGGGAATACCGCTTCCATCTGGTTCGGATACAGCGCCCGGCACATCGCCCGGATCGATGGCGGAGCTCCTTCGCGCTGATAGTTCACCACCGACCCGACACTCACACCCAAAGCCTTCGCGGCTGCGCGCCCGGTGTAGTTCATGGCCGAAAGCCATCGCTTGAACTCGGCCGCAGACATCGAAACTGGCTCGACAGCGGCGTTAGACCGGGTTTTGTTCAATGAATGAATATCCAACCGCTAGGGCATTAGTGTTCACAGGCGGACACTAATACGCCGATCAAAGAATATATGCAATATGCATTTCACATTTTATTTTACGCGACTGGCCGAAACTGAAAAGGCCGCTTTTCCGGATCTCGACACCACTCCGGCAGCATGCCGAGCAGTCCATTTTCCCGCGCATAGACCTCCATCACGCCCTTTTGCGCATGGTGATGCCGGCACAGCGCCATGAGATTCGACCAGGTATGTTTGAGATCCGGCCGATCAACGACCGGGATGATATGGTCGACGAGATCTGTCAGCGTATCCCGATCGATCTGCTCACACCAAAGGCAGCATGGATGGCGCTTGCGGAACGCGATCGAGAGCCGATCCCACTTGGCGTCATATCCTCGATCTCGAGGCGAGCCGCGGTAATTCCCGGTCTTGTTCATCTTCTGGATGGCGATCGCCGCCGGCGCCTGGAAGAGCTTGAACCGCGGTGGCCGGCTGTTTTTATTCACAGTCAAAAATCCCTCTACGCCTTGGCAGATATGGGCCTCAGCGCCCCCGGCCGCCAAGAATTTTGTTCGCTCGGGCAAAAATTCTTTCGGTGGAGTCTCGCGAATTTGGCTGCCAGCTCGGTCCGCCCTCCGCGCGCGCGAGGGTTTAAGCGGACCCCCCTACCCCTCGAGACGCCGGCGGCCGGCCAGGTCGAGGCTCAAGCGCCGACGGCGCGGCGACAAGCACGGCCAAGCCGAGCGCGACGACGGCGCGCCATGCGGTGCGGTGCGCGGTGCAACGATTGATCGAGGAGGAGGAGCGAAAAGCGTTAGGCGCGACGACGGCGCCGAGCTTGTGCGCTGGACGTGCTACCTGGCGCACTGTGCCGCCGGCCTAGCCGAGCAAGGCAAGCGGTGCGGCATAGGGAATAGATATGCGATATGCATTTATTCTATTGACAATGGGCGCGCGCATAGGCAAGGTGACGCTTAGTCGATTGTGACTGACATTGGAGCTTGAAACGAAATGAACGCTCATACCTACCCTGCCCTAACCGCAACGTATGCGCATGATTTGGTTGTGACCCATGTTAATGGCCGCACCGCAACGCTTCGGCGCGCGGGTTATGTAGCGCCCGTCGTCCTGCTTCGGAATATCATTGCCAAGCGTGCCGACATTCGCCGCATTGAAATCTATGCGGTGCGCACCAATGGCACGCGCAACCATGTTGGCACGTTGCACGGCAAGCGCGCGCCGCTCTTCAACGTTTCCATGCGCAAGGTCGGCGGCCTGACGTTCATCCGGCTAGGTCGGCTTTGCGTTTCGTTCTGTCTGACTCGCAAGCCGGTTTGAGGAGCAAGCGCCATGAAATACGCTCTAGTCGTCTATCTCATGATGCACGGGCAGTCTCATTCCTTTGTCGTCGACAAGGGATTGACTGCAGACGATTGCGTCGCGGCCATTGCCGCCGATCTGCCGTCTGACATTCCTAACGACCTTGCCGCCGCGCTTGCCAAAGCGCCGCGCGTTTGTGAATTGGAGTCGAGCAAATGAGAACGCTCCTCAACTGGAAAAACGAAACCGTTTCGCCTTCGGCATTTGCAGTCATCGCATGGGGCGGCAAGCCGGCAGTGTATGCTTTCGCCAGCGCCGAAGCTATGCGCCGTTCCATTGGCGCGGCCAAGCTCTGCCATGTCGAGGCGCGCGAAGTGTCGGCGCATTGCGCCGAAACCCTCCTCATGGGCGGATTTGACGGCCGCTTGCACGAAGTCTCTTGCAATGGCGTTGCCGCCTTCGGCAATCTGAAGCTTGCCGCCTAAGCGGCCGATCTGAAGGGAATAGGACCATGACGACGTTTGAGCAATTCCAAGCTTCGCGGCGCGAGGTTGACGACGTGGAAGCCGCTACCAATGGCGATTATCCGACCGACGGCAAACGGGCCGGTTTCGTCTATCTGGATGGATTCGTGATAGAACGCACCGCAACGGGCTTCTATCTCGTCATCGAAAATCAGCAATTCGAGAATGCCGAGCTTGCGCCGCTCGAGCGTGAAATGTTCGATTTCTATAGAGCAGTCAACGCTGCAGCGCCGTTGCCAATATCGGTCGCGACAATCGGCGACAAAATCAAGCTTGCGCGCGCCTTCGGCGAATTGGTGCAAGCCGAGCTTCGGCCGTTCCAATTCCGCGAAATGTGCGATGCAAACAAGGCCGAACCGGAAAACTCCGGAGTGTGCCACTCCCACGACTATTTCGACGCGAACATGATCATGCTTGAAGCCTTCAAAGCCACATTCGGCCGCGAACCGGCTTTCATGGAAAATCCGGATCATGCCGCCGATCTAGAGCTTTGGAATGATGCATGGGCGATTGCCAAAGCGGCCGATTTCTTCGCCTAACCCGAACCCGAGCGCGATTGTGCGCGACAATAGGAGATTGAACCATGTTTGAGATTGCGTCCAGATTCCCGCGCCTCATGGCAGCATTGCGGCTTGCGGGCTTTTCCGTCGGCGAAGCGGTATCGGCAATCAATGCCCGAATGATCGGCGACGATTTCGCGGCAGCTGAAGCGATTTGCTATGTCGGCGGCGCCTCGAAGGCAATCCGTCATGCGCGCCATTGCCATCGCCTTGCGCGCCGCTATCGGCTGATTTGAGGAGCGGCTACCATGGCACAATATCAAGTCCAATCGACTTTCGCGCCGAGCGCTACCGTTCAAGCCGCAACGCATGGCGCGGCGCTGGATCGCTATCTAGTCGAGCATGAAAACCGAACCGGCTGGAGTTATCCGGAAGAGTCGGCGATTTCGGTTCGGCGCGGTGCGGCCGCATGGCGCAATTACGTTTGCGTTGATGGATTCTTTGAGCGTGACTAATCGCTTTCATATCGGCGCGCCGTTGCGCCGATAGGATGGCGACTAGCCTAAGCCAATGGTGGCGAAGAAAAGGAAACGAACCATGATAATCTTTTACGGCAAAACCGAAAAAGCCATGCCGCATTTTCAATCGGACTCAATCCCAAGCGATAGCGCTTATGCGGTTTGGAATTCAAGCGACGATTGCTACGTCCAGTTCTTTCGCACATTTGACGGCGCCAAAACAGAGGCAAGCAGACTTGCCCGCAAATGCGCCGCGACTTCGATTTTCGTCGGCTAGCAAATCGGCAGAAACAAAAAGGAAAACGACCATGCCAAACCAGGATTCCGCCGCGCGCGTCAAGCGGCTGCAGAAAGCAATCAAGGCCGAAACAGATTCGGCGCGCAAGCGCGCGCTTCAGTCTCGATTGCGTGACCTATGCGCCGACCTGGCGCGCCGCGACTATCGCGCCAAACTGGCCAATCTCGGAAACATGGCGGCATATTGAAAGCCGCGCAAAACTGGAGTTTTCGGAGGATGGATTTTCGTCAAGGAAGGCGAAACGGCCGTTCTATGGTTCGACGCTGAATTCTACACGCCAAGCTCTATCTTTCGCCATGCCGCCACAAGCGGCAATGGCTGGCTACTCTAAATCCGGAAACTGCAAACCGCCAATTGTGGCAATCATGGGAGTCTGAAAATGAATAAGCCGCTTGACGCCGCCGCGCGCGCCGATCTGGAAACGATCACTGCCGCCGATCTGGACGCATTTTTCGCGCAACATGAGGCGCGCAAGGTTCGGCACGGCAAGCCATTCGCAAAGCGCCAGGACGGCCGCGACCGGCGCGCCGAGCGCAAGGCGAAAGAGGCGCGCCGTTATGATTGGTTCAACACATGAGCGCGGCCGCATTCGATACACTGGCAAGGCAATGCGCGCTTGCCGAGCGCCGGTTGAAAGCATGGGACGCAAAGCTAGACAATCCGCGTTTCTTCCGTCCCGTCATCAAATGCGAATGGGACCGGGCTTTTGACACGCGCGAAGCGCTCAAGACGAAACTCTGCCGAATGGATCGCGACCGCTTCGCCGCAATCTATCCCAATGAACCAAACGACCGCTAAAGGAAAACAGAACATGAGCAAGATTGACGTTTCCTATTCCTATTGGGGACACAAACGCGCTTGGCGAGTTCGCGCCTGGCAGGCGCCGCCGGCCGGCCGGGACTTCGGCCGCATCTTGTCCGAAGAATTCAAGCGAACGGAAGCGGCCGCCAAAAAGGCCGCCGAGCGCTTGGCCGCTCAATATGGCGTTACCGCAAACCGCATTTGAAGGAATCGCGACGATGATTTTCGAACATGACACAAAGGACCATGGCGGATCGGCAATGGAACGGCCGCCGACGGCCGGACAATTGGCCTATGAGGAGGATTGCCGGCGTTGCCCGCGCTATGCCGATCAAAGCCCGCGCAAGGATTGGCGCGAATTGCCCGACTATGCGCGCGCCTCATGGGAGAAAGAGCCGACGCCGCGCGAATATGGGAGGAGCGGACTCTAATGCAGATTGGCAACCGAAAAGAGCTCGACGCCGCGCGCGAAGCAATGCGCGACGCATTCGACGCCGTTTGGCTATCTTCCGCCACCATTGGGCCGAAGGAAGCCCGCGCCATTCGCTGCGCTATCGCGTTAGATCGGCCGCGCGTCTTTCACCTGGCGCCCAATTGGCGAATCTTCCCAGGCGGCCGATTTGTCGGCGGCATGGATTGTGGCGTTATCCGCGCCTAGCGCGACCGCTGGCGCGGTCTCATGGCCGCGCCGGCTTCCCTATCCGCTTTGAAAACCCGCGCGCCTTGTGCGGTCTTTCATGGCCGATAGTGGCCTATCTGAAAGGGAACCGGAATGAAGATTGACGGGATATCGCCGAACAATCGAGCGCGTGCCTTGCTCTATTATTTCGGCTTGGAAGGAATGCACCTTGACGGCAAGGCCGTTGCCGAGCTGGCGCGCCTCACTAGCTGCAGCGCCGCCGACCTGCTACACGCAACCGAATTGCCGCATAGCGGCTTGACTTGTGACCATGCTGGCGGCTTCAGCGCCGTGCGCACATGCGACATGGAATGGCGCCGCGACACCCTGGCGCCGCGCTACTCGGCAAATCTGGAATACTGGCAAGGCGTCATCGCCGGATTTTGGGCAACCGGCGCGCTCAACTGATCTTGCTTTTTTGCCCGAACTGTGAAATACAACTGAACCGCCGATTGTGGCGCAACTGGAGTTTGAACAATGGCCGAATTCTCGCTTGAAATCAAAATGGATAATGCCGCCTTTGCCGACGATCCAGGCGGCGAAGTCGCGCGCATTCTTCGCGATATCGCGGACAAGGTGACGCGCGGTGACGGCTTCACCATCGGCGAAGCAACTGGAACGCCGATTCGCGACGTGAACGGCAATCGCGTTGGAACTTGGTTCGCCGATCTGGAAGATTTGGAGTCGGGCCAATGAGCGGCAAGGCCAAAAGAACGAATATCGTCGCCAGCGTCCACCGCTTCCGGGATTTCATCGCGCTTTGTGTCGGCGACGGCCCGACGGTCTATCTAAGCCCGAAAGCTGCAAGCCAAATTGCCCGCGCGCTCAACAAATGCGCGCGTTCGGTCAAGACTGAAAAATTCACAGATTCACATTTCGGCTCCGTCTATATCGAAGACGGCGACGAATGGCGCACAAGCGCCCGGCGCGACTAAAGACCGCAAAACGTTCAAACCCTTGCCAATCGTGGCAACAACTGGAGATCGAAAGACAATGAACATTGAAACCGCTATCCGCCCGGATTCCGTCGCCATTGGCGCGCCGGCCTATCATCCCGCCTATTCAAGTTCCGGCCATGTCGTCCAGGTCGAGGCCTGCAACGGCTTTACCATTGGTGCCAGCGGCATGGTGCGCGACCGGTCGCAGCTAACCATCGTTTGGGGCGAAAGCCTTCAGATAACGGAGGTTCCCGAATCCGCCGCGCGGTCATGGCTGGACCTTGCGGCGCGCTACCGTATCGAGCCGATTTCAGCCGAACAGGCGGCGGCATTGCTGGCGGCGGCGAAGGCGAAGAAAGCCGACGCCGCACGCCAGATGAACGAAGCCTATGAGCAAGGCCGGATTGCGCGCGCTGCCTTTGAAGCCGACGCGGCCAGCAAGATTCCGGCATGGGCGAAAGCTGTCATCGTCGCCGAGTTGATCGAGGATCAATCGGACTCGATGACTGACTATTACGGCGGCAAGACGGTTAGAACCGTCATTCTCGGCTTTTCCAAGCATACCCGCGATCTGTTCCCCGAGCTTCGGCAGGCGGCGCGCAACTTCGCCGAGACTGCCGCATTGGCCGACGCGCCGGAAACTGCCGAGAATCGGCAGAAATGGAGCATGGGCGGCGGCTACTTCCTGAAGGTCGGCGGCCGCTACTCGAACGGCTGGAAAGTCTCGAAACAATCGTTCTATGGCAACCGTGAGCCGGTCAAGAGCCTGCCTTTCCCTGCCGATTGGCACTTGGCCGCACCGAAGGCGGAAACCGCGCCAGCGGCCGCGCCTGGCGTTGTGACGCCGGCCGGGATTCGGATCGAGGAACACACCCACACGAAAAAGGGCTTTCAGATGTTCATCTGCATCATGCCCGAGCGCGTCGAGCGCGACGAATTCAACCGGCTTCGCGAACTGGCCGAGACTCTCGGCGGCTGGTACTCCAAGCCATGGGGAAAGACGCCGGGCGGCTTCGCCTTCAAGAAACGCGATGCCGCCGAGACGTTCGCCAATCCGGAGCCGTCGCCGAACGATGACGGGCCGAAGGATGGACGCGCGCCGGAAGCCGCACCGCGCGCCGAGGCGCCGGCGCGTGCCAGTGTCGCAACCGGCGACAAGCTGCGCGCCATGGCCGACGCTATGCAAGGCGAGATCGACCATAAATTCCGCGACCGGCTGACAAACACGCCTAAGCGCCAGCGTGAAGCCGATAGCGCGCGCCTTGACGGCTATTGGCTACAGCGCACGCAACAGGCGCTGCGCGCCCTGGCGGCGCACCATAACGCCGGCACCGTGCCGCCCGAGCTGCGCGGCGTCACATCGAAGAAAGCCGCGCACGATCTGGCGCGGTCCGAAATCGTGCGCAACGGCGGCTATTATGACGCCGGTTACGACACCGGCAAGCCGGCGACCGACACGCCGGCAACGCGCGCGCTTTGGGCGATGATCGCCGGCCAGAGCGAGGCAGACAAGCAAGCCGAGGCTTTGCGCCGCAAGGTCCAGGCGCTGCAATTCGCCAATATCCCCGGCTACTTCCCGACGCCGCGCGCCGTGATCGATCAAATGATTGATCTTGCCGATCTGCCAGCCGGTGAATTCGACATGCTGGAGCCGGAAGGCGGCAGCGGCGCAATCCTCGATGTGGTGAAGGATACGGCACCCGGCGCAAAGCTCACCACCTATGAGCGGCATTTCAGCTTGCGCGAGATCTTGACAGCCAAGGGTTATGCGCTCGCCGGATCCGATTTCATGGAAGCCGAAACCGCGCCGCGCTTCGACCGCGTGCTGATGAACCCGCCCTTTGAGAACGGGCAGGATATCGACCATGTGCGCCACGCCTTCAAGATGCTTCGCGATGGCGGCCGGCTGGTCGCTGTCATGTCGCCCGGTCCATTCTTCAGGCAGGATCGAAAGGCGACGGAGTTCCGCACCTGGTTCGATGACTGCGGCGGCGAAAAGTACGATCTGCCGCCCGGATCGTTCAAGCAAAGCGGCACCGGAACCGCAACTGTCCTGGTCGTGCTTGTCGGCGATGAACTGGCAAAGGAAGCCACACCGGTATCGACTGCGCCCGCCGGCGGCTACCGCATCGGCACAAGCCATTTCGAAAGCCTCGAGGCTGCTGGACGCTACTATGGCGACCCGCGCGGCTCGACGGCGGCCGACAAGGTAGCCGAGGGCGAAATTCACATCGGCCCGCCGTCAACATGCGAGCCGGACGAAACCGTGACGCTGAATCGCGAAGAAGGCCGCTATTTCATCGAGCGCAAGTCATGAGCGCCCCCTCTACCGACGAGGTATTGAAGCGGCTCGAAATCCTCCACAAAAAACTGGAGGACGAGGGCATGTATGTGCGCGCAAATACGGCTTTGTTGGCCATCAAGGAAATAAAACTGTTGTTGGCTCTGGCCGAGAGGCAACACGATCTGGCAGAAGAACGACAGCGCGAGGTTGTCAGCCTGATGCGGCAGGTTGAGGCGGAACGTGAACGCAGCGCGCGTTGGATGCCCACCCCTATCGAGAGACAGCCAGTTGAGGTCAAGGGCGAGCCATACCAGCCGACTGGAGATAGCGGTGGACTTCGGCCACCTCATCACATGAGCCGCGCACGGGAATTCCTTGGCTTCCTCGCGCTCGTCGCTCTTATGGCTGGCGTCCTGGCGCTGGTCGTCATCTTCGACTTGCCGCTTCCGCATTAACCCCGCTCGATTGTGAGCGAACAAAATAGGAGATTGAGACCATGCCCAAGATGATTTTTCACATGGGTGTTACCCTTCGCTGTTACGGCAACGTTGAGATCGAGGCCGAAAGCGTCGAGGCGGCCTTTCCGCTTCTGACTGCCGACTACATCGGCGACAATATCAGCATCCATGAAACGACAACCGATAGCGGGCAGGATTTGGCCATCATCGACGTTACCAACGCCGAGACCGGGGAACTACTGGCGGACTATGGCGGGCATTCTCTGCCGAGTCCGTATGATCCCAAGCCGTCGCCGCTCGAACTGGCGGCGCCTGACATGCTCGCCGCCTTGAAGGCGATCAAGCGAGCTCGCGGCAATTGTGGCGCCTCGCCATTCGAACAGGAAGCTTGCGACATGATGGACAAGGCTATCGCCAAAGCGGAAAGCGGCGGCATCGAACAAACGCCGGCCCTGCCCGATCATGCTGCGGCCCGACATGCTGTCGGCGCTTCGCCGAGTCGAGTCCCGCATAAAAGGCGAATGGTTTGATCCGACGGGCGACTTGGAAAGCGACATCGCCGGGATTGTCCGCGTCGCAATTGCCGAGGCTGAATCGCCAGTGCCGGAACGTGTCGTCATCGTGATCGAGGGCGGCATGGTCCAAAGCGTGAGCGGCACCGGCTCAATGATCGGCCGCACCGTCCACATCATCGACTATGACACCGACGGCGCCGACGAAAGCGAACTGTCGGAAGTCATCCAGACCGACGGCGAAACAGCCGAGGCCATCGTGCGAACCGAGATCATCGATGAACTGACTGTCACACTGCCGGAAGACTGATCTTGCTTTCGGCATAGATTTATGCCATGAACTGAATTGCCGATTGTGGCGAACAAAGGAGACAGAACAGCATGAACGCTCATACCAATTTTGCGAATTCCAGTGTTTCGGCGATTGCGCTTGGCGCGGTCGTGTCCTTCAGCGACTATGCGGCCGCCAAGGCGCTCAATGTCGAGCCATCGCATGAGCCGGAAGTGATCGCCGCCAATGAGGCCGCCAGCGGCCGCGATGAACTGGTCAAGGCCGAACCGGAAGCGCCAGTCGGGCCAGCAACCGCACTCGCCGACCGAGCTGCGCTCACCCGCGCGCTCGAAATCGTCGCCAACGTGATCGAAAAGCGGAACTCGATTCCGATCCTGTCCAATGTCTGCCTGGTGGGCGACGGCAGCAACCTGACTGTCACCGGCACCGATCTGGATATCGAAATCGCGGTCAAGATTCCAGCCGCCGCCGATGCGCACTTTGCCGTCACGCTGCCGGCGCATACGATGAAAGACCTGGTGAAGAAGGCGACGGCTTCCGAATTCGTCGGCTTCACCGCTGCGCACGGCGACAGCAACGCGGTCACGGTCGATTTCGAAAAGGTCAACTATCGACTTCAGGATTTGCCGGTCGCTGACTATCCGAACCTGTCGGGCGGCAACCCGTCGCATTCCTTCACGGTCCCCGGCGCCGATCTGGTCGAATCCTTCGGCGGCGTGGCCATGGCCATTTCGACGGAGGAAACCCGCTACTATCTCAACGGCGTCTATCTGCACCATGTCGAGCCGCGCGCCATCGACGCCTATCATGGCGATCACGGCGCATTGCGCATGGTCGCGACCGATGGGCATAGGCTCTGCCGGCAGGATTTGGCGGCAACGGAGGGCATGGCAGGGATGCCCGGCGTCATCATACCCCGGAAGACTGTCGCGCTCCTGCAGAAGCTGCTCAAGGGCAAGGCGTGCCCGGCAAGCGTTCGCATCGAACTGTCCGACAAGATGCTTCGCCTCATGTTCGATGATGTCACCGTCACGACGAAGCTGGTGGACGGCACATTCCCCGACTATCAGCGCGTCATCCCGACACAGAACGACAAGCCGGCATCCTTCAAGTCCGCCGACCTGGCGGAAGCCGTGCGCGCCGTCGAACTCATTTCCAGCGACAGGGGCCGCGCGGTCAAATGCACCTTCGATAGGGGCAATTGCCGCCTCGCTGTCAACAATCCGGATCAAGGCTCAGCGAATGCCGATGTCGCAACCGACTATGCCGGCGACATGATCGAGATCGGATTCAACGCGAAGTACATACAGGATTTCATCGCCACGGCCGGCGGCGAGGACATCACGCTCACCATGGCCGATGCCGGCTCGCCGACGGTCATCACCACCCCGGACCGCAAGGGCTGGCTTGGCGTTCTCATGCCGATGCGCGTCTGACATTGCACTAGCAATGCAAGAACATCGCGGGCGGCGAAACCGCCACCCGCTTTCCTCCTCGGGCACTCGCCCTAACCGAAAAGGAACTTCGGAATGAAGCGGCAAAGCTGGAAAGACCAATTGGCAGTCGGTCGCGCGTTCGAGCTGAAGGCTCGCCACGGCGGCCAATGATCCGATCTGCGTCATGATCGTTCGCGATCCGCACCAGCCATCTTACGGCTACCCGATTGCGGTGCAGATTGACGAGCGCGGCATGCGGTCCGATGGCCACTGGAACCACCGTCGCTTCTGGGCCGGCAGCTTGAGGCTTCAGGATTTCACTTCCGCAAAGATTGCCCGTCGCCGCTTTGATCTTGAGCGCTTCGATGCGCGCGATATCGAGCTCATCAACTACGGCATCGGCTTGAAATTCACCGGGGAATTCACCGGCAACAGTTATTCCCGGCGGAACATTCCAAATATCTCCGGCTTTGGTGACATCGTTTGGACGATCTTTTGGACCCCGGTTGAGAGCTGGGATTTTCACGTCTCCAACCCCGAACACGACGCGCTGAAAGACGCATTGCGCGGCGCCTGGCATTTCACTTCATACGGAAACGGATCGATCAATCGCCGCCCGGTCGCATGGGCGACAACGAAGACAAACCACGCCGAGCTTCGCAGGATCGAGGCTATCTTGCGGCGGCATCACCCGAACGTCCAGCGCTCGGAATTCGCGTTCCGATCTGTCGCCAACGAAAAGGGAACTTTCATGCTCCCCGTCGGTCATCTCGGCCCTTGCCTCTGGTCGGTATCGTCCGCCTTTCACGCTGTCGATGGGACTAGAAGCTTTTCGATCTCATCTTCCTGAAAATCAACCGGGCTCTTGCCCTAACCGACAAGGATTTCGCTTATGAAGCTGCCCAATTTTGTTGTCGTCGCCGATGGCGGCATGACGCGCCCGCGCCTCGACATCATGCTCGATCATGATGACGGCATGTCCGCCATAAAGGAAGCTGGCACCATAGGCACCGCCCTGGTGGACGCCGGCTATACGAATTTCACCGTCTTTCGAGTTGACGAAACCGATGTGGAAATCGTGCGGTTTCGCGTCTCGAAGGGCGAGCCGGTCATCCACGAATAGGAGAGATTTGCCGTGAAGATCCATTTGAAGTTCAAAGGGCCGAAAGAGTTTTATGGCGTGATCGGCTATCTGGACCTGACAGCATCCATCCATCGCGCATGGGGGAAAGACACGAGACGCATGGCGAGTTGGCGACACATCACCATCGGCTTGCGGTCACCGCTCCTACGCCAGCCTGGCAGGCTCTACAAGGACGGCCGCGCCCGTTGGGGATGGTGGCCGCTCCGGTTCGGTTATGGTGCCGGCAACGTCTACCTCGGGCTGATCTACATCATCACCACGTTCGGCAAGAGTTCCGGGCAGATGGAGTACAAACGCTTTGGTCCGCTTGAGTGGGCCTATTGGGCGCCATATCGGGCCTACCGCCGCGACGCCTGAAACACAGAAACGCCAACCGTGGCAAAACACAGGAGATAGAACATGCCCACCATCGAAGAGATCGCCGACAAACACGGAGGTTTGCCGATTGAGCCGGCCAAGCCGCTGAAGACCTTTTCCCTTCTTTTCGCCTGGTCCGACAATGACAAGGAGCAAGGCGAGTACGGAACGGTCGTGCGGGCCGAGAGCTATGACGACGCGGAAGCCAAAGGTCGCGCCGACATGCGCGAAAACCATATCTCCAACCATTGCGATGCCGATGCCGACGAAGATGAAATCGCTGAATCATGCGCCGAGTATGAGCACACCGATCTTTACGGCAACATCGTTTTCGGCGGCCGCCTGATCGAGGCTCATGTCGGCGCCATCTGGAAGGCGGCGGAACTGGAAACAGCGTTGCGCGACATCATCACGTCCAGCGACGCCAATGACAGCGGGAGCCTCATGAACGCCATCGAAGCTGGTCGCGCCATCATCGCCGAGATCGACGCCATCGCCTAATCCAACCCGCCCGCCGCGCGCGCCAGCAAGAGGAGATCGACACATGCCGAAATTCACCATCGAAAGCACGTTCATGCAGTCATTGCGGGGTGTTACCTCCTGCCGCTGTGGCGGGTTGGCACCGGCTTGTTCTTGGCGCTTGTTGCTGTAGCAATCATCCGCAGCCTATGCGCCACATCGTAATCGACAATATCGGCGCAATGCTGTTCGGCGCCGCTTTCTAAAACCAACTGCCAACTGTGGCAAAGAAAGGAGACCGGCATGAAAACGCTTCGCACCATATTCGCGGCCGTGCGCCGCATCATCTTCGCCGATCCGGTCAAGGATTATTTGGCCGAATGGGCAAACGAGATCGAGCAGGAGACGGCGGCCCGCAAAAGGCGCAACACCGATGCTTGAATATGGACCCATCGTCATCCTGATCCTGGTCGTCGCCGGCGTGGCCGTCGGCCTGCTTCCCGAAGCGCATGACGCGCCGATGCGCCGGTTCCGGAATCATTGCCGCGCCGAGGGTATGTCATTCGCCGAGACCGAAGCGGCGATCGCCACCCGAATGGCATTCGTGCGTCTGCGACGGCTGGCATCGGATCAATGCGTGTCCCAAGCTGGACGGATCGGACGCGACGAGATCAACGAGATCGCCAGCCGCATGGCGCTCGGCTTGGCCGCAGCCCATGGCCATGAGGCGGCGAAGAAATTCATTGCCTGGATCGACGACTGTCCGGACGAGGAGATCCTCTACGACGACGCCAGGGCGGCGCGCCACCGCCATGCTGTCACGGAGCTTCGCCAGCGCGGCCTTTATCCTCCGAAGGAACCGAAGTTCCACGACGATCACAAGCACGCATTCCGGATCATGAAGCATTAGGCGCGCTTTGCCGCCAGATTTGGCCGCCAGCGCACGCGAAGGCCTTCGGACGCAGCAAACTACCGGCCAAGCAAAACGCGCGCTGGCGGGCTTGCCCCGTCCCCGCTCATCAATCGTGACAAAAAAGGAGTTTTGACCTATGGATTTGATCGTTGCCGATTCGAAAGCCGATCGTGGCGCATACGGAGATGGAATGGCGAACAAGAGCAATCCGATCTACAGGGCGTGGGCCGAGCCCAACAACCGCGGCGCGGGCTATGTTGCCGTGTGGATTGCGCCAGGCCTTGTTGCCGACATCGTTCGCCCCGATGGCAAGACGCCGGCCGTCTATAGCACCGAGTTCGAGGCCGAGCTCGCCGGCTGGAGGCGCATGGCCGAGGTGCTGAACGGTCCGAGGATCAGGGCCAATAAGCAGCAGGGCAAGCCGGAGCGCTATGTGCGCCTGTCGGGCCCGGAACTGGCCGAGCAACTGCGCGCCGCCGGCATCACGCCGTCCTTCCTCGCCTATCTCTACGCCACCAGTCAGCATCGCGTGCTGACTTGGATCGACGGCGCCGAGGATGTGCCGCATCCGATCCGCGTCCTGCTTGCCTTGTTCCGGGCGGACGCTACCAACATCGATATAGCCGAGAACGTGACGGACAAAGTCACATCCGAGCGCAAGCCGCGCCGGCTGGAGACCGGCTAGGCGCTGCCAATGCACGGTCCAATGGTGTCGTGCTTGTCGATGTAATCGTCGATGAGATCGCTAAGATCTTCGACCGTGCTGATCGCACCATTGAGCGTGAAGACGACGCCGGCAAACGGGTTACCCTTCTCATCCTTCAAGACAATGTGAACGTTGCCGTCATCGTCAATGCTGGCCTCGACTGCGGCGGCGTGCGGGACATCAAGGGCCTTTACCACCTTCAGCCTCCCGCGCCGCCAGGACATCAAGGGCCGTCCCGATGATGCTTTGCGGTCGCCCGCCTTCGATGCTGGTGCGCGCGACTGAGCTGCGCAACTCCTCGATGGTAGCGCCGCACTGCAGGGCGATCGAGATTAGCACGGCGGCATCATGGCAGATCAGGCCGATGGCTGAATCGGCCTTCTGCGCATAGATGAACATTTCGCCGATCCGGCCATCCGCATAGAAGCCGATTGTCGATGTGAACGGAGACTTGTTGCCGTTGGCTTCGATATGGTGGAATTCCAGAACCTCCGAGGCCCTGCGGCCAGGTAGACGTTCACACATCAGGCTTGCCTCAATATCTGTTCCGCCGCATTGGAGACGCGCCGCGCCTCGTCCCTCTCCATGCCTTTCACAATCGGCAACTCGCGTCCCCACCTCGAGGCGAATGCGGTACGACCCATCAATTCCTCGAACACAGCGACGACGTCGAGCGCCTGCCGGATTGCCTCATAGACCAGACTGCGCGCCTGCGTGCTGGGAATGCTTTCCCAGACGCACTCGTCCCGGTCGACGACCGCCTCAAGCAGCGCAAAATCGCGGTCGGTCATCATCTGCCGGATGGCGCCGATGGCATGGATCGCCTGAAGTCGGTAGGCTGAAATGGCGAGGCGGCTGTTCGAACCCCGACCGACGCGGTCGAAGTCGATGCTACTCATGCCGCCGATGCGGCAGCCATCCATGTAGCCGCGCAGTATCCTTCCAGCTTCCTTGCGGCGTTCCTTGCTTGAGATCCCACTGATCTTCGGTGCATCGACGCGCTTCTCGGCGGGATCGGCCAATGTCCCGATGTCATGCAGATATTCGAGCGCCGAGCCCTTCAGGCCGCGATTCTCGGCACCCCCCATTTCACGGGCTGCCTGCTCCTCGGCGGCAAGCTTTTCCTCGCGCCTGGCTTGCTGCTTCCGGCGTTGGATTTCCTTGCGCCCTTCTCTGGTTCGCGAATCCGGAACCGGAAGAGGTGCTGGTGCCTGCGGCTTAGGCTTCATGTACCAGGACAGCGGACCAAGGACGGATGGCTCGGATTTGGCCGGAGCTGCCTGCGCCGGCGCCAATTCGGCGGCGATGAAATACTTGTCCGGAAGTCTCCCCTCGTCGACGCGGTGCCTCTTCATCTCGTCCAGCTTTTCTTGCCTGTCTGCGATCGACATCTGCTCGCGCGGCGTCGGGAAAGCGCGGTGGACGATTCCACGAATGCTGCCGGTCGACCTCTGGCTCAACATGGCGATCGCCTTGATCGACCTACCGCTTAGCCACAAGACCGAGATCGTGAAGGTTACGATACCCAGTTCCTTCTTCTTTTGCTGCTTGGCCTGCTTTTCCGGCTTCATGTCAACGCTCCACTTCCCGGAGTTGCCCGCGGCGACCGTCGAACTCGAATTCGGCCGTCTCGCCGTCTTCACCGCGCCGCCTCTTGAGGCATCGCACCTCGATCCTGTTCTTCCAGCGCTGCATCTGTTCGGCCCACTCCCTGCCCTCCTTGCTGTCCATCTCCTGCGGCCGTTGACCCTTCAGCCACCGATCTCGCCTGAACAGTGAGACGCACCAATCCGCGTCTTGTTCAATACTGCCGCCGCCATCGAGGTCCGTCAGATTCGGGAATGGATCATCTCGTCTCTGCGATGATCTGGTCACCTGCGAAAGCACGATAAAAGCGATACCGAGATCCTTTGCCAGCGCCTTGAACTCGCCTGTCACATGCTCGATCCGGTCAAACTTGTTCGTCGACTTGTTGAATGTCCTGACCAGGCGAACATGGTCGACAACCGCAAAGCCGAGACCGTGCCGGCGCTTCATGGCCACACATCTATCCCGCATTTGTTCGACCGCAAGCTTTGGTCGATCATCGATGACGATTCTGGCACCCTTCAGCTTGTCTCTGGCAGATTTCAGATCCTCCAGCGCGAAAGCGTCATAGGAGCCTGCCTCGATCTCGGCGACCGACACATTGGTCTCGCCTGCCATGGCGCGAGCCGTAAGATCCTCGTCCTTCATCTCGAGCTCGAAGAAGATGCCGGGCATGTAGAGTTGCGCGCGCAAGGCCAATTGGAAGGAAAGCAGCGTCTTGGCGTCCCCCGCGCGCGCTCCGATGAACCCCAGATCGCCGGCATGGATTCGGCCGATCAGTTGATCGAGCGTCGGCAGGCCTGTGTCGAAGCCCGGGATAATGCCGGTGTCCTTCGTCTTCGCAGATCGGGTCAGCACCTTACCGGCAATGTCGCCGATCCACTTCAGCGGTTCAGCCTGGCTATTGACGTTGATGTCCTTGATCTTCACTTCCATGTCGGAAAGCAGGTCGGCTGGCATGACGTTCGGCTTCTTCGCCTCCTTCAGCCCATGCTCGAGCGTCTCGATCAGCTTGCGGTGGCGCCAGAGATCGACAATCTGTTCCACTTCGTCCAACGCCGATTCATTGTTCTCGGCGTCGCGCAGCAGTGCGGTGAGGAGTGACACGGTGGATTTTCCGTCGTCATCGTATTCAGGCCCGAGCCGGCTTTCGATGATGGCGATCGACATCCGCTTGCCTTCGGTCAGGATGTCGCGGATTGCCTGGTAGATGCGCTGATGGATCTCGCGCGAGAAGTGGAAGGCATGCAGGGCGTCGGCAACTGCCCAAAAGGATGCCTCGGACTGAAGAACCTTGCCGAGCACCATGCGCTCGGCAGCGAGGTTTTCAAGATGCTGTGTTTGCTGCTTCGCCATTCCCGCCTTCCTTCACCATGCGTTTTTCGAATTTCTGCCGCGAGTTCCAGAGATCGAGCGCATCGCCATCACGGCAGACGTCATGGATCGGGCATTTGATCCCGACGGATTTCATGCGCTTCTGCAGTTCCTCGGCCGCATGCTGACCGGGCGGCGGCAACACGCGCCCCTGCGGCCCCATGACGGCCTTGTCGCCGTCCTTCCATATCCCGAGCCGCTCCACGAAAGTCGGCGGCTCGAAATTCTTCATGCCGCTGGTCGACATAAACGACCAAACAGGCCTTCGGTGGCCATCCAGAAACCAGGCACCGAGCGCCGTCTCGGCGCCTTCGGCCCCGTCGATCTCGGCCGCGTCACCGCCGATCCGGATGGCGCCGCCGGTGGCCGGACCGCGGCCGATCTTCGGGCTCGGCGACAGATCGGCCTTGGCCGGCTTGTCGCGCTGCAGGTAGATTTGCCACACCGCTATAAGATCACCGAAGGCGTCGACGACCTTGCAGACAACGGCCGGAAAGCGGCCAGCGTCGCGGTCGGGTTCGAAATCCAGCGCCGGATGAAAGCGCAGCGTGTCATCCGGCTTCCATGGCCACTGTGCGATTGGAGGGATGCCGCGGGCGATCAGATATTGCTCGCCGAGAGTGCCCTCGAGCGGCTTGCTTTCGTCCCAAACTTCCTTGGCGCTGAGCGTGCGCTCCTGATTCTTCTTCGCCGTCCGTTCGGCATCAGCCTTGGCTTTGGCTTCACGTTGCTGGCGCTCCTTCGCTTGGCGCGCTTCACGTTCAGCCTTCTCTTGCGGAGATTCTTCGTGCTGCTGGATGCCAAGAAAATCTCGAGCCCACTTGAACGCCTCGCGGTAATCATCCTTGCGGCCGGTCTTCCAATAGGAGATGAGTTCGATGCTGCCGCCACCAATCGACTGGCTGAAGCGATACCAAGATCCCCGCGGCATCTTGTTGCTGTCATCGAGCGAGACCGTGAATGACCCGAGTTCCTTGTTGTTCTTCGGCGTCAGATAGGCAATTTTCCCGCGCTGCATCCAGCCTGGATAGGTCGCGTCGAGCACGCCCTCGATGTCATCCTCGAGTCGCCGGCGGATTTCCTGTGCGTCGTCCTGCCGGCTCATTTGCGCTTCAACTTCAGTTCGCCGATGGCGCGCATCACTTCCGAGCGCGTCAGGCTTGTTGCCTCGGCGATCTCGGTCGTCGAAGCGCCACGCTCATACAATTTGGTGATCGTCGCCTTGCGTGGAACGGGCTGCACTTCGGCCGCCGGTTCGGCGAGTGTCGCCTCATCTCCGGATTCGAGGAAATCGCGCGCACGGCTGACACGGCTTTTAACCGTCCCTTCGGCAATGCCGAAGCGCACGGCTATCTCATGATACTCATGACCAAGTGTGGCGAGTTCGACCACCTTGCGCATGTCCGAGTTCATCATCCGCATGCGCCGGCGTATGACTTTCAGGTCAACGGCGGAACTTTGCCCCTCGCCGATCGGAACCGCTTTCGCGAAAGCATCGTCGACGTCCTCAACCTCGCGCCCGCGCTTGCGGCATGTCGAAATCCAATCATTGCGCATGATCGTGAACAGCCATGCATGGAGGTTTGTCCCTGATTGGAACTGCTCGAACTTCTCAAGCGCACGCAGCATCGTCGATTGCACGAGATCCAGGGCCCGATCACGATCGCCGGCGAGGCTGACAGCAAATGCCATCAGCTTGGGGCCACTCTTGATCAGATCGTCATCGAATGCCTTCGGGCGGACCATGGTCAGGCACCGATCTCCGCGTCGAGGTAATCGAAGAGTCGGAGCGCCAACGCCGAGTGGTGCCGCATATGCTTCTGCCGCGCTTCAACATCAGCATCGTTCAACTCATTGCGTAGATCGAACCTCGACATCGCCTTTATTAGGCGGCCTTCCGGCACCATCCACGAGCGCTCGGCGTCGAGGACGTGGCAAATGGCCTTGATTGCCGGTGACTTCACCAGACCCGTCCCTCGGCCCCCGTGGACGGTTATGCAGCGCAGCGCCAAAGCCAGGTGATCGGCACCGTAACTCTTCAGGCATTCCTTCAACGTGCCGACGGCGATCGTCTGGCCAGGCTTCATGAGATTTGATGGCACCGGATTGCGGCAGATCGTGACGCCGCCGGCGAGGCAGACATCGCGCAGACGAACCGCCGCATCGTCGCCGGCCGCGACATCGGCCGCGAAGATCGCAAGGGGGTGGATGGCAGTCACGGATCCGTTGATCGCGGCGAAAGCCTTCGCCTGCTTTCCGGGGTCAGCTGCGATGACGACGCACGGCACCTTTATGACGCCGCGGATGTCGGCTGCGATGGTGCGATGCTGCCCGTCGACAATGGCGTAAAAGCCATCTCCCAAAGACGCGACGACGACGACCCCGAACAACGACCAGTCGAAGTACCTGGCGATCCGGCCAATGTTCCGCGCGCCATTGCGCAGCACTTCCCGCTGATAGGTCTCGTCGATACGGAGATTCGCGATCGGCAGCCACATCAACTGGGGCGTAGTGCCGAGTTTTTCGGAAACGATCTCACCGACGAATGACGCAAACGGTCTTGAATCAACGAGCCGCATGCGGCGCCTCCTTTTCCTTCCTTGGCCTGCCAACAGGCCTGCCGGTCGACGGCCGCTGCAATCTCTTCTCAAGGCTGTAGTTCGATATCGGCGGATCGCCGGTCTCATGGGAATGGCGCGCCAGCGAATAGAGGACCGTCGTCCAGTTCTTGTCGAACCATTTGGCGATCTGCGGCGATGACAGCGTCGGCTTCTTCACCTTGATCTGATACATGGCTTCCCGACGTGCGCGGCAGGTCTTGTCGTCCCTGAAGTCCATGACGATGACATTGGCGGCGACGCCGTGCTTCGAGGCGACCTCGTTGATGATCTCCCGGGCCCACAGCGGCACATGACGCACCGCCAGCATGTCTTGCTTGGGGATCCTTTTCATGCGGATCTCTTTTCCAAGAACTGCTGCGCCAGAAGCTTGATGCGCGACTCGTCCGTATAGACCTTCGGCAGCGCCATCCCGGGATCGTTGATGCCGCGGGCCTGATCCTTCTTTATGGCGTTGACGGCCATGATGGTCGGATCGGATCCGAAGTTCACATAGGGGAATATCGCAGTGACCTCGTCTTTGGTCTGCCCAGGTCGATCAACGCGACCGAGCAGCTGCTCGACCACTTGGGGCGACCAGTCGAATTCGCCGACGACAACAGTGCTGCAGACGCGCTGAAGGCCATCCAGACCAGCGCCAGACCGGAGCGAGATGATGAGCGGGTTAGCCTCTCGATTGATGAAGGCCTTCTTCGCTCGATCCTTCTGCTGCGGCGATTCGGTTCCTGTGTAGAGGATTGGCTTGAAGTCGGCGAGTTCCTCCAGCCAGATCTTGTAGACTTCGCGGTGCCAGCCACCGAGGATGATCTGTTCGCCACCTTCCTCGATGAGCATCCGCACATAGGTCGCCACACTCTTGGCCTTGGCCAGCCCGGTTTGCAGGCGGGCGAAGGCATCGAGCTCGCGCGCGGCCTGGCCTGCCTCGTGGAACTTTCCGCCGATCACCTTCATCGCCAGCGAGCGCGCCAGTTTCTCGGCGTCGGCCGCAACGTCCTCGTCGAAATCGACCTCGATCGGAATGCGGTTGATCGGCCTACCCTGTCTGATGCGGCGCAGGAACACCTTCGCCTCACGCAGGTAGGTTCCAAGTGCATCAGGATCGGTGACCAACCATTTGCCGTTCTTGCTGTGGCACCATTCGCGGACGAACTCCCACCAATCGCCGAGCACGTCGGGGTCGATGAACTGCATGATGTTCCAGATTTCCGAGCCGTAGTTGAACACCGGGGTCGCTGAGAGCCCGAGCCTCAACTCGGCATTGTCGGCAAACACTTTCGCCGCGGCGCCCTTGCGCGTCCCCTCTCCCGGCCTGCCTTCCATTTCGAAGCCGGCACGCAGGTCTTGGATCTCGTCGAACACGACAGCCTTGAACATGCCAGTCGCGGCGAGATCGGCCCAGCCGTGGATGTTGGTGTAGCGGAAGATGTAGAGATTGGCCGGGGGCAGCCGATAGGGCTCGGTGCCCTTGATGACATGCGCGGTCATGTAGGTGAACGGCTTGATGAACTCGTCGACCCACTGTTGTGGCAGATGGGCCTGCACTACGATCGCCGCTGGCAGGTATTGCGAGCCGGCGAGTGCCGCCATGGCCACGATGGTCTTGCCGAACCCAACGTCATCGCCGAGCAAGAGGCGCCGAGTCAGATGCAGGAGTTCGACTGCCTGTTGCTGCATCTCGTAAGGAGCATAGCCAGGCCGGAAACCATGCCTGACTTGTTGGGACTTCCATTCCGGCGACAGAATGGCTTCGACATTCGCACGGTCTTGATCGAATTTGGCGCGCCGGCCCTCGAGCAGATCTCTGTCCGTATCCGACATCGCCAGCGGATAGCGCTTCATGAACCACGACAGGTCGGCCGACATTTCATCGGTGGCCGGAAGATCGAACACTTTCGTCTGTGTCTTTGGGATGCGCCTGAAGATGTCCTTCATGCGGATGGCGACATGCGGCGGGATATCGCTGAGCACCCAGCGATTCCCTTGCAGCGCCAGTTTGCCGTAGATTGGAGTCATGCGACACCCGCAAACAACGGGCCAGCATCGTTCTCAATCCGGCCGCGCGCGATCATCACGTAGTCCGGATCGAGTTCAATGCCGATAAAGTTTCTATTGGTCCGGCGGCATGCGACCCCGGTCGTTCCGGATCCCATAGAGAAATCCAGTATCGTGTCACCCTCTCGGCTATAGGTCTTGATCAGGCATTCGAAAAGGTCGACCGGCTTCTGGGTTGGATGCACCTTCTCAGGATCATCGTTGTTGATGATTGGGAACTGTTGGACTGACCGCGGATAGCGCTCTGTCGATCCACCATACTCGGTCGGCTTCTGCGCTCCGTAGTTCGACGTGTTGGTCCGCCGGACGGCGAAGTTCCCCGGCGTGTGGCCGTCGGTCATCTGCGGAAAGTACGGCGGGGTCTCCTTGGAAAAGACAAGCACGAGCTCATGCGCCCTCATCGGCGCTTTTTTCGCATTCAGGTGACCGGTCGCCTTGTTCTTCTCCCAAACCCATTCATGGCGGAAATGCTTGACCTGACTCATCACCAGCGCCGACGAAAATGGCTGCATGGCCGTGAAAACGACAGCGCCGCGGCAGAGCCGCCAGATCTCCTTCCACATCGGCTCGAAAGGGATGATCACATCCCAAGAGTTCTGCGTGGAATTGTAAGGCGGGTCGACCGCGATCATATCGATCGAGCGATCTGGCAATGTCGCCATGATCTCGACTGCCTCCCCGCAATGAAGTGTGAAGTTAGGAGATGTAGTCATAGATGCTGGCCTTGATGCGGTCCCATTCTTTTTGGGTCATCGCGTTTTTGCAACGGTTCTCAAACCATGTGAGTATTTGAAGGTTTGCGACCGAATTTATCTCTCCTCCCCTGCTGATAGGCACAATGTGATCGGCTGATGGGCGTAGGTAGCGATCGCTTTTACCGGCGTCGCACCATCTCTCGTAGACGCGATTGAACTGCTCGTCGTCGTAGAATTTAGAGATGAACTCCATATAAAATTGCACGGTTATGTTCGGGAATTCCCGAGTTCTAGACACACATCGATTCAGCGATTTCAACTTCTCTATGTCCTGGAATTGGTTCAGCCATTTCCAGTCGATATCTACCCGCAGATGCGCCGCCATGTTTTTGATGACAGTCTGTCTTGGCATCTTGAGCCCGGTAGACCAGCATTTTCGGCCCTTCGTCCGCTTGGAGATTTTTCTACGGTGCTCAATCGTAAATGGCGGCAACTTCCCTGGGACAATTGTGACCCCCGCTTTGATCAATATTCTCTTCACCAAGTGATTGCTCACACCGGACAGACGCGCCACCTCGCGAATGGTCGTGATCCCCGGGATGTAGTTGCAAAGCACACGCTCGTCGCGTGTCGCGACTCGAATCTCGAACAAGTCAAGCTGGGTAGCGTAGAACTGTAAAGAGTGAATTGTCATGCCGCCACCAGCCCACGCCGACGCTTCACCGCAAGAACAGCCCTGAGATCCTCGAGCGCCTTCACCTCGATCTGCCTGATGCGCTCCCGGCTGACTCCGTACTCTTCGCCGAGCGCTTCGAGCGTCACGGGATCGTCGCTCATGACGCGGCGCCGGATGATGTCCTGCGAACGCGGGGACAATTTCGCCAGCGCGAGATCCATGATTTCCTTTGCCCTCTCCCCGTCGATCGTGCGCTCCGCCATCTGCTCCGGGTTCGGATCATCGCCCTCCAGTATGTCGACCCATGTCTGATTGCCGTCTTCCCCGACCGGCATGTCCAAGGACGCGTGGCGGGTACGATCGCCCCTGTAGAATCTCCGCTTGGCATCGTGCCCCTTGGGGCCTCTCACGATGCAGTAGTTGTTGAGGATGAAGGTCTGCATGTGGGAGATCACCCACCACCTGGCAAAGGTCGAGAAGCGGTTGCCCATGTCGGGGTCGAACCGATCAAGAGCGCACTTCAACCCCATCGCCCCTTCCTGAACCAAGTCGTCATGCTCGAGATCGAACTTGGCGAATTTCTTGGCCATGCCATGCACCAAGGGCAGATGCGAGGCGATGATCTTCTTCATGGCCTTCACATCCTTGTGGTCGCGCCAGCTGACCGCCAGCGCGTACTCCTGCTCCTTGGTAAGGAGTTCACTCAAAGCCACGCCTTCGCAAGATTGTGGAAATAGACCGGCTTGCCGTTGATCTCCGGCGGGAAGCCCATGGCGACGTTGCTGATCAGGATCAGTTCCCTCACCTTGGCGTGCTGCGCGTAACGCTCCACCTGGTGGAAGATTGCCCTCTTGCTGCCCTTGATCTTCACCTCGATCGCCACATCGCCGATCATGAAGTCAGGCCGGTCTTCCGGGCTGAGTTGGACTTCCCGCTCATAGTTCACGCCGGCGGCATTGAATTCCTCGGCGATCGCCAGTTGCAGTTTCACTTCGGTCGAGAGTGGCAAGCGCAGTCTTGACAGAAAGCCCATGATTTCCTGCGCCGTCGCTGGCGGCTTTGCCTTCATAATCGTTAGTTCAGACCGCTCACGGTGCCATTTCGAGCCGTCCTGCAAATCCTCAACGATCCATGCCGGTATGCTGCCAGGATGAACGGAGAGGATGACGCCGCTAAACGCCGGCTTGTCGCCGACGGCGACCGATTTGACAAATTTGCCGATCATGCCGTCGGGCCTCATCTGCTGATCTTTCCTTCCGCCACCAACCGTTCGAAGCGATCAATGCGTTGGCCTATCCATCGCATGACATTACAGGCCATGGAGTTCCCCAGCGCCTTGTAGCGAACGCCATCCGGATCGTTGACCCGATACCCTTTCTTCGTCTTGCGGACGGTCAGGTCGGCGGCTTTCAGTTCCCCGATATCTTCGTCCTCGCCGACATCGCGCCAGCCATCCCAATTGGGGATTTGCGTGAAGCGATCAGGGAAACCCTGAAGTCTCTCGCACTCCAATGGCGTCAATCGCCGAACGCGCCAACCACCATCGGTGACACCGATGGTGGTGCCATCTGCGTCGATTGGAAGCGAGAGGTCTTGTTCATTGATTGGGTCTTGGCGAGCGTTAAATGAAATCACGCTCGGGCTCTCAGCAATAATCGTCTCGTTCTTCGCATCGCCGCGGCGCGTCGCAGGCAGTCTGCCTGCTGCCTCAAGCAGCCGAACCTCTTCCCTTTGATTTTGAGCGAAGGCAACGAAGGTCTGCGACGATCCTCCACCTGGCGTTCGCACCACGGGGGCGACGCCCCCGTGCTCTACCTCCGGAGTGGCCCCACCATCACGGCCGCGCATGGAGAAGGCAATCGGCACAAGGCTTTCACAGGTATCGACGTCGGTCCGATAGGGGCGATCACCCCCCGTCTTATTTCCTCCGGCGCGCAGTGTCGGTGCTACCGACACTGCTATGATTGGCGTTCCCCGACCAGTCCCGTCCTCGCTGGCATCAAATCCCTCGCCTCGCAGCGAGTGGACCACTCGCTGCTCAAGCGCGGCCGGCAGGGCGTGGTCCACGCCCTGTACCTTATTCCTCGCCTCCAGAGTGTAGGCTATATCTTCCTGATAGCCCTTCCCCTGTGGCCCAGCATCCGGGTTCTCGCTGACCGCTCTCTCTTGGATCGCATACACTGGCTCGGTGACCAGCGCCTCACTACCATGACCGACATCCCCACTAGCAGCCCTTAACGAAGGCGCGCCGGCACGCCGGTAACCGGCGTGGTCAGATACCACGAACGTCTCTACTTCAAAATCAATCCTATGGTTATGAGCAGCCAACGCGGCGTCGCCGCCGCGTGGCTGGTCGCTCGTATTGCCTCCGCCGAAAGCGGCCTGCGAGCAGACGGCGGTCTGACCGCCGTCTATATCGAAGTCCGTTCCAAGCCCGCCACCGCCTGTAGAGCGTGAAGCAATTGTCGGGGCAACTCTTTGCCCCGATTGACGGCGCGGCGGAGAATCCCTGCGCATGCTTTCGGACTCAAATAGAACCGCTGCGGCACGTCGCCAGTCTCCAAGATATCCGACAACGAACAAACGCCTTCGTCTTTGAGGGACAGCCCTGCTATATCCGTCCACTCGGACAAATTGAGAGTCCAGAACTCGGTAGGCGAACCCATACCCGCATTCGCGAACGAAGGAGAGGAACATGGCGAGATCACGCTCCTCGATACCCTCTCCCTCTCCTCCGACTGGACCTTCCTGAACCTCACGGTTTGCCTGTTCGCCTCCGGAGAAAGAGGAAAGCACGCCGGGGACATTTTCCCAAACGATCCAGCGGGCGCCAAGCCGGCGAGCCAAGCTGAGAAATTCGAGGGCGAGGTTGCCGCGCGGATCATCCAGTCCGAGACGTTTTCCGGCGACCGAGAAGGACTGGCATGGCGTTCCTCCGACAAGAAGGTCAATAGGTCCGGCATCGGCTGAGATTTTTGTGAAATCGCCATGGTTTGGCACTCCGTTGGTTGCAAGCGGCTCGCCCGGCATATTCGATCCATAGTGATGAGCAAGCACCGCAGACGGAAACTTCTCAATTTCCGAAAAGAAAGCTGGCGTCCAACCAAGCGAATGCCAGGCCATGGTTGCGGCCTCGATCCCGCTACAGACTGAACCGTATCTCAAAGTCACTTCTTGCCCTTCCAATTCTTCGAACCCTTCTCCGGGAACGCCAGCGCCATGCAGTAACGGTCGAGGTGCAGTTCCGCCGTCTCAAGGATGGTCAAACCTCTCCTGTTCAGCGTCAGTTTCATCACTTCCTCGCCCTTCTGCCCCTTCAGCACTTCGACCTGTTCTCCAAGAAATCTGCGCACATAGTCGATCGTGAAGTCCGTCTCCTCGACCCCGACGCCCCACTGGCGATAGACGTCCAGCCACCGCAGTGCGGCGAAGATCTTGGCCGCTTCTTCCCTCGTCATGTGAACGATCACCTTGAATGATCGTCCGTCGTCCCGTTCTCCGTTTCGCCAGATGATGCCTCGCAGAAAGTCACGCGCGTCCTCCGGCCTGATATCCGATGCCTTCAAGCAAACTCACCGCGCCAGGACAGTCTCGCGCTTGACCTTTTCCTCTCCCGCGGCACCGGCAGGCCGTCATACATCTTCTTGTGGCAATGCCAGCAATACGATGATCCGGCCTTCACCGGCTTGCCGCAGTAGAAGTATGCTTCCAGTCCCGGCCGCTTGTCGTCATTCCACAGCGGCCGCCGGCATTGCCCGCTCTTGACCTCTTCCAGATGCACTTCGTAATGGCTGTCCGGGAATTCGTAGATGGGCTCGGCATCGACGAAGGCTGGCTCTTGTTTCTTTTTCAACGGCACCGGAGGCGATGTCTTCGTCGGTTTTACCACCCTCTTCATCGACCCGGTCTTTGACGACTTTGGCCTCGCCGACGCCTGTTTCTTTTCCACCTTCGGTCGTGGAGATGCCAATGCCACATGGGCCCGGTAAGCCAGTCCGATGACGGCGTTCCTTGTGCACCCTCCTATTTCAGCCGCAATCTCCGTGCTGCTCATGTTGCAGCCGACGCCGTCGCGGATCGCCTCTATCCGCTCCTCTCTTGTCATCCGATTCCACATCAGGTGGCAGCCTTGAACAGTTTCTCGGCCTCCTGGATCTGACGCTGCGCATTGGTCGGCGGCTTATCGGCAAAGAGATCGTTGGCCCGGCGATGGCTGTACGGATTGAGCGTCCGATCGAGCCACCAGCACACGCCAACCGCCTCCGCCGAATCCACGCTGGAGATTTCAATGCCCAGCTTGCGGCACATCTTCACCGCTTCCGACTTGGCATCCGGCGGCCGCCCATGCCCCAGAAAGGCCGCCCTCCATGTCGCCTGATTGACGAAGACTGCCGGGATGTTCAGTTGGGCGCACACCCGGCAGGCAACCGCCTCGAGGCCATGAAGCTTAAAGATCGTCTTGAGGCTGATACCGCCCTTCTTCTCGTAGGTGACCGACTTGCCGGCCCAGTTGGATCCGGCATCGACAACCGCCTTCTTCCGGCCGCTGAAGTCGGTGCGCAGCGGTTCCTCGATCGCAACCTTTTGGATGCCATGGGTGAGGATCCAGACGCGCACAACGCGCTCGAACCAGTCGAACACTTTCCCCAGTTCGACCGCGTCCAGTGCCTTCTTTTCCTCAAGATCATCAAGGATGCTCTTTTTCTTCTTCGCGCCGCTGAAGACGAATGTCTCGGCGGTGAAGATGCCGTCCTTGAGGACGGCAGCGCCTGTCGTTGTGGCTATATCGAGCCCACCGAGAATCATGTCGCAATGCTCTTCATCTTGGGAAAGCGGGCAGTTGCCTGCCCCCTATGATCTCACTCCGCCGCGGCGCCGCCCGCCGCCTCGTCGAACTCATCCGGCTTGCCGGAGACCTCGGCCCCTTCCTTGCGCAGCAGTTCTGCTTCTGGCGGCTTCTGCTTGATGCCGGTCGCGTTGATTGCCTGACCAGCGTGCCACCCCTCGACATAGCGCCCGTAGGCAACCGTGTCCGGCGCATGCGGCGGTTGCAGCGTCTTGCCCGACATGCCGTCGCGCTTGCCGTCATCGAAGGCGCGATCCTCGATCGGCCGTCGGTCGGCGTCGAACAGCGAGCCTTGCGTACCGATCGCGAGGCCGGCCCAGCGCGCGACCATCGCCTGGCGCTCCATGTCGGCCTTGATCCTGGCCTCGCCTTCCGGCGTTTCCAGTTCCTCGAGCAGCTTGATATTGGCAAGGCCGGTGGCGCCAAGATCCGACTTGATGACCTTGTCGAAGTTCATCCTGGCGGCCTTGGCCTTCTTCTCGGCGTCGACCAGCGACTTGCGCTTCTGCGCATGCTGTCTGGTCAACCCTTGGAGTTGGTCATCCGTGAGTTGCTCCTGCGAGCGATTGTGGCCCGGTCCGGCGACGCCGCCGACGACGGATAGTTTGGGTTTATTCTTGGATCCGGCTGGACGTCCCAAAGTCACATCCTCCCCTTCAGATCAGCGGCCATCTTGAACGTGACCTTTCGCCCGGCGGCGATTGCCACAGTGGCGCCGGTGTGGGGATTGCGCCCCTGACGCGCCGCAGTCGCCTTCACGTTGAAGATGCCAAGGCCGGCGAGTTGCACCTTTTCGCCGGAAATCAGAGTGTCGGCGATCGCGTCGATCAGGGAGTTCACCGCTGCGGCGGAGTCCGCTTTCGTTAGGCCTGTCGCGGCTGCGACTCGAGCGGCCAGTTCTGTCTTGGTCGTCATGCTTCTTCCTTCAGATGTGCCGCGTCCTGCGGCGGTTGCGCCGGGAGTCCGGCATCGAGCAGGCCGACCTGGTCACCCCAGGCCGTCCAGTTCTTCCTCGAGCTCCTGCTGAAAAGCTCGACATAGGGGCCATCGAACAACGTTTCGATGCGATCGTATTGTTCGTCCGGCTTCTGGCTGTGGATGCGGCGTGGCGCGCGTATGGCGTCGAGCGGCATCGCCTCGATGAAGTCGCGCACGCTGCGGACGCCGGACGGGATCACCGCCTCGCCGAGCATATCGCTCATGATGGGCTGGCGAAGCTGCGGGCCGCCACGGGTGCAAAGTATGCATGGTTCGAGATTTTTTCTCGTGCCATACCCGCCTCCGAAGGCGTATTTGCCGGATTTCGGATTGAACTTGATCCATTCCCAAGCAAGGCCAGCGAAGGTGAGTCCGAGCGCGTCGACAACCTCGCGCCAGCGCATCGCCAATGGCCAGGTCATCCAGAGGAAGACGGCAGCGTCGTCCGCCAGCAATGCCGTCAACGGCACCTGACAGATCTCCTCGATCGTCATCGTGTTGTAATGGCGCTGCGGGCCCTTGCCCTGCCCCTTCTCCGAGAAGTGCTCGAAGTCCCATGGGAAGTCGATCAGCGCTGCCTTGAAGCCGCCGGCTGGGCGGATGGAGGCGAACTCTTTTGTCATCTTGGCGAAATCGATGGCGCTCACGGCGGCGTCACCGAGAATGAGATCTTGGCGGCTTGTTCCGAATGTCCGCTTTCACGTCCCGGCGCAGCGCCGGCCCGGTCTGGATGCTGGCTGTACCCAGCACCCATTTTTGCACCAGAAGCTTCGGAACTTGGTATGCTCAGATGGCCGCCGGCACCTGCCGAAAGGCGCGGACCGGGTTTGTTCAGTTGGTTGGCGGTGGCAAACAAGATGATCCTCACTTGCCTTGTTTGACGAGTTCGGCGACCTCGACGCATTGGCCGAGGTAACCAGCCTCCGGGAAGAACTCGGTGGTCTCCATCTTGATTGTCTCCTGGCACTTCGCGACCGTCGCGACGCACCGCGTCTCGAGCGAGAACGAGTTGTCCATCAGCGCAAGGATCATGAGGACCTGGCACATCAGATCTGCTGCTCGTAGGTTGGTGCCGGCGGCGGTGATCGCTTGTCGGGCAGTACCTTGGGCTGCGGTTTGGCCCAGAAGCGCTTCTCATGCGTATCCCACGACCATTCGAACGGATTCATCTCGACCGAAGGATTGCCTTCCTGCGCCCGCTTCTCACCGCCCTGGCCGCCGCCATTCTTGCCCTTCTTCTCCCATGGCCACCTGAACTGATCGACGGTGATGCCAGCCTCGCCGCCCTCGCCCTTCTCATCCAGCGCCTGCTGTAGTTTGTCGGCCATCTTCGGATCCCATGGGATCTTGAAGTACCGCGGCTGCTCTTCTCCACGATCGATCAGGACATAGATGCCATCGCCGATCGTGATCTTGGCGCCGAGTATGGCGTGCTCGCCGGCGGATAGCGTAAGGCCGTCGACCAAGGGAACCGGCCAGCCAAGGCTGAAGCCGAGTGACGCGGCCGCGATTGGGCTCGCCAACAAAAAGGCGAGGACAGCTAGGCCGCGGGCGCGCGAGAAGCCGCGGGCCCAGATGGCGAAAGTGGCGACAAGGCCGAGGATGACGGTGATCACCAGCCAGACGGTTACAGGATAGCTCATGGCAGCCTCAGTGCTCGTAAGGAGGGGTTACGGAACTTCCGTGCGGCGTCTCGGACTTCGTCGCCGAGCGCAGCGGCTTGAATACCGAGTTCTTGGATCCCGGAACGATGTCCTTGGTCGACTCGTCCAGCTTGAACCGGATCGCCGTGCGCTCCTGCCCATCGGTCACAAGCTTGACCGTCGTGTTGACGAGCGGCTTCATCTCGGTCTTGCCCGGCTCGCCGGTATTGAGTTCGACGACGACCTTGACGTCCTGCGGCAGTTGCGGGCAGCGGTAGCACATCACGTTGACCGTATAGTCGCCGCCGACTATGCCGCGGGTGAAGGCGTCCTCGTAGTTGATGTCCGTTGCGTCCGGCTGAGCGCCGAGATCGTCACGAAGAAGGTTCCAGAGAAGGCCGCCCTTGTTGCTGTACCCGACCGGAACCGGCTCGCCGGGTCCGTCGACCCAGAGATCGACATCTGTGTCCCCTTGAGGCCACAGGATATGGACGATCATGTTGCCCGGAGGTTCAGATGCCTCCTTCTCCATCTTGTTCTTGACGGTGATCAGGATGGCAACGATCCCTATGATCATCGCCAGTCCAAGAATCGTGTTCAGCAAGACATCACGGTAGGCGACGCTGTTGATCTCGCTGTCGTAGTCGATCTCGGCCTCGATCATGGCGCGATAACCTGCGGGAACGAGCGCGGCCGCAGGGCCTCGGCATCGATCTGCAAGAGCGCCGTCGCGACGCGAAGGATGTGGCCGTTGACGCCAAGCCAGAGGCCGAGACTTGTTCCGATCATGGTCGTGTAAAACGCGACCTTCATGCCGGCGATCATCTGCCCGATGGCATTGAGCGCGGCGTCACCGCCACCCGATAGGTTCAGCGCCTCAACGGCCTGAGAAAAGCCCGCAATGTTACCAATCAGACCGAGCGTGACAAGCCATACCGAGACCGCAGGCACGAACGATCCCTTGACCTTGAATTTGCGGATGTCGACCCACCTGCCCGCTTTCACATCGTTCAGCGCCGCCGATGTCTTCCGCACCCGCTGGATGAAGCCAATCATCGCGATGACGAAAACGACCACCATCCCATATCCGATTCCGGTAGTCTCGTGCGCGAAGAGAACCTGGACGCGACCCTGCATGAAACCCCAGATCAGGCCGGCGACGATGCATGCGTTGAACACTGCGATCCGATAGAGCAAAAGATTGTTTAGCATGCACGTCCCCTTTTCAGCCTTGAGTTATTGTTGAGAGTTCAGTTCCCATCTCGATCGGCGCGTGACGATTTCCGCCAGATCTCAATGTGATGAGCAGGACGACGAAGACGGCGCCAAAGAAGGCAGCCAGCGCAACGGATGCGCTCATCGATTGATATGGTTGGCGTCGCGCAGACCTCACGTCGGCGCTCCGCTGTGGTCGCCCGGCGGCGCGATAACGGCCCAGCCAGTTCCGACGGTCAGTACGCATGCGGTTCCATCGACGCCCACCGCCACCGTGGTCCAGGTCTCACCGCCAGGCGACGCGAACACCGCCATCATCGCATGGTCGTTGATGAGCGCGGCCGCAATCTGCACCTCATGGAACTTGTCCGCGAGAGCTTGTTTCAGCGCGCCCCATTTCGAGCACTTTGACTCTTCCGCATGCGCCGGAGACAGCGCGAGGAACGCTGCCAAAAATAGACCTGCCTTCATCATCACGCTTCTCCTTGAATTGGTGCCGGGAAAGGCCCCCGGCTGGCCATTTAGTTATTGCTGCCGCCTATGCGGCGATCAGGACTTTGACCCCTTAAGCCAACCCTCGATCGTCTCCATCTTCGAGTAGGCAAAGATGAGGGCGGCGACGAAGAGGCTCGAGAAGAGATCCAGGAAGGTGTTGAAGATGACGAACTGCAGCACGATCAACACCAACTGGATGACGAGGATGGCACCAAGCGCCTTCGCTTTGAGCCAGGCGATCATTGGCCGTATTCCGCCTTGATGCCGGCGGAAGCGCGGGCAACCGCCTGAATGAATGCCGCCAGTTGCTTCTGGTCCGTGAAGCGATCGGTGTTCACATAGACGCCGGCCAGCCACGAGATCGTCGAGACGGAACTGCCGAAGAGTCCGGTTTGGAGCGAATTCGGATAGGTGCCAGACGGGATGTCCACGTAGGTATAGAGCGGCTTGCCGGTGATGTCCGTCGCGTCGTTGAAATCCTTGTCATTGGCGTCAGCCAGGACGACACTGTCGCCGAAATTGCTGTCCGCCTCCATGACGGTGCCGTTCTTCAGACCGGACGGCACAAGCATGCATGTGGTCACATCGGAGGCCACGGCAGAAAGTGCGATGATGCCGCCTTCATTGGTGACGGGAACCTTCGCGTAGCTGTCGTCTTCGGCGATGATGTTTTGCCATATCAGCCAGGCGCCGGAACCGGGCTCGCCGATTGCCAGCGAGTGCCCACCATCGGCAATGTCGCCGAGATCGTCGACGCCTGACGCCTTGGAGCACAGAACGTGAAGATACTCGCGATGAAGACCGCCGACCTGGCGCAGTTTCTTCACCTTCGCCGGCGACTGCCGTCCGATATAGACCGGTCCGTCAGGTTGGCCGATCATCGCGTCGCACGCCGTCGGCGAATCGGCCGGCTGGTCGATGAGACGCTGCAGGTTGTCGATGGTGCCTTCGGTCTCGACCACCGAGACGGGCAGATTCTTGCCGGCCATCTTGGCGATCTCCTGTCCTGCGGCGAAGTAGTTGCCGCTCGAGGAGCCGGTGCATAGCCGAATGTCAGCCATGGCCGCGGCGGGTAGCAGTGTGGCGATCGCCACGGCAATCAAAAGTCTCTTGATCACTCAAATCTCCCTTCGGTGATTGAGATCGGCGCCGATCAGATCAGGCGGCGAGCTTGTCGTAGTTGACGTTGCAGATCGACGCGATGTCGCGCATGACCGCCGTTTCCGCCGCTGAGATGCCGCCTTCGTCGGCGACGTCCAGACTGGCGAGCACGATGGCCTGGCCGAGCGAGCCGGTCCGGTCCCTGGCGATCACCTCGCGGATCTCGTTCTTCAGTTCCGCCTTGCCGGAGCGCGTCGTGGTCTTGCCCTGCATGCGCGCGAAGACCGACTCGATCTCGGTCGAGCCGAAGCCTTTGGAGATCGCCGAGTTCGACCGGATGACCGTGAGCGTCTTCTCGTACTCGGCGTCGTCGATGCCGCCCTCGGCGGCGGCCGTCAGCGCGCAGGCGGCGCACATGCCCTCGAGAAAGTCCTTGTTGCCGGAGAACTGGTTGATGGCTTCCTTGGCTTTCCCTTTGAAGAGATTTCCGAACATTCATCATTCCTTTGGTTGGTTGAGAGGTTGGTAGGCACTTCCATCCTGCCGTCAGGCAGAATTCTGTTGTGCAGCGGCTGCTTTTGCCCTGCGCTCTTTCTTCGCGAGAACATGCCGGATCTTTGCGGCAGTGGCGCTTCCATCGAAGACTTCCTGCCTTCGCTGTTCTCGGAGAACGCGTCGCCGTTCCGGTCGCGTCAGTTTCATTTCTTTCCTTTCAGTGCCCGATCAATGATGAGCAGCATCCATTCCCAGCCCCGCCGCGCGAGACTCTTTGTAAGGCGTCGCATCCTTTGACCCCGTTCCCAGCCGTTCAGCCCGATAGCTGTCGGCAGCCCGTTCGTTGGTTTCGCAAATTCTCTCGTATGCGATCATCAGTTTGACGAGAGCCGAGCCGGACACATCCTTCATGTCCTCCCAGCGCTGCCAAATTCGCTTGGCCATCGAAATCTCGATGCCGGCGAATTCTGCCGCACGATCCCGCGCCGACGTCCAGGTATCCCGGCGCGGCCCGCGATGCATTTTTGCGGCGATGCCCTCGAGCCAGAACTTGGCCTGCTCGGGAGCTTCCATACCTTTGGTATCGGCCAACGCTCTCATTGGAGCCTCGGCACGTAATGTGTCGGATTTGACACTTCTCGCGTCGGACATGGCTGATCTCCTTCGATACATTGAACCTCATCGAAGTGCGGCCCACCCAGATCAACCCCCGGGCCGCGGGAAAGAAGGACAAACGAAAATGCTCCAGAACCTCGGACCATTCCTGGCCGGCAAGCACGAGACTGGCCGAGATCATGAGCGGACAAGTTCATGGGCGGTTCGCCGCCCTAACTGGTTGTTGATTGCGGCCGACGATCACAAGATCGGCGCCCGAGGTGATAGTCCGAAGAATGCGCGAGCCAACGCATGCCGCGCCAGAAATCAGATTGGGGCGATGGTCCACGCCCGTCGTATGGAGTGACTCAAAGCCAGCACACATCGCAACGAACGCCGTCGCCGTGCCCGCGGGGCGGCAAAAGGCGTCTTTGGAGGACAAGAGGTTCACTCTGCGGCCTCGAGCTCGGGGCACAACGCATCGGCAGTGCCGGCGTCGGCCGCGTCGGAAAGAACCTGCAGGGAGATGAGAATCGCACCCTTAGGCGGATTGTCGGCCCTCTCCATATTGGAGACGGTTGACTGATTGACGCCCAGAAAACGCGCCAGGCGCTTCTGATTCCAGTTCAGGCGCTTGCGAAGCGCCTTCATGCTCAAGGGTGCGTTTGCTCCGGTCATATCGTGTAATATGCATATCACATATTTTCTGTCAAGGGCGAAACGCATATCAGAATCGCGCAAGATGCATTTTATGAAAAATCTTGATGATAGACCCGAAAGGGCACAGCGCCTTGTCCAGGCGCGCCTCGCACGAGGCTTCAAGACGGCCAAGGCCGCAGCCGAGCGATTCGGCTGGAAGAATGCGACCTATAATCAGCATGAGACCGGGAGAACCGGCTATCAGAACTGGCTTTCCGACTACGCCAAAGCGTTCAAGGTAGATGAATCATGGCTTTGGAGTAATGTCGGCCGGGGGCCGGGTGGCACGCCTGACCTTTCCATTCCTGAACATACAAAAGAGAAGCTCAGACTGCTTGAGCCGGACGACCTCATGGACGTCTTCGACTATCTCGACGGGATAGTTGACAGGGCAGTGCAAAGGAGCCGAAAGTAATGTTTGAGGGATCGGAGAGGGTTAATATAAGGGCGGAGCAGCGATGGGTGCAGCATTGGCCACCAGTGCATGGGCAACAACAGAAAGTAGTGATTTCCCTAAAATTGAAACGTTCGAGGCTTGTCAGGCGTCAGTATCGCCTGACGGCGATGCTTGCGAGTTTAATGTAAAGCATGAGAATAGGCAGAAATCTGTGGTTTACGTGCCATTCTCGCGAATTGGCTCGCTTTATCATGAGGTTCGATACGCAACTCAGCTGATGGTCTTTCGACAGAGGCTTAGGTTGGACAAGGGAATCGAAAAGATGCTTGAGCTCTGCGCAACGGCGCTCAGGCCATCAACTACGGAAGTCATCGTCGAGCCGGATACCGGCGATCGCCTGGTGATCTATCAATTCACCGAACACGCTCCATTTTGCCTGCGTATTTCACCGGTCGAGATGGATGCTTTCATTGAGAAACTGAAGCAGGCCTCGAAGAAGGCCTCTCACTAAAGATTGCTGTCCGGATTCGAACGGGGATTCGGCGTTATCCACAACATGCAACAAGTCTGATATACCCTTCCTCACCCATCCGTTCTGAAGGTCGGTGAGGGAGGGTTCCAGCCAAAGGTTCCCCCTACCCCATGGATCCAGTCCAAGGGGCGGGGGAGCCTTTGGCGTGTCCTGAAGGCCGGAGCCTGGGATGGGACGCAAGCCAGAGATCCCTTACGGGGTACTCGTCCTCTGTTTCTGGTGGCACCGTAGGACTTTCGGTTCCCGCGCCCGCAGCCGATCGCCAGACCAAGGAATTGCACCCGGTCGCTGCAAAAAAATCAGATTGTGATTAAGGTCAACACTCCGTGAATATGCGGGGTGTTCTGCATATCGTCAACGTAGAAATATGGATTTCACATTTTTCCTGTTGACGGAATTTATGTGATATGCATATTGTTGCGTCATTGAACGCCGACAAACCGGCTCAAACCTTCCCGATCTCAAGGAGGCGCCTGGCGATGAAGCTCATCTGAAATCTCAGGTTCGGCGAATGGCATCAATGGAAAATTTGGTGGCCGGCGCGAATGCCGGCCAAGTCCCAAGGAGACCTCAATGTCAGCATCCGACGCCTGCCCCTTCTGCCGATCCCTCGACAATTCCGTCCAGCGGTTTGGATCCGGCAAAATGCAAATGTTCCACGTCAATTGCCACAACTGTGGTGCCGACGGGCCGATCGCAGACAGTTCGGCCGAGGCGGAACGCCTCTGGAAAACCAGGCCACCCGAGCCAAAGCGCGGGAACGGCCATCCGCAAAGCAAGAATTGAAATCGCGCCGCGGCGCCCTCGCACGGAGGTCCAATTGTCGAAGCCCTTCTATACCTATCGCGAGCACATCAATCCCGCCCGTGAGCGGCTGGCAAAGCTGTTTCCATCTGCCTTTTCGCGCAAGGGTGAGCCGGCGAAAAGGCCGCTCAAGATCGGCATCGACAAGGACGTTCTCGCTGCGGTCAAGGATATTCCGCGCCGGGTCATCAAGCTTGCAATCAGCGACTATTGCACCGGTCCGAAATACGCCAAGGCCATGGTCGAGGGCGCCGTTCGCATTGATTTGGATGGCAACCCGGCCGGCGTGGTTTCGGCCCACTCGGAGGCCTATGCGCGAGCTCGTGAGGCTACGCGCCTGGAGCGCGTGAACAACCGGCATGTCAGTCGCCAGATCGTCGGCGAGGAGGCGCGGCCGTGAACACACCCAAGAGCGTCGACGCGCTCAAGGCTGAACTCGCCGACGCGAAGGCGGCCTATGAGCACTGCAGCTATCACGACAACTACCAGCGCATGCGCCAGTGCCAGAGCAACGCACAGCGCCAGATTGACAGGCTGACCGCGGCGATTGCGGAGGCCGAGAAGCCATGAGTGCGCGCAATGACGGCGGACAAGCGTTCCCGCGCACTGGCGGCGAAGTTCCCGGGCCCAATTCTCCAGAATGGGTGCAGCCGCAGGAAGGCATGAGTCTTCGCGACTGGTTCGCGGGGCAGGCACTCTTTGGACTTCTTGCTCACGGCTATGACCTGACGTGGTCTGGCCATGCCGAACGCGCATACATCGCGGCCGACGCCATGCTTGCCGAAAGGCAGAAGGCATGAGCAACAACCCCCTCGCCCAATATCCTCTCGGCCAGTTGCGCGCTTGGGCCGATGCCAAGGTCATCTCGTCGGCGAAATACGTCGAGGAGATCGAGCGGCGGAAGAGTGTCGCGCAATACAAGATCTGCGGCGAGTTTTGCACCTGCGACTCCTTCTGCGATCGGGTGAATGACGAAATCCAGGCCAACAGTGGCGCGGACACTTTCTTCACCCGGACGGAAGAACAACTGATCGACGGTCTCAAGCTTGATGCGGTGGCGCCATGATCCAGTGCCTAGCCCGCGAAGACATGCTCGCGCACCTTGCTGAGGCCGTCAATTTCCACATCAAGGGCGACCGTTACGCCGCCCTTTTCCATAGCCGCATCGCCATGGACTTGGCGTCCCAACTGAAGGACGCCGCAGCCCACAAGGTGATGTTGAAGTACAGGAAACTTATGAGGGCAGCGCCATGCGCGAACTGATCAGTCCTTATCCCAAGCAGATCGGCCGCCGCGTCGTGCACGACGAAACGCGCAAAGAGGGCGTCGTGGTTGTCCAGCCAGACGGCGATGCGACGCATGTCTTTGTGCTTTTCGATGGCGCGGAGCAAGCAGTCCCAGTTCACCCGGGCAGCATCGAATACGTGGACCAAGCAGCATGAACCACGTCTGCGCCAACGAAGCGACCACCATCAACCGAACCAATCGCAAGCCGGAGTCCGAGGCGATCGCCAAGGTGCGCGAGGCTCTGCTGGCGATCGAGAAGTTCGACACCGACCGCGAGTTCATTCTACGCGCGCGGCACCGCTACTGCGAGCTCACCGAGCCGCATCCCGACGAGGTCGAGGCGAAGCGCAGCGACGCCGGTGCTGGCATCGTCATGCATCATTTAAACATCCGGAGCGATTGACCTCATGCCCATATCCTATCTGCGCATCAACAACTACATGCGCGTCGAGAACGTCGAGTTTGATCCGAAGGGTGGTCTGAACGAGATCACAGGATCGAACGGCGCAGGCAAAACAAGCACGCTCAGCGCACTCGCTACTATGGGCGGCAAGAAAGAAATTGCATGGAAGCCGATCCGGGATGGTGCCGAAGAGGCGACCATTGAAATTCATGTCGACGGCGTTGGCGCGTCGACCATCCGGGTCATCCGCAAATTCTGGACCGACAAGAACGGCAAGCCAGCCGAATCCTTGACGGTCGAGAGCGCCGACGGCGCCAGGTTCCCATCTCCGCAGAACATGATGACGGGTTGGCTGAGTGCCTTCACGTTCGATCCCCTCGCCTTCACCCGTATGGAAGGGAAGGAGCAGGCAGAGATACTGAAAAGGTTCGTCCCTGATTTCGATTTCAATGCGATCGACAAAAAGAATCGCGAGGATTTTGAGACCAGGACGGACGTCAACCGATCGGCAAAGGATCTTCGAGCTCGTATCAGCGGCATCCTAGTGCCGGCGGATACCCCGGACGAACCGATCGACGAGTCCGCTCTTGTGGAAGAACTGCAAAGTGCCGGCGCCCACAACGCCGACATCGAAAAGCGGCGAGCCAACCGTCAGGCGCTCCAGAGGGACATAGACCGGCGCGGTGAAGATATCGGTCGCGCTCGCGCACAGGTCGAAGAACTGAAGCAAAAGATTGCGGCCGTCGAGGAGGGCATATCCGCCGACGAAGGATGGATATCAGAGCAGAAGGGGCGCTTGGCAAAGGCCGGTGAACTTCCGGCACCAATCGATCAATCTGAAATCACCGGCAAGATCAATGCCGCCCGGGCAATCAACGCCCATGTCACCAGGAAGATCGAGCGCGCCGACCTGATCAAGAAGGCCGAGGCTGCTGAGGCCAACAGCGCCGCCCTCACGGCCGCCATGGACGCCCGCAAGAAGGAAAAGGCGGAAGCTGTCCGGAAGGCCAAGATGCCCGTAGACGGGTTGGAATTTGGCGAGGACATGGTGCTGTTCAACGGCCAGCCGCTCGACCAGGCATCGCAAGCCGAGAAGATCCGCGTCTCAGTCGCGATCGCCGCAGCGATGAGTCCAAAGCTCAAGGTTGCCATCATCAAGGATGGTAGCCTTCTCGATAAGAAATCATGGGCGCTACTTGAGCAGTTTGCGATCGAGCACGATCTGCAGGTCTTCGTCGAGACAGTCGACTCAAGCCGCCCAACGGCAATCGTCATCGAAGACGGGTCAATCCGCCAGGAACAGGCATTGGGGGCGGCAGAATGACCGGCCTCATCCGCGAATATATCCCGGGCACCAAGATCACAGAGCCGGGTGCCTACGCAAACATGCCGATGTCGGTTTATCACGGCCAGCCGACCGAAGGACCATCAATCAGTTCCAGCGGGCTGCGCACGATCTTCAACCAGAGTCTGGCGCACTATTGGGATACATCGCCGCTCAATCCCGACCGCGAAGAGACCAAAGACAGCGAGGCAATGATCCTTGGCCGCGCTGCCCACCATCTCCTCCTCGGCGAAGCGGATTTCAACAAGTTCTTCGTCCTGCGGCCGGAAGAGGCACCGGACGGGCGCGCATGGAACGGCAACAACCTCTCGTGCAAGAGGTGGCTCGCCGAAAGAGAGATTGAGGGTCTGACCGTCCTCAAGCCAGAACAACTCGAATACATCAAGGGCATGTCGAAGACGCTTGCCGCCGAGCCGCCGATCCGCGGCGGTATCCTCAATGGCATGGTCGAGCTTTCGTTGTTCTGGCAGGATCCTGAAACCGGGATCTGGCTGAAGAGTCGACCTGATGCCGTTCCGAACGACAACGATGCGGCCGACTTAAAATGCGTATCAGATGTCTCGGACGATGGCATTTCGAGAGCCTTAGGCGAGCGCGGCTATCACCAACAAGCAGGGTTGGTAAATGAAGCTATGCAGATGGTTTTCGGCCGTCCGCTGGAAAATTTCTTTCTCGTCTATGTCGAGCAGAAACGCCCTAATTGCGTCCGCATCGACGCAGTGGACCCGAACGAGATCGCGGCAGGCCACGCCGAGAACCATGCTGCGTTGCGCTTGTTCAAACGCGCCTTGGATACTGGCTACTGGCCAGGACCGAAGAATCTACAAGGGGATGGTGGGTTCATCCGCCGTACCAAATGGTCACGCGAGCAGGCAGAGCGGCGGATCGCAATGATCGAACAGGATTTAGCGGCGTGAGTGATCGTGTAACAGCCATGACCGGCAAGCGCTTTGGACGCCTTGTGGTTATGGCACGATCTGGTTCCCTCAGAAATAAGGCTGCGTGGAATTGCCTTTGTGACTGCGGTGCCACGACGGTTATCGTGGGGCAACAATTAAGACGAGGAAAGGCGCGATCCTGCGGCTGCCTACAAAAGGAACAAGCAGCCGAGAAACGATTGCGCCACGGAGCGACGAAGCGTGGGTCGAGATGGCCTGAATGGGGCATCTGGAGAGCAATGATTAACCGATGCCATCGGCCGAAGACTGAATCGTATAGGAACTATGGGGCCAGGGGAATAATGGTCTGCGATCGGTGGCGATTTGGCGACGGTTCGGCCTCTGGTTTTGAATGCTTCATCGCTGACGTTGGACGCCGGCCGTCACCGGATCTGTCCATCGAAAGAGATGACAACGACGGCAACTATGAACCCAGCAACTGCCGGTGGGCAACAACAGCAGAGCAGATGCAGAATCGTCGCATCAGTAAAAAGAAGGCAGCAGCATGAACGAGATCACGACGATAAACGAACCCGTCGAAACCTTCCGACCGTCGGCGGCGATCGATCCGCAGCGCCTTGAATATCTCTGGACGCTGGCCGAGCGGATGGCTCAGTCAACACTCGTTCCTGAGTCTCTAAGGACAACCGGCAGTAAGAACAACAAAAAGGATCTTCCGCACGAGGCTGTGGTTGCGAACGTGTTCGCCGTCGTCGAGCAGGCTGACCGTTGGAACATCTCACCATTTGCGCTACTCGCATGCGCAGCAATCGTCCATGGGAAACTCGGCTTCGAGGGCAAGGTCATCTCCTCGGTGCTCGAGTCTCGCTACGGAATCGACCTTCAATACGAGTGGACCGGATCCGGCGAAGACCGCAAGATCAAAATCAGCGGCATGAAACCGGGATCGGATCGGCCACTGATCATCGAAGGAACGGTCAAGGACTGGAAGACGACCGGGGATGGGTCTCCGTGGCGCCCATCCACCTTCGACAAGATGCTCGCCTACCGCGGCGCCCGGGAGTGGGCGCGCCTTCATAAGCCGTCGGCAATCCTCGGCGTTCTCGGTGATGACGAGATCCTGGCGATTGGCATGGAGCGCGACGCGCAGCTCGCACGCGACATCACGCCGTCACTCGCCTCACGCTTCGGCGGCAAGCAATCCGCCGACGGCTTCGATCCCGACAATGTGAAGAAACTGACCAACTCCGGTCAGGTCGCGATGGATGTAGTCGACCAGAAGACAGGAGAGATTTTGAACACTGGGGTACAGCGCGAAACGACGGTTAATAAATCTACGTCGTCCGCGAAAGCGGCCTCAGCAAAGCCGGCATCTGACGATGCTGGCAGGAGCGGCGAACACTCATCGGGCTCAGATGACAGCCGCTCCACCAATTCGTCGCAGGGCTCCGCCGAACGGGGCCATGACGAAGCCGGCGGGAAGACGGAGGTAGCCGCCCAGCGTCTTCCCGCCGAACTCTTCAAGAAATATGCGTCCAGCCTGGCACGCATGCAGACCGAAGGCAATGTCGACAAAGCCTCCGCCCAGTTCTGGCAGGAGAACGGCGGCGCACCGAAGGGCAAGGATCGTGCGCTGGCGAAGTCCATCTACGACAAGGAGATGGCCCGCGCGAAAGGCGAGTTGAGCGCCGAAGGACTGCTGGACGAAATCAACGCCCAAATCGACACATCATTTGCCGGAGACAATGCACTATGAGCGACATGATTGAGGCTCCGGTGGCGCGCGTGCGCGTTGTCGACCTTGAGACACTCTTCCCGGAGCCCGAACCGAACGGCATCGTCGAGATCGGCTACACAGACGTCGTTGCGACCCGAACCGATCTTTTCGGCGAGCCGACGCAGTGGGAGGTTCGGCCGGGCCAAGGCTTCCTGGTCAATCCGATGCAGCCGATCCCGGCCGAGACGATGGCGGTTCATCACATCATGGACTGCGATGTTATCAATTCGCCAGTGTGGCGCGAGGTTCATCCGCTGGTCTTCAACGTCGACGTGATCGCCTACGCCGCCCACGGCGCCGAGTTCGAGCGCAAATGGCTGAGCGAAGAGATTACCGGCAATGCCCCGTGGATCGATACGTACCGCTGCGCTCTCAATCTCTATCCGGAGTCGCCGACGTTCAAGAACAACGGCCTGCGCTATTACCTGAATCCGGAAGGCATCGTGCGAGAACTGTGTATGCCTCCGCACCGCGCGCAGCCCGACTCCTACGTCACGGCGCACACCGTCCGAGACATGCTGAACGCCGGTCATTCGATCGAGCAATTGGTGAAGTTCACCAACAACCCAGCCCCTATCCCGACCTGCAAGATCGGCGACACCTACTACAACGGCGGCAAGGGGACGCCGTGGAAAGACGTCGAATGGTCGATGCTGACCCGGATCCTGAAAAAGGATTTCGGGGAAGACGTCGTTTTCACCGTCCGCCGCGAGATGGAACGCCGCGAGATCGACCAGCGCCTCGAGAACGAGCGGGTCGACCTCAACCGACAGTTCCGCGCCAACAACCTGCCGGAAACACCGCCGGCGCAGGAGTTGCCGCCGGTGTCGGCCTATGAGAACCAGGAGCTCTTTCCGCTATGAAGTTTGTCGCCGACGCAAAAGCCTTCGCCGCGGCTATGGCCGCCGTCCAAAAAATATGCGAGCGCCGCAATAGCATTCCAATCCTATCGAACGCTGTGGTTTCGGCAAAGCAGGACGGTATCGAACTGCGCGCCACCGATCTCGACCTCGAGATCACGATGGCGCTCGGCGCCGCCGTGGCGCGACCGGGTGCGACGAGTGTGCCGGCACAGCTGCTGAGCGACATCCTGCGCAAGATGGCACCCGGCTCCGAGGTGATGTTCGAGAGCGAGCCGGATGGCCAGGTCGCCAGCGTCGGTGCCGGCCGGTCGAAGTTCCGACTGCAGACGCTGCCGGATAGCGACTATCCGCAGATGACCGACGGCAACTATTCCCACACCATCCAGTTCGCCGGCGACGCGCTGCTCGAGGCGCTCTCCAAGGTCCAATTCGCCATCTCGACCGAGGAGACGCGATATTATCTCAACGGCGTCTTCTGGAACGTGGATGACGCCCAGCCGGATGCCATCACCTTTGTGGCCACCGACGGCCATCGCCTGGCGACGTCATACCGACAGCCAGATGGCGACGTCGACGGGTTTCCGCCCATCATCGTTCCGCGCAAGACAATCAGTGAGATCATCACCCTGGCCAAGGTCGCCGGCACCGATCCGATCAAGGTCGAGGTGAGCGAGAACAAGATCCGTGTGACGGTCGGCACCACGGTGCTTGTATCGAAACTGATCGATGGCACCTTTCCGGACTACAAACGCGTCATACCCGCCATCGGCAATCGCATCGCTATCGTCGCCTCCAAGATTCTGTCGGCGGCGGCCGATCGCGTCACGACGGTTTCGTCCGAGCGCGGCCGCGCGGTCAAACTGACCTTTACCGACGAGCATCTGAGCTTGACCGTCAACAGCCCCGACAATGGGTCGGCCGAAGAGGATGTCGACGTCCAGTATGGCGGCGAACCGCTCGAGATCGGCTTCAACGCCAAGTATCTGAGCGACATCATGACGGTGATCGGCACCGGCGATGCCCGCATCAGCCTGATCGATCCGGGTAGTCCGACAGTCATCACGACTGACAAGGATCCGGCGTCGGTCTATGTCCTCATGCCGATGAGAGTCGGGTGATGGTCGACTCGACGGAAAGCATCCTCAACCACATCGCCCTGGTCCGGGCGTCTATCCATCAGTTTTGCGATCTGATGGATGCCCGGGCCGAGGTGCACGACGCGTCGAAGTTCACGCCGACCGAAAAGGGGCCGCTAGATGCGCTGCTGACTCTGATCGAGAAGGAAGGTCCGGCGCCCTATGGCTCCGACGAGGCGCGCCGGCGCACCGCCATGCTCGGCGACATGATCACGCATCACTACGCGAACAACGATCACCATCCTGAGGCGCACATCGGCAGAGGCATGGCCGGCATGACGCTGATGAGTCTTGTCGAGATGTTCTGTGACTGGCGCGCCGCCAATGTCGAGCGTGACGGCGGCGAGCCCATGAACCTCTCCTATTCGGTCAAGAAGTACGGAATCCCCCCGATGCTCGCCGACATCTTGAGGAACACGGCGTCCGAACTCGGGTGGGCGTGGAAATGACCCTGTCGACGATCAGAGCGCACTTCCAATGCGATGGATGCTCGGCTCCCATGACATTCGACATGGATGCGGCAGAAGCAACACCGGAAGGCTGGTCATTGTACGATATGGCCGTCAACAGCGTTCGCTCTGGTTCGCCGCGGGAGGGTGGATTCTCGTCTGTTCAAGCCGAGATGTGTTTGTGCAGCAAATGTACTTCCATCGTTGACGAGTACCTCACTGAAGATCGAAACGCGACGGCTGACGAAGTCAATGCCGCCCTCAACAGGAAAGCAGGCATCTGATGGCTGGCAGTCTGAACAAGGTCCAATTGATAGGTCATCTCGGCGCCGATCCGGACATCCGCAAGAACAACTCCGGCGATCCGATCGCCAACATGCGCATCGCGACGTCGGAAACTTGGCGCGACAAACAGACCGGCGAAAAGCGCGAAAAGACCGAATGGCACAATGTCGTCATTTTCGGCGGCATCGCCAAGGTGGCCGAGCAGTATCTGAAGAAGGGAATGAAGGTCTACATCGAAGGTCAACTGCAGACGCGCAAGTGGCAAGACCAGTATGGCAATGACCGGTATTCGACCGAGGTTGTGATTCAGAACTTTGGCGGATCGCTCATCATGCTGTCCGGCGGCGGCGATGACGATCGGCGGGGCAGTGGTGGCCGCGGTGAGCGCCAGGACGACCGCGGTGGCGGATCGCGCAGCAACCAGTCCTCCCGCGACAGCGGCTCGTCCGGCGGCGGCGGCTTTGGCGGTGGCGGGTTGGACGACGAGATACCCTTCTCTCCGGAGTGGCGCTAATGCAGCGGAAACTGGTCGTCGTCGTGAATGGGCATCCGCGCTCGGGCAAGGACACCGTCGTCAATGGCCTCTCTGAGGTCTTGAAGGAGTTTGGATGGCTTACCGGAGCGATCAGTTCGATCGACCCGATCCGCAACGTGCTGCGAGGGCTTGGCATTCCAGTCGACAAGAAGACGACGGCAGAGCGGGATCTCCTCGCCAACATGAAGGCCTGCTTGGAAGGGTACGATAATTGGGTGACGCGCTCCTGCGTGTCGTCGGCGCTGGCGAGGCTTGATATCGGCTATTCCGGCAAGGATGTCATCTTTCTGCATGTTCGCGAGCCGGCTGCGATCGCGCTCACGAAGGAATTGCTCCCTGACTCGGTCGAGTTCCTGACGATCTTCGTCGATCGTGCGGCAGCCGAGCAGGTCTCCACCAATGCTGCCGACGCGAATGTCGAAAACTATCCCTACGACATCAGCTTGGGAAACAACGGCGACCTTGCATCACTGGGAGCCAGCCTTGTTGCGTTAGCCGCCAAAATCAATCAATCCACTGCAAAGGTGGCGGCATGAGCGACTTCTACACGTTCGCCGGCGCTCATCCGTTGGTCACCTTCTTCTTGGCTTGGGGGATTTGGCCGGTTTGCTGGACGGTGCAGGCCATTCTGACCACACCGTTCAGATACGCCTATTTGGCCTATAACCGCAGGCTGCGTTCGCTGAACATCCGCGCTCTCGGCTGGCCGACGAATCCGATGATGGATGCCGATGGCGATATCGCCCAGCCGCCAGTGCAGGCAAAATGAGCGACCTCGTCGTCACATGCCCCAAGGCCTCCTGGGAAGAATGGATCGCGGAAGGCGACCCGGCCGGCGCCGCTTGGTCTGGGACCGAATGGGGCTGGTACATGACATCGCGCGCGCGGCCGCCGATCGCTGTTGGCGATCGCCTCTATGTCGTCGCCCATGGCCGGCTGCGAGGCTATGCGCCGGTCACGGCGCTGCGCGGGCTTAGCTTCGATCCGAAGCACGACTGCCAGCCGCCAGGCGGTGTCTACTTGGACGTGGCCGATCTTGATGCGTCGCCTCCTTATCACGCCGTCGACCAGTGGTGCATCTGCCGTCGTGGTGACGCCGTGGCGGTGACTATCCCTGAGCCGATCAAGGGCTTTCAGGGCTGGCGCTATACCTGGTGGTCACGCGATCAAGAAATCCCCTTCCCTAACTGGAGAGCGGTTGCATGAACACGATCGCACATGACGCCGGCGGCAAAGTCAAACTCCGGCTCCCGGAAGGCATGGATGGCGACGCTTCGTTCGGCGGCGATCGTGGCCAGTTTCGGCATCATCTCGGTCGCTGGTGGGGCGACATTCTCACGCCGACCGACGGCAACTACGCACTCTGGATAGGCATGAATCCGAGCGTGGCTGGATGGGATGTCGATGATCCGACCGTCCGCCGAGAAGTCGCCTACACGAAGAAGATGCTCGGCCTCAACCGCTACATCAAGACCAACGTCATGGACTACCGGTCGACAGATCCGAAGGCGCTGCTTTCGATGACGCCGGACGAGCGGTGCAGCCTGGTGAACTATAACAAGATCGAGGCCTATGCGCGTAGCGCCGATGTTGTCATCGCAGCATGGGGCGCGCTGCCGCCAGTTCTGCGGCCGCACGCGATTGCTGTCGAGGTGATCCTCCGCAACGCCGGCATCAAACTCCACTGCGTCGGATACACCAAGGATGGATCCCCCAGGCATCCGCTCTACGTCCGCGGCGGCGCGCCGCTTCTCCCCTACCCTCGCGAGGCAGCATGAGCAAGAAAGTGACGAAGTCCGATCTCGAATCTACGATCGAGAAACTGCAAGCCGAGAACACCGCACTCCGGCAAAGGATGGTCAGCAGCGAGGCGAATGCGAAGCTGACCCTCAAGGAAAGGGATGAGCAATCCGCGTCAATCGCATCCCTCAAGACCGAACTCATGGCGAAGTGTCTCGAGGTGGCGAAGCTGGAAGGCTACATCACCCGGGCCAATGAGAGCGATCCGGAACCCGCGTCACCGACGATCAGGACGTTCGGTGCCATCGAAAGGCCGCCGATGACCAGCGTCAGCTATGGAGCCAATTGGTCGGAGCCGCAGACGCCGTGGTGGAACCGCTGATGGATCGGCCCATCCTCTTTTCAGGTCCGATGGTCCGAGCGCTGCTCGAGTCTCGCAAGACGCAGACCCGGCGGGTGATCACACCTCAGCCTGACTGGGATGCCGAAGTGGTGGAGACCAAGCTTTTTGGTCTCACTTGGCCGATAGGCAAATATGGGCAGCAATGTGGAGGGCCAATCGCACTCCCGCGCTTCGCCATCGGCGACCGGCTCTATGTCCGTGAGGTTTGCATGGCGGAAGAATTGGCGGACGGATCAGATGGTGTTCGCTATCTCGCCGACAACGCCTTCCTTGCTATCGCAAACACGCGCGAAGCCGGCGACCGATGGTGCGATCTGTTCAACTATAGCGGCAAGCGCCCATCGGGACGGCGAGGCCGCAAAGTCCCCGGCATGCATATGCCGCGGTGGGCCTCTCGCCTTACTCTGATCGTTACTGATGTCCGCGTCCAGCGCCTCCAAGCGATCAACGAGATCGACGCGTGGGCCGAGGGCGTCCAAGATTGCGGAGAGATCGACGGTGGCAGGCATATCTCCGGCCACGGGAAAACGCTCTACGCGAATCTCTGGGACCATCTCAACAAAGATCGCGCCGGCGGCGCATACGCCTGGGCAGCAAACCCGTGGATCGTGGCCGTGTCGTTCAACGTCATCAAGCAGAACATCGACCGGGTGAAGCCATGACCGACATGGAATATCTGGAAGCCGGCGTGCTGGCCTTCATGAAGGTGATCGACGAGCGAATCCCTGACAACTACGTGGCCGGACTGAAGGCCGACAATGCCGATGAGTATCGCATGATGTGCGCTGCCGTCAGCGCCGCCATGGAGGCAGGGAACAAGCGTCGAGTTCAGGATCTGCTCGAGGCGAACAATCGCTATCAGCAGGCGGGTCGCAACTGGACAATGCTTGAACGTTTCCGTGAGGGTGAAGGCAACTCGATCACGCTGGTTTGCGACAATCCGGATTTCAACGGTCAAGCAAACTCAAAGGTCATCGTCTGTGCGGACTGGACTGAGTTTCAGGAGCGCGAGTTCACTGGCGATACAATCACCCAGGCCATAGCAAACGCCTTTGCTGTTTTCGGAGAGACCAATGGCTGACGTCACCGGACCCATCTCATCGCTGCCCGGCTCAGGCCACGACTTCCCGGACGGCACTATGTGCGACGATCATCCCGATAGACCGGCGGTCGCTCGCATCCAAGGCGAGACGGATAGCTTCGGCAGTGAGATGAACGACATGTGCCAGGAGTGTCTCGACGCCTATCGCGAGGAGATGAAGAACACAGATTGGTCCGGAGTCTGCGACTGGTGCAAGCAGCACATGCCGCGCCTTCGGCCGAGGCGCGACTATGAAGAGGGCATGGCCGGGCGCGTCTATGACGTCTGCGACGACTGCATCAAGCGAGAAAATGACGAACTCGAAAAAGAGATCGGAACCTATTGGGACGACGACGGCGGGGATTACGATGACTGAGCATCGCGACACCTCCGCGCCTGACATTCTCCTGCTCAAACTCCACACCTCGGGGCTGTACCGTAAGGACATCTCCATCGACGATTCTGCACAACCATGGTGTCCTGAAATTGCCGCAGCCCTCTGCAATCGCTCTGGCACGATGCTCAACGCATTCACCCATCTGATCAAGAGCGATGGGCGCACGATCAAGGAGAACGCCGAGAAGGTGCACGGCATCACGGCGCGCGCGAGCTCGCAGGTCGGCATACCAGAGCCTCGAGTCTTGGGCGCCCTGTCGGACATGCTCAAGACTGCGCCCCTTGATTCACACATGCGCGTCGTCACTTTCGGCGACATGGACCGGATGGTCGTCGCATCGCTCTTTGCGCGGTTCGCGCTGGCAAGCGGCAAGAAGTCAGACGCCTATGACCGCCTTTGGCTTACCCGGCCGCTGATCGAGTTCGTCGACCTGCAGAAGCCCTATGCGCAGCAACTGTGCAAGCTGCCGAGCGAGTTTGAAGGCGGCGGCGATTACAAATGGCCGTCACTCGACGAGGCCGGATCAATCATTCTCGGCCAGTCGGCCCATGAAGGCCTGCGCGACGCATGGTCTGATCTGATCACGATGAAAAAGCTTTTCTTCAAGTTCGAGGAAATGGGATTGTTTGAGCGAGAGGCGGCGGCCTGATGCAGTTCTCTCCACAGCAAGCCGCCGCGATCGACGCCGTCAGCGCCTGGCATAAGGCTAAGGAAAAGCAGGTGTTCCGAGTCTTCGGTTACGCCGGCACCGGGAAAACGACGCTGGCAAGGCATTTTGCTGAAGGCTTGAATGGCCGAGTGCTCTATGCCGCCTATACCGGCAAGGCCGCTATGATGATGCGGAAGAATGGCTGCCTGAATGCCAGCACCATCCACTCCACGATCTATGCCGTCGACGTGAACAAGACGACCGGCGCCACCAAGTTCATCCTCCGCCATAAGAGCGAATTCGAAGGCGTGGCGCTCTTGGTCATTGATGAGTGTTCGATGGTCGATCAGGACATCGGCCAAGAGATTCTTTCATTCGGCATCCCGGTCCTTGTCCTCGGCGATCCGGCGCAGTTGCCGCCAGTCTCGCCCGGCGCCGGGTTCTTCACCGAGTGCGACCCGGACGTCATGCTGACGGAAATCCACAGACAGGCGGCTGAGAGCCCTATTATCCAGATGGCCACGATCGTGCGGGAGGGCGGGAGCCTCCGATACGGAGTCTATGGCGCGAGCGAAGTCATCAAGCGGTCCTACCTGGTGCAGGACCACGTCATGAAGGCCGATCAGGTATTGGTCGGCCTGAACAAGACGAGAGCCGGCTACAACCAGCGCATGCGAGAGATCCTTGGCCGCAAGCAGGTGCTGCCTGAGAAGGGTGACCGGCTTGTCTGCCTCAAGAACGACCGGACCCTTGGCCTGTTCAACGGCGGACTATGGAACGTCCTCCACGTCGCCAAGCGCCGCGCCGGACACATTGAGGACCATTGCGTCGCAATGGACGTGACGTCCATCGACTTCGAGATGACGACGCCAGTCAAAGTCAGGGCGCGCAAAGAATGCTTTGAGGGTCGCCTCAATGAGGTCGACTGGAAGGAACTGCGCGGGACTCAGCAATTCGACTATGGATACGCTTTGACCGTGCACAAGGCGCAGGGCAGCCAGTGGGACAACGTCTGCCTGTTTGATGAAAGCAGCGCCTTCGCCGATAGCCGTGCGCGATGGCTCTACACCGGACTGACGCGCGCCGCTGAGAAGATCACGGTGGTGATGTGAGCCAGCCTTCGCTCTTCGATTTCGCCGATGAACAGATCAGGCACCACGAGGCTGCCGCGGCTGAACTGCGACGCGAAACGATCATGAGTGAGATGGAAAGAAGGCGGACTTCGCACAAGGAATGGAAGCCGCTGGCCGGCGAACTGCGCCGGGCAACATGCCTGGCGCTGGCGGCATCATGCGGAAGGGAATGGATTGGATGACCGGCGACAGGATCTGCTGCATCAACCCGCGTTGCGGCCGCACGGCACCAAAGGACAAGTACGGCGAGTCGACCGACATCATCTGCCGTCGGTGTTGGAACCTGCTTCCGAAGGCGATCGCCGATAGGTTCCGGACTCTGAGCCGGCGCGACAAGAGGCTGAGCCGACTGATCGACAAGCGCTTTGCCGCCGGCACGATGCCGCAATACCGCATCAACATGCTCGGGAATTTGATTGACGGACAGGCCCGGAAGAACTGGGCGGAGATTGCCGCCTATTTCCGGGATCCACAAAAGCCGGAAGGGTTGGAGAATTTTCTCGCCGACATCGGCCTTGGGAACGAGACGCCATGAAGATTGCAGCAAACATCGAATTGAACCTCGAGACGTTCCGCGGCCAGCGGTCGATCCTTCAAGGCGCATCCGGATCCGGCAAGTCGAACGGTGCCCGCGTGCTACTCGAAGCGACCTATGGAAAGTTCCAGCAGTTGATCCTCGACGTCGAGGACGAGTTCCATACTCTTCGCACGCCGGAGCGGGAATACGCCATCATCGGCGGTGACCACGGTGACGCGCCACTGAGCAAGACGCAGGACGCCGGTGACCTGGCGCTGACCTTGTTGAAGGTCGGAGTGTCGACCATCCTGCAAATCGGCGATTGGACGCTGGAGGAGAAGCGGTCGTTCATCGGCCGGTTTGTCGCCGGCATGATGCGCGCCAAGTCGGACCTGTGGCACCCAACCATCGTCATGCTCGACGAGACACATCTGTGGGCGCCCCAGCAAGGCGTGGTGGCCTCCAGCGAAGCGATTACGCATCTCGCCACCGCTGGCCGCAAGCGAGGCTTCGGCGCCATCTTTGCGACCCAGCGGCTGAGTCTGATCAACAAGGACTTGCTCGGCCAGTGTGAGAACAAGTTCCTTGGCCGCGTCGAGCAGAGCGCCGACCGTCGGGCGGTGGCCGACCTACTTGGTTTCGGATCAAGGTCTGACGAGGCCGTCGACATGCAGGCGTTCAAGCCGGGCGAGTTCTATGTCGTCGGTCCCGCTCTCGCCGCGACACCGGTGCGCGATCGTCTATTCAAGGCCTCCACGGAGGCTCCAAAGCCCGGCAGCACCGTTCTGCCGTCGGCGACACCTGCCGCCATCCAGCGCGCCCTGGCGGAGCTCGTGAAGGCATCCAAGGAGCCGACGACGCCGGAGAAGTCGCCCGATCAGAAAGTCCGCGGCGCCGACCCATCAGAAATCGCAACTGCTGAGCGCAGAGGCTACACGCGCGGCTATGGCGAGGGATTGGACAAGGGGCGTGAAGACGGCTTCGCCGCCGGCGCCGAGGCAATCAGGACGGCGCTCGAGGAGTTCCTCGACCGGCCGCGTCCGCCGAAGATCCATGTTGGCGTCGACATGGCGAGGGGGCGGGATGAAACTGTCTACTACACCCCCATTGACTTGAATGCACAGCCAAAGGAATTCATCCCCGGCGTGAAAACGGCCGAGTTACCCATGTCGCCGAGCTCGCGCAAGGTGGTCGACGCTGTTGTCTCCGCCTACCCCCTCGGCATCAGCCTACAGGTCGCCGCCAAGCGCGCCGGCCTGTCATCTCGATCGAGCGCATTCCGGAAGTATCTGATCGAGGCGGCGGCATCTCCACGCATCCAAGACCGCGGCGACGGCCGCTACGTGGCTGTGGAGGCTGAGGCTGGCATCACGGCGCCTCCCGGACTCGCCGCCTTTAAGGAGCGCCTGCCGTCGTCCTACGCCCGCATGCTGGCCGCCCTAGAGGCCGCCAAGGGCGCCGAGATGGACTTGGATGCCATCGCTGACCGCGCGGAGGTCTCGCGCACGTCCAGCGGCCTCAGCAGCGGCCTTCGTGAACTCGCCGCGCTCGACCTGATCGTCAAGACCGACGGCGGTTACCGCCTGTCACCGGATTTCCTGTGATGAGCATCGAGGGCATCGGATCATTTTCGGATTTCTACACGCCACCAGGTGAGAAGACCGAGCGCATGCTTGACGCAGCAATCGAATGGGAACGCGCAAGGGCGGAGTGCATCAAGGCATCCATCTACCCGATAGGAAACACCGAATACCGAGCGAAACTGATCGATCTATCGAACGCTGAAGATGCCCTCGCGAGGGCCGTCAGAGAAGGAGCCAACAGTGGCTGAAAATACCGCGATCTCATGGGCCCGACACACTTTCAATCCATGGATGGGGTGTACCAAGGTCTCGCCGGCCTGCGATGGCTGCTACGCCGAAGCTCTCATGGACAAGCGCTATGGCAAGGTCAAGTGGGGGCCGCACGGCGACCGAGTGCGCACGGTGCCGACGAATTGGAACAAGGTCAGGAAATGGCATCGCGACGCCGCGAACGCCGGTGAGAAGTGGTTCATCTTCTGCGCGTCGCTCGCCGACATCTTCGACAACCAGGTGCCGCCAGCATGGCGCAAGGATCTCCTCGACCTCTGCCGCGAATGTCCGAACCTGATCTTCCTGTTCCTATCGAAGCGGCCGCAGAACATGGTCCGCATGAGCGAGGAGGCCGGCGGCCTTCCGCCAAACTGCGCGCTCGGTGCGACATGCGAGGATCAGAAGCGAGCCGATATCAATCTGCCGCACCTACTCATCGCCGCGAGCCGCTTGCGGGCAGCATTCGCCTTCGGATCTTTCGAGCCGCTTTTGGGGCCAGTCGATGCTGGATGGGCGATGTCCAACAATCCTCTCGATGTGGCGGCAGGCATTCTCGAGCACGGCCATTTCTCACCTGGCCTCGAAACCCTTCGCCGAATCGAGTGGGTCATCACCGGCGGCGAGACTGACCAAGGCGACCACAAAGCTCGGCCCTCGGATCCAGCATGGTTCCGCAGACTTCGCGATCAGTGCGCGGCCGCAGGTGTTGCCTACCATCACAAACAAAATGGCGAGTGGATATCGCATGAGCAGATGGGCGGCGGTTGGGAGTACACCCGCACAAAGGACGGTGTCCGCTACGGCGTTCTGAGCGAAGGCGGCTTCGGAAGGACCAATCGGCTTTTCGGTGGCCGCGATTTTCCGACGGAGTATCCATGGAACACCGCCGGACCAGGCGGATGGGGGCCGGGGCCATGCATGGTCAAGGTCGGGAAGCACAACTCCGGCCGGCTCCTCGATGCGCGCGAGCACAACGCCTTCCCAGAGGTGGCTTGATGGCCTCTCGAATTGCCTACCAGCGAGAAGCCTTCGCCAACGCGCCGGCCAAAGGCCAGAAGCGGCCGCGCAAGGAAGACGGCGCCCATCTGAAGTGGATCCGCACGCTGCCGTGCGCGATCACCGGCAGACGTCCGGTCGAAGCCGCACATGTTCGATACGAGGATCCGGCCTACGCCAAGCGCGAGACCGGGAAGGCAGAAAAGCCGGACGATCGATGGTCGCTGCCCCTCAGCCCCGAGAAGCATCGTGAGCAGCATTCCATGGCCGAGAGAGCCTTTTGGGCCAAGCACGGCATCGATCCGCTCCGCGTCGCTCTGGCTCTCTACAACGTCACCGGTGACGATGAGCAAGGGGAACTGATCATTCGAAACGCGAGGAGAGCATAATGAATTCCGCACTGATAGCGGCGCTCAGGGAGTGCATTGAGACGCTGAGCCTTGTCGAGCATCCTCCGAGAGTAGATTCCGTCCATGGCGACGCGGTTCGCGAACTAGGCAGCCGCATTGGCTATGGCGCGCTCATGTCATCCGCGTCAGCCTCTTGGCGAGCAGCTTTGGCGGAAAGAGGTCTTCCCGCCGGCGGTGAGTTTGTCGCCGGACCGTGCCATGGAACGGTCGAGAGGACGCTCAAGCTGGCGCGGGAGGTCATGGCGGTGGCGGAAGCACCAGATGAGCCGATCGATGCCGAGGGATGGCAACCAATTGATTCAGCGCCAAAGATCGATGATCAGCGCATACTCGCTTGGTGCACCGCGGCAGAAAGCCTGCATGGCATCATTGAAATGATATGGCGCGGCAAACGTTGGGCGCCTGTGATCGAACACCCGTGGACCAATGCCTGTCTCGCACCGACGCATTGGCGACCTACATTCGACGACCCGAAAGCGCGCTCATGAGCATCCCCGGCTATGACGCATGGAAACTCATGACGCCGGAAGAGGACTACGAGTCCCGCGGCGGCAAACTTTGTCCATTCTGCGGTGCCTACTCGCCGAGGCAGTGCGAACTGGACGAGGACACCGGCGGCGTCTGCGCCTGGGAAGAGAGCCAGCCAGATCCCGATGCGCTCATGGAAGCGCGCCGCGACGACAAGCGCATGGCTGCCGACCAGCGAGATGATGGAGACTTCTGAACCATGACCGACCTGACGCTGGAAGAAAAGACGAATTATGCCTCGCGGCGAGCTGTCGAGGTGGCGGCCGAGAAGCATTTCTATGACGTCTCCCAGCCCCACTTCCCCCTCGGCTTCTCCGTCGCCTATCGCAACCCGGGTCACTGGGACATCTTCGCCAAGCAGGCGCATGGCAGGGTATCGGCGTGGCTTCACGCCAATCCTGGCAGCAGCACCAGCGGGAAGGACGGCGAGCGCGAGCGTGCTTTCCGCATCCGTGGCGAGCCGGGGAACGTCGTCGTCTTTGATGAGCGATGGAACCCGTACAATCCGCATCCTCGAAAGGAACTGGTCTTCCGGAGCGTGCCGGCTGCGATGCTCTGGATCGCCGAGGAGTTGATGCAGGAACCATGACGAAGATGGACGATTTGCCTCTGTTCGCCGGCGATCGAGAGATCGCGGAGGCGATTGTTGGCAAGCGTGGTGCTGAAAAATGGATGAAAGAACGCCTTCCAACTCTTGCACAGAAGGCCGGTTTCCCTGCTATTGATGCCTTTCACGGCGGGCGGCCAGTGCCGCTCGTCAAGCGCTTCTATGAAAATTACCTCGGTTTGCCCGTCGAATCCGCCAAGGGCAAGCCCGACGGCCAAGAGGACGACAGCGCATGGAACAAGCGAAAGCGCCGGGGCTCAAATGGATGAAGCGCGCGAACGGCGCCGCGCCAATCTGGGTCGCCGATGAAGCCGATGTGAAGAAGGGGTTCCTCCCCAAGACGGTCAATCTATCGATGTTCGTGGACCAGCCCGACATCCTGAAGGCGAAATGCGATGCGCTTCAGGCAGACATGCTGCTATGGCGCGCCGGCTATCGCAATGACCCTCTCGCCTTCGACGGCACCGTGAAATCCCTTCTCACGATGTACCAGTGCCACGACGAGAGCCCGTTCAAGAAGCTCAAGCCTGCATCTCGTCGAACCTATGTCGGATTCCTCTCGAAGATCGAGGCGCACATCGGCGCCAGGCGCGTCGACGCGATCAGCGGTGTCGACATCATCCGCTACCATAAGGTCTGGTCCAACGGCGGCGAGAATCTCGCGACCGCGGCGATGTGCCGGTCGATCCTCGAGTCCGCCCTCAGCTTCGGCGTGATGAACAAGCACAACGAATGCGCCGGCCTGCTCCTCATGCTTCGCGAGGCAAAGAAGAACCTTTCCCGGGCGTCGCCGCGCACCCAGGTCATCACCCCGTCTCAAGTCGCCGCCGCCCGCGCCGCCGCCAACGCCGCGAATCGGCGTTCGTCGGCGCTGGCCTACGCCTTCGCCTTCGAGACCACGCTCCGGCTCTGGGATGTCATCGGCCAATGGTATCCGATGAATGAGGGCGGCCTGTCGGACGTTCTTGATCCCGCCAATGGAGAGAAATGGTTTGGGCTGCGTTGGGAGGACATCGACGAGCACATGGTGCTCAGGTTCACACCGTCTAAGACGGAAGAGACGACGGGGCGGAAAATCATCTATCCGCTCGCCAAGGCGCCGATGGTGATGGAGGAGATCAAACTCGTTCCGCAGGAGCTGCGCATCGGCCCGATCGTCGTCTGTGAGGACACCGGCATCCCCTACCGGCCGAAGAACTTCGCCTATCGCTGGCGGCTCGACCGCAAGGCTGCGAACATCCCGTCGACGGTCTGGGCGCGTGATTTGCGCGCCTCCGGCCTCACCGAAGGGCGCGCCGCCAACGCGTCGATCGAGGACGCCGCGAAGGTCGCTGGCCACACGGGGCCGACCACAACCGCCAGGGTGTATGATCGCGCCGTATTCGAAGCTGCGGACCGATTCGCCGATGCTCGGCTTCGCGGGCGCGAACAGAGCGGTAACGGCAGCGGTAACGGGCGGTAACGGGCACCAGCTAAGCGATTGGAAACGCGGCGGAAAATTTTCGATAAAACTAACGAAGCGTTTAGAACGCTCTGGCCCAAAAAGACGCGGCTTGCTGCGAACGGCTGGCGCGCCTAGCGTCGAACCTCTGTTCAGCGAAGGAATGAGCCCATGTCCGAAACCGCGAAGTCACGCGCCGCGGCACTTGCCCATCTGCGCAGCGGCGATTTCGCCAAGGGCGACCCGATCCCCTTGCCGCTGACCATGGCTTCGATCTTTCATTCGCCGGGCGACGCGACCGGATACGATCAATACGGCCGGTTCAGCAATCCGACATGGCATGCCGTCGAGCATGTGCTTGGCCATTTGGAAGATGCGCAATGCGTTGCTTTTCCGTCGGGAATGGCAGCGATTTCGGCGGCGTTTTTCGCACTCGTCAAATCGGGCGACCGCATACTCTTGCCGTCGGACGGCTATCACACGACACGCGCGCTGGCGGAGCGTTTCCTGAAACCGCTTGGCGTCACCTATGACGTGAGGGCGACATCGAGCATGCTCGATGGCGCTTTCGCAGGCTATCGACTGGTCTTCGCCGAGACCCCATCCAATCCGCAACTTGATATCTGCGACATCGCCGCCGTCGCCAAGGCGGCTCACGAGCAAGGTGCGGTTCTTGTCGTCGACAACACGACGATGACGCCCTTTGGCCAGCGGCCGCTCGACCTCGGCGCCGACATCGTCGTGTCGGCCGACACCAAGGCGATCAACGGGCACTCGGACGTGCTGTTCGGCCATGTCGCCAGTCGCAATCCGGACATTGTCGCCAGGGTCAGAGACTGGCGCGAAACGGCCGGCGGCATTCCCGGACCATTCGAGGCCTGGCTCGTGCATCGCGGCCTCGAAACGCTTGAGGTGCGTTTCGACCGCATGTGCACTTCGGCGGAAACGATCGCCCGCCGGCTCAAGGCGCATCGCGCCGTGAGCGGCTTGCGCTTTCCAGGCCTTGAGGGCGACCCCTCGCACAATCTGGCGCGGTCTCAGATGGATCGCTTCGGCTTCCTCATCTCCTTCGAACTGGCGTCGGAAGAGAAGGCCGAGGATTTCATCAACAATTGCGCGCTGATTGAATCGGCCACGTCATTCGGCGGCGTGCACAGCTCGGCCGAGCGGCGCTCGAAGCGTGGCGACGCCGTGCCCCCGGGCTTCGTGCGGCTAGCCATCGGCTGCGAGCCGGTCGAGGAGCTCTGGCAGGCGATCGAGGCGTCGTTGGATAAGATCGGCAGCTAG